CAGATGGCCAGCGAGCTGCAGGGCCACGATAGCCTCGCCAAGTACACCCGCCCGGACGGCACGCTGGAGCCCGCGCGCCAGGCCCTCCACGACGCGATCGTCGCCCGCGCTCTCGTCGGCGTCCCCCGCCAGGCCCACCCCACCGCCTACCTCATCGGCGGCGGCGCCGCCGCGGGCAAGAGCACGATGCTGAACAGCGGCGCGGTCACGGTCCCCGCGCGCGGGGCCGCCGTATACGTCGAGCCGGACGAGGTGAAGAACGACCTGCCGGAGTTTAAGGCCGGCCTCGCCAAGCGGGACCCGAACATCGCCGGCTACGTCCACGCGGAGTCCAGCAACATCGGCAAGCGCGTCCTGAGCGAGGCCATCGGCCGCCACACCGACCTGATCCACGACGCCATCCACAACACCTCGCTCGGCGCGGTCGAGCAGCGCGTCGCGCGCATGCGCGCCGCCGGCTACCGCGTCGAGGCCAGCTACGCGACCGTCCCGATCCAGACGGCCGTCGACCGCGCCCAGGCCCGCGGCGAGCGCACCGGCCGCTTCGTCCCGCTCGACGCCATCATGCAGGGCCACGCCGGCGTCGCCGCCATGTTCCCGTCGCTGCTGAGCCACCACGTCTTCGACAAGGTGACGCTGCACGAGACCAGCGGCACGACGCCCCACCTGCTCGCCAGCCAGACCAACGGCCACACCGTCATCCACGACAGAGCCGGCTACGCGGCGTTCCTGGCGCGGAAGGGCTGATGGACTACCCGTCGCTGCTCCGCATGTACCAGGCGCAGACGCTCGGCCTGACGATGGCTGAGGCGGGGTTCCCGAACACCCTGGAGAACCAGGCCCAGTGGGACCGCTGCGCCGCGCAGATCGCCGAGATCACCGCACGCGGTGGCGTCGTTGAGCTGCCCCAGGACAGCTAGGAGGCGACTGTGCGGGGCTTCTGGCGCGTGGTCTGGTGCCACCTGGTCCACTCCTGGGACTGGCAGAATCCCCGATGGCGCGAGGACTACCAGGCGCTGCTCTACCGCTGCCCCTACTGCCGTTGTGAGCGGCAGGCGATGGTGTGGCGCTGATGGCCGACCAGTATCTCTTTGACTTAACAGTCGGCGGGTACATCGACCCCGCCGGTCGCCCCGTGCCCGTTACAGCGATCAACGCCGCCGCCAGCGAGGTGCAGAGCCGCGCCCGCGACGAGATGGCCGCCCTCACCAAGCGGCTCGTGGACGGCGACCTCACCCCCGCCCGCTGGGAGCGCCAGGCCAGCGCCATGCTGCGCGAGGCGCACCTCACCGCCACCGCCCTCGCCGTCGGCGGCTGGGCCCAGGTGCCCGCCTTCGAGGACGACCTGGTGGACCGGCTGACCGGCGAGTTCACCTACCTCGCCGGCTTCCGCACCGCGCTCCCTGATCTAACGGAAGGCCAGATCGCCGCCCGCGCCGACCTGTACGCCAGCAACGTCTGGGCGACCTACCAGCAGATGCGCGGCGCGCTGGCCGAGCAGACCGGCATGGACGAGGAGCGCAACGTGACCGACCCCGCGGCCGAGTCCTGCGCCGAGTGCGACGACCTGGAGGCTGACGACTGGGTACCACTGGACACACTGCCCGAGGTCGGTGAGCGTGCCTGTCTCGCCCGCTGCCGGTGCACGATCGAGTACCGCGCCGCCGGCGTGGAGGAGAAGCGAGTGCTGGTCGGCGCGGGCGTGGCGCGGGCCTACAACCCGGACGAGCCGCGCCTCCCCGCCGGTGGTCCCGGCGGTGGGGAGTGGACGAGCGATGGCGGGAGCGACACGGGTGCGCCTGACTCTCTGGCCACACTCGCCTCAGCGCTCAGTCCGGCGAGCGCTGAGTCCTGGCTCCAACGCGACGCTCACGGCGGGCTGCGCCCCGTAGATGTGGGAGCCTTGGCGACTACACGGGAGAGCCGGGGCTTCATCGGCACGAGCGGCGCTGGCTACGAGATCACAAGTCAGGCAGTTCACAACCAGATCGGCCAGGAGCTTGCTGCGGCACACGGCTACCACGGCATAGAGTCGCCCATGACAACCGTGCTGGAGGCCGGCCACCTGATTCGCTACGTCTCGCTGCCCAAGCAGCACGAGCTGGGCGTCGAGCTGCACGCGCCGCCTTCCGACTCGCAGTGGAGTACGCTGCGGCGGTTTGCAACCAGCCTGCCAGACGCTCGCTTTTTGTTCGATGTTTACCCCCCTAAGGGAGCGCCCGACTATGCGGCGCGGTTCGGGATCGGAGAGGGGTTCGGCAAGCTGCGCGCCGCGGCAGAACGCGCCTACGGGCCGGTTAATGGCGCAGCCCGCGGCCTCTTCCGCGCCTGGGATGAGGCGCAGCACCCCCGCGAGCCCGCCGGCACGAGCGCCGGCGGGGAGTTTGCGGGTGGAGAAGGTGGCGGCTTGCCTGCGACCGCTCCGGCGACCGGCGAGCGCGACATGGCTGCCAGCCGGTACATCGAGGCCGCCGTTCCGGTCGGGGATGTGGAAGACGACACTCAGACCGGCATCGTTCGGTATGCGGTCGCGCAGGAGCTAGCCTCTGACGTCTACGCTGCCGTGGGCGCCAAGGGGGCGTTCTCGGATCTCGCGGATGCGACGAAGTGGGTCGACGACCAGATTCGCACCTGGGAAGGCAGCAGTCGGGCAACGCGCATCCTTGGGTTGCACGAGGCGGTGCGCCAGAAGTTCGACCTGCCTGAGTCCACCATGCGCGGCGTAGCCGACCTCCCGCTTACGCCATCGCCGGAGCAGCGCGCTCTGGTCGATGCCATCTACCGGAATACTCAGGCCCACCTCGCCGCGCTCGGGATCAAGGAGCTGACGCTCGTTCGGGGCGGGCTGGTGCAAGATGCGCTGCTACCGCCCGGCATCCGGCACGGCGGTCAGGGCGACCACGTGGACGGCACCGCGCAGCTCGCTCCGCTGAACTCCTGGACGAGCCAGCCGCACTGGGCCGAGCGGTTCGCTAACGCCCACGGCCTCGCGCAGGCGCCGCAAGCCGGCCAACAGCGCACCGCCGTCGTCCTCCAGGCGCGCGTACCAGCAGCGCGCATCTTCAGCACCGGCCGCACCGGGCTCGGCGCTCTCGTTGCTCACGAGTACGTGGTTCTCGGCGGCCCAACTCCCACGCGCTTCCACGCTGAGGAGCTAAGCGGCGGGTTCCAGTATCGCGCAGCTCGGGCTACGGGGCTTGTGCCTGTGGATGCGGATCCGGAAAGCCTGGACTGGCTTCGCTGGGCAGTGGCCTACCAGGTGGCTCAGGAGCGCGCCTTCAACCCGGACCAGCCGCGCGACGACCAGGGGCGCTGGACGACTAGCGACGACAATAGCCGCGTGAGCGACCTGGCGCCGCCCGGCGAGCCGCCGCCCCACACCGTCAGCAACGACGAGCTGCGGGGTCTGATCGACTGCGTCTCCGGGGAGTACGCCGACATTCGCCAGCAGGCCGAGCGCGACGACACGGACGCTTCCGCCCGCGAGTACCAGCGCCTCGGCGACTACCTCCACGCGCTCTACGCCGAGGCGAACCGGCGCGACTTGTTCAAGGCCTACAACCCTGACCAGCCCCGCGACGAGCACGGCCGGTGGACTGATAGTGGTGGAACCGTAGTCCCTACGCGCGAGCCGAGCCAGGATGCTGCGGTGGAGGCAGCCCTGTTTGCAGGTGCGTCTACTTCTAGCACCGAGCTAGAAAAGATCGCTGCCGCGGCGATCGCTGCGCGCATCGAAGCCAACCCCGCTCACGACTCCGCGGCCTTCGACGCAATCTTCCAGAGCCCCTACGACTACGTGCGGTCGGTCGAGCATGCGTGGCAGCTCGACGCGCAGAGCGTCACGTCTATGCGGTTTGCGGAAGCCGTCGCTCACGCCCTGGATCTCCCGCCGGCGGCCGTGAGTGCGATGGGTAACCGGGCCGACGCGGGACGCAACGCCGTGCCGATGATGGAGGTGGCTCGCGCGACCTACGCGGAGACCCAGGCGCAGCTCGCCGCTGCGGGCCTCCCCAGCGTGGTCCTCTATCGCGGTGTGAACCACTACCACGATGAACTCCCCGCCGGGCTGAAACCCGGCGTGAGTGATAGCCACGCCGATGTGTCATTCACGGCCCGCCCTCTGACGTCCTGGAGTTCGGACCCCACCGCTGCCGAGCTGTTTGCCCTCCGCCAGCGCAGCTCCGACCGCACCGGCTATGTCCTGTCTGCACGCGTGCCCGCCAGCCGGATCTTCTCCACCGGGCGCAGCGGGTTTGGCGAGCGCATCGAGCGCGAGTTCCTGGTACTCGGCGGCTCCATGAAGGCTCGCGCGCACACAGCCCGGACGGCCGGGGGGCAGATTGATGTGACGCGCGCTGCCCCTCGTGAGCCCGTGCTAAACATCGACGCAGACCGCGAGAATGCTGACTGGCTGCGCTGGGTCGCGCGTGTGCGCCAGGCGGCCCCCCGCGCCTTTAACCCCGTCGAGCTGGAGTGGGACCCCGCGCAGCACCCGCGTATCCCCGCCGGCCAGCCCGGCGCGGGCGAGTTTATCGGCGGCACGGCCAGCGCGCCCGAGGACCCGGCCGCTCGCGCCTGGTACCAGCGCGGCCACGAGGGCCTGCCCACCCAGCCCGAGGTCAACCGGCTGGCGCGCGAGGTCAGCCGCGGTCTGCGCGCCCAGGTCCCCACCGGCCCCAAGCCGCTGGACCTGATGAACATCTGGCACAGCGGCGCGCGCAGTGCCAAGTACCGCGACCTGCGCTCGGCCGTCCAGCAGGAGTTTCACTTGCCTGGCGACTGGGCCACCCACCGTGACCCCGCTCAGTACAAGCCGCTGGTCCGGGCGATCTACGCTGCTACGCAAAACCAGCTCGCCGCGGCCGGCATCAAGGACGTCACGCTCTACCGCGGCCTGCTGCTCGGCAACGACACGCTGCCGCCCGGCGTCGGCCCCGGCCGCTCCGGCGGCCACGCCGATACCGTCCACCAGGGGCGCCCGCTGGCCTCCTGGACCAGTAACCCCGCCATCCCGCCGGGATTCGCTAAAACCCACCACAAGGACGGCATGACCGCGGTGATCCTCCAGGCGACCTTTCCCGCCAGCAAGGTGTTCAGCACCGCCCACACCGGCATCGGCCTGCTGCGCAAAGAGGAGTTCGTTATCCTTGGCGGGCCCCAGCACGTCCGTCTGCATACCCAGGATGCGCGCGGGCGCTGGGACCTGTATAAGAGCCTGATAGACCACAGTGCGGACGTGGAGAATGACGCCTGGCTCCACGAGGACGACCCCGAGCCGTTGCTGGTCGAGGATCCCGACGGCACCGTCCACCCCGTTGCTACCCCCGCAGAGCTGGCCGCGGCGCTGGCGGGGATGGGCCTGACGCTCGCGGAGTTCCTCCAGACGCCCGCCGCAGCAGCGATGCCTGCCAGCCTGCGACCCGCACCGGGTAAAGCGGTCAAGTACTCGCCCGACCAGCCCCGCGACGAACACGGGCGGTTTGCCACAGGTAGTAGCGGCGATGGCGAAGCCACCAAGCCCAAGCACGACCCGCCGGTGATCGGCGCCGGCCGCGACGCCACCACGCGCCCCGACCCCGAGTACGACCGCCTCCACGCCGACCTGCTCCGCCACACCAGCGGCCACCGCATGGACGGCGCGCGCATCGCCACGACGCAGTGGCTGGAGAAACAGCGCGCTGCGGCCGGGATCCCGGACAAGGGCCAGAAGGTCGCGCTGTGGGGGCTTGCCTGGAACCAGCTCCCCTCAGTAGCCGTCGCACTGGCTCGCTTCTACCAGCAGTACCCTCTAGTTGCGGCCGACCTGAAGACGGTAGATATCCTGCCCAACCGTCAGTTCCAGGGCGGCACCAAGCAGGTGGTGGCCCATGCCTGGCCCGACGGCCCCGTCAGCCACCTAGAGGGCAACGGGCTGCGGATGGCACAAGTCGACGACCACTCGCGCGTCCGCAACGGCTGGTTCCCCGAGGGCACGGACAAGGTGCAGGGCATCCTCTGGCACGAGCTGGGGCACGTCCTGAACCACCACCTGGACCGCGTAATGGCGACCCGTCCGTTCAACGACCGTGCCGCGGAGGACTGGCGCGACTTCCAGAAGCACGAGATGAGCAGCGACCGCCTGTCGCAGTACTCGGTGTCCAAGACCGACCCGAAAGCGAAGTGGCGCGAGGGGTTCGCGGAGTCTTTCGCCCAGTACAACCTAGCATCTACCGACAAGTGGACCGCCCCGACCTTTAAACTCGCGGCCCTCCTGGAGCATTCCTGGGTCGCGCCGCTGGTCGGCCACCGCAGCAAGAGCGTGGGCTGGTTCTTCACTCGCGAGTGGGACGAGGCGCAACACCCGCGCGAGCCGGCCGGTAGCCCTCAAGGGGGCGAGTTCGCCGGCGGCGCTGAAGCCGCAGCCGCTCTCCTCGCTCAGCGCAAGCCCGACCCCTCTGCGCTCCGGGAGACTATCGCCGCAGCCGACGCGGCGGCTGCCGCTGCAGCCGCCCTGAACGGCCAGTCCGTCGACGACTACAAAGCCTCGGTCGAGGCCAACCTGCGCCGCCTGTATGATGAAGCTGAGATCCACATCCTCCTGCGCGCCGACCGCGTCGGCAAGCTGCTCAGCGACGGTGAGCTGAAGACCGCCTTCGAGGTGTCTCGCCTGCGGAAGCAGGACGAGAACTACATGGCGTCGCGCAGCCAGATCGAGCAAACCATGTTCGGCCTGCCCGCCGATACTCCCGTGGATAACCGCCCAATCTACGGGTCGCTCGCCACCCCCGGCGTCGGGCCGGACATTATCGAGCACGACAGCTACGGCGGCACGACGCTGGAGCTGAAGCCTTCCGTCAAGGACCGCGCCACCGCGCTGTGGGGCGACAGCTTCGAGCGCAAGCAGGCTACCGCTGACGGCTCGGGCTGGTATGCGGCCTCGCCGGCCCCGGTACACGACCCGAAGTGGTACTCGGCGGGCACCTACGCGCGTATTCCGGACGTCGGCGCCGCGGCTGACCCCGCGCGCCTGGACACCGTGTCTAACATGAAGGGCGCGGCCTACATCGAGACGCAGATCCACGGCGACGCAGCCCACCCTGCCGTGTCCGTTAGCGATATTGCCCGCGTCGTCTTCGATAAGCCGCCCTCGGCCAGTGCGGTCAGGGCGCTGGATAAGCTGGGCATCGCCCACGCCTCCTACCAGTTCGAGGCCGAGCCATACCCGCCGCACACCGGCCGGCCAGCGGCGCAGGAGTTCGGCCGCCTCCGCGACGCCTACGCCTACCACGGACGCGAGCTGACTATGCTGGCGAAGTTCGGCGAGCACTACGAGCACTGGACCGGCGACCCGAAGTGGAAGGAGAAGTCCATGAAGTGGCGTGATGACATGCGCCGCTGGCAGGGGGTGACCGAGGCCAGCTTTGCCAAGTGGGGAGAGCCGCTCTGATGGTGGCCGTGATCGGGCGCCACGGCGAGGAGGCGCTGCTGATTAGCCTGGAGGACGCGCCGCCCGGCGAGGACCACGGCTTCGTGGTATACCCGGCGAAGTTCCGCGCCGGCCCCGTCGTTGGCGTCAGCAGCATTCTTGCGCGCGACCCCGACTGGGAGTGGGTGGATCCGCCGGACCACGCCGCGGCTCAGGAGCTGCTGGCAGTCCTGCCGCACCCGCCAGTCGCGCCGGCCGCTGAGAAGGCCGTCACCCGCTACAGCCCGGACCAGCCCCGCGAGCCCGCCGGCTCGCCTGAGGGCGGCCAGTTCGCCGGCGACGTGGGCGGGGCGGGTGGTAGTGCGGCTGACCACCCGCAAGGGCCTACTATTCCAGAGGCCGGCACCGCTAACGTGGCGGTCAGCCAGCAGGTCACGAGCGAGGACTGGAACGAGGATCCCCGCGAGTACGAGGCCGAGCGCCTAGACCGCCTGCGCTGGATGTTCGCCGAATCTGGCCTGGAGAACCCCGACCGTGCCGAGACGGTGAGCCAGAACGTTAAGGACATGTGGCACCACGACCACCTAGCGCAACTCACCTCAGACTTTCGCGCCGCCGCGGCTGCGGAGTTCGGCCTGCCCGGCGCCAAGGAGACGGTCGAGCAGTTCCACAGCGAGTACTGGACGGAGCTGAAGGCTACCGCGCGCGGGATCTACGACGAGACGCAGCGCCAGCTCCTCAACAACCACGGCGACCTCAGCCACCTGACCCTCTTCCGCGGCATGCAGGTGCCGGATGCAGCTGTACCTACCAGCCTGCGCGGGAGCGACGTACACGCCAACGCCACGCTCCAGCTCAAGCCGCTGGACTCCTGGACGACTGACCCCGCGGTGGCCCATCGCTTCGCTACCGGCACCGACGTCAGTACCGGCATCCGTCCCGGCCACACCGGAGTAGTCCTGCAGGCTCGCTTCCCCATCCAGCGTATCCTGGGGTGGGACAAAACCGGGATCGGCTTCGGCGGGGAGGCTGAGGTGGTCGTGCTCGGCGGCCCCGCTCATGTGCGGGTGCACCGGACGACCAGCGGGGGCACGGTAGACGTTACGAAGGCCGCGCCGCTCGACCTGGGCGAGTTCGGCTGGGAGCGCCACAACGACAACTGGCTCTGCACCAACACCGCACTCCAGCGCGCCCTGCCCGGCTTTGTCCGCGCCTGGGACGAAGAGCAGCACCCCCGCGAGCCGGCGGGGACCTCAGCCGGTGGCGAGTTTGCCAGCGGCGCGGGTGGCAGTTACGAGGGCTACCCGGACGGGCCGCGGGACAGCTTCCTGCCGATCAATACTATCGCTACAGCGATGGAGTCAGCTGACCCGTCGCTGTCACCCGGCGATGCCGTCCAGGCGGCCCAGGACGTGATGCATCGCTGGAACGCTAACCCCAAGGACCCCGCATCCATGCTCTTGATGCTGCAAGCCGCCGAGGTCTTTGGGCTGACTGATGCTGAGCCTACGCCGCACAAGCTTCCAATCCCCGAGATTGCCGATCTGCTCATTGCTCCGGTCACCGCGGCCGGTCTGAAGGCGGTGCTGAAGCCGATGTACGACGCCACGCAGGCGCACCTGGCGAAGCGCGGGATCGCCGGGGGCACCCTGTATCGCGGCATGATCCTGCCCAGCGCCACGGTCCGGGCGATGGAGGCCGCGGGCGGGACGCTCCGGCAGCGCGCTCTTTCCTCCTGGACGAGCGACGCTTCCGTCGCTCGCGAGTATGCGGATCCGAAGTATCACCACAACACGGACCCGGACATGGTCCCGGTGATCGTGAGTGCCCACGTACCCGCGTCTCGCGTCCTTTCCTCGCCGCAGACGGGTTTCGGCTATGACATGTCAGCCGAGATCGTAGTTCTGGGAGGGCCCATTCCCGTGCACGTCCACCGCGTTACGCCCGCCAAAACCGCCGCCTCGGACGGAGCCGCCGCCCGGCCCGTGATCGTCGAGGACGACCGCGCCGCCGAGTGGCTTCACGCGATGCGCGACCGCCCCCCGGTGCGCTCGTTTACTCGCGAGTGGGACGAGAGCCAGCATCCGCGCGTCCCCGCCGGCAGCCCCGAGGGCGGGGAGTTTGGTGGAGGGGAGGGTAGTCCCCAGGCTGCTGCCGTGCCCTACCAGGGACCGGAACCCCCGTACAGCGAGCGCACTGACCCGATCCTGTGGAACCCCGACGGCGGCGAGCCGCTCTACGCCGGCGATATGCGAAGCTGGGGCGAGGCTAACTACGAGCGCCTGGCCGACGAGCTGCAGAAGGACCCGACGATGCCGTTCGACCCGCCCGGCGGCAAGGAGACCGCGCGCGGGATGTTCCGCAGCTACGCGACAGGCTGGAACGGGGGCGGCGCCGGCCACGCCGAGCTGATGGCCGTTGCGACGGAGTTCGGCCTTTCGACCGCGGACGTATATCCTGACCCGTTCCACCAAACCTTTGACCCCGCCACGAAACCGTGGGACCGGGCACGGATGGCCTGGGCGCGCGCCACCTACGACGCTACTCAGGCAGACTTCAAGGCGCAGGGTCTGAAGGAAGTCACGCTCTATCGGGGGACTGCCATGATGCCTGACAAGCTCCCCCCCGGCGTGCACGAGAGCCGGGCGCCCGCGAATGCCGACGTGCAGATGCAGCCCCTATCATCCTGGACCAGCAACCCGCAGGAAGCACGCAGGTTCGCCATCAAGAGTCGCGGCGGCGACCCGACTCCGGTGGTTCTCGCGGCGCGCTTCCCCGTCTCGCGGATCTTCTCGACGGTACGCACCGGACCCGGCACCTTCCCCGAGCGCGAGTACGTCGTGCTTCGGGGGAAGACGACCGCGCGTCTGCACGTCGACGTGGAGCACCTAGACCGCGCCATCACCGGAGGCCCCCTGCCCGTCGTGACCGTAGACGCGACCCGCGAGGACATGAACTGGCTGCACTGGCTATACGGCCGCCCCGCGCCGGTGCCGCCCTTCGAGCCAGACCGCCCGAATGGTACGATGGACGGAGGAGGCGCCCGATGACGCAGTACGTCTGTCCCATCTGCTACGGCTGCACGCGCTTCCGCGACGTGCCGGCCGGCCAGGACCGGCTCTGCTGCACGGCCTACCCCGCCGGCATCCCCGAGGCCATTCTGTTCAGCCAGGCGGACCACCGCCAGCCCTACGCCGGCGACGGTGGCCAGCAGTTCGACCCCGCTGATGCCGCCGGCGCCGCCTACGCCGAGACGGTCTTTAACCCCGAGCCGGTGAACGTAGACGCGCCGCCGTGAGTGCGGCCGGCGCGCTGGAGTGGATCGGCTACCTCACCGTCAGCCGCGTCTGCGAGGCCGGCCGCCCGGTCCTCCGCTACGAGTGGCGCGGCGGGCCGCAGATCCTGGTGGACCTGGAGCTGTTCACGAAGATGGAGCCCGGCTTCTGGACCGGCCACGTCCCGCCCCACCTTCGGGAGCGCGCCAGGCTGGGACCGTTCGCGGTGCGGGTGGTCGGCTACGACGCGGGCTGCGACTGGTACGTGCTGATGCGCGAGGACGGCGATGAGCCAGCCTGAGTCCCCGAACGGCTCGGTCGCGCCCCCCAGCGAGGACATCCTCCGCGACTTCCTCGTGGCGGTCCGCCGCGGCCTGCTGCTGATCGTCGCCGTAGTGGACCGCGTTTACCCCCGGCCAGTGCCCCCGGACCGCTGCCCGCGCTGCGACTGGCGCCTCCGCGGCTAGCCCCGCCGGTGGTCCTGTGTGCGCGTTGTGCTATGCTGGTCGGCAGTGCAGCGTGCGGGATGGCGCAGTGGCAGCGCAGCAGTGGCAGCGCAGTGGGCTCATAACCCACAGGTCGCCGGTTCGAATCCGGTTCCCGCACCCCAAGCACCAGGGGGTACTGGACCCGACTACGCCGGTACGGTCGGCTGCCTGAACTAGCCCCCTGGCGCCCCGGCTGATCTGAGCGGCCCGCACGCCTCATGGCGTCCCGGCCCACACCCGAGTCTTCGTGACTCGCGGGAGTGGGCTTTTTCTTTGGAGGGACGCCATGCCCGTCGGCACGAGCCGCCGATCTACGCCGTACACCTCCCTCGCGGAGTGGCGCACGCTCGCCATCGCCGGGAAGGCGAACCCCGACACCGTCCTCCGCAAGGCCTACACCTGCGACAAGATCAGCACCGTCGACGCGGACAAGCGCCAGAAGCAGTTCACCATCTCCACCGCCAGCGTGGACCGCGAGGGCGACACTGTCGCCCCCGAGGGCTGGGTCCTCAACGACTATGAGCGGAACCCCGTCGTCCTCTGGGCCCACGACGGCGAGGCGCCCCCCATCGGGCAGACCATCCGCATGGGCGTGGACCAGGGCCGCAAGCTCGTGAGCGTCGCCCAGTTCGCCCCGCCCGAGGTCTACGCTTTCGCAGACACCATCTACCGCCTGATCGACGGCGGCTACATCCGCGCCGCTAGCGTGGGGTTCCTGCCTATCGAGTTCCACTTCGACAATACCCGCCAGTCGGCGAGCGGCTTCCAGCCGCCCTGCAACTTCGTCCGGCAGAGCCTGCTGGAGTGGTCGGTCTGCCCGGTGCCGGCCAACCCCGACTGCCTCCTCCAGGCCCGCAGCGCCGGTATCGACCTGGAGCCGCTGCTGGGTTGGGCCGAGCGCATCCTGGAGGAGGGCCACGGCGAGCCGGGCCTGTGGATCAGCCGCGGTCAGGCGGAGGCGGTCCACCGGCTGCTCGGCACTACCCACCTCTCCCTGCCGAGCTGGGATGCCGCGTGCCCCGCCGGCGGGGCGTCTGCTGACCCGTTTCGCCTGGACACCCTCACGGTAGACGGCGAGCCGGTGCTGGACCTCGTCGAGCGCGCGGCCAAGCCGAAGCCGGATCCCGAGGACGCGCAGGAGCCGCCCGAGACACCTGGCGAGGCGCCGGACGCGGAGGATCAGGCCGAGGGCCCGGAGCCGACCGACGAGGAGGATCCCCGCAAGCCGAAGCCGAAGGCGGCGGAACGGGCCGCCGCAGACCCCGGCGACGAGGCGATCGAGAAGGACGCGGTGCTGCGCCCGTACCCGAACGAGCACGCCTGCCGCCTCGCCGACCCCGGCCAGTTCGACAAGTTCCGCCGCGGCACGCGCGACCACGACGGCAAGCGCTACAGCGTCATCTACGCCCGGCCCAAGAGCGGCGACGGCGGCTGGCAGGAGCAGGCGTACCGCTACGCGACGGGCACCTGGGACGCCAAGGCTGCTCGCGCCCACTGCGACAGCCACGACGGCAGCTTCGAGGCCGCCAAGACGGCGAACGCCGAGGCCCCCGTCACGAAGGGCGACGCGCCCCCGGTCGAGGACCCCGCTCAGGTCCCCGACTCGCTGGAGCAGCTGGCGGACTTCATGGCCGCTGACACACCCCTGGCGGACGCGGACGAGCCGGCTGCTCCAGTCACGCGCGCGACGGCCTACCCCGGCGAGCCGGGAGAGCCGACGGACCCCGAGGATACGGCGGAGGGGCCCGAGACGCCCGGCACCGACCCGGAGGACGCGGCCGAGACCCACGCCCGCAAGGCGCTGGTGACGGCGCAGACCGCCGCCACCCACCTCCAGAAGGCCGTCGCCGGCATGCGCCAGAAGGCCGCCGCGGGGCTCGACCCCAGCCACCACCTGCACATCGCCAAGGGCCTGATGGACCTGGCCGCCGCGCATGCGGGCATGGCACACGGCGCGATCAACTGTGCCTGCGGGGCGCCGATGGGCCGCCCCTTCCAGGCCGCCACCGACCCGCCCGTCACGCGCGCCGAAGAGCCCCCGCCGGAGCGGCGAGTCGTGCTCGTCGACCACACCCCCGAGCCGCCGCCGGCCGCCGCGCCTGACGACGAGGACGTGCTCGCGGACATCGCGCCCGAGGAGCTGCGCGCCATGGTTCAGGCTGGCGTACAGGCCAGCATCGAGGCTCGCCAGCGGCAAGCCGCCGGCCGAGTGGATTAGCGGGAGGACGCATGAACAAGGCCGAGCTGGCTGAGCTGATCCGCGACGTCTGCGGCAAGGTCGTGGAGGAGAAGTGGCAGACGATCGTGTCTGCCGATGCCGTCGGAAACGTGACCCGCTACGGGCCGCCGCTGCTGGGCGCGGTGATCGACGAGACCCAGCCCTACTCCCAGGCGATCCAGCGCGTCAGCGCCAGCGAGCAGCGCGGCCTGCGCGCCGGCCGCCTGATTCGCTGCCTGGCCGCGGCGCGCGGCATCCCCGGCCTCGCCGCGGGGCACGCCCGCAAGGCCTTCCAGGACGAGGCGATGGCCAAGGCCCTGGAGGCCGGCGACGCGGTCGGCGGCGGCTTCCTGGTCCCGCCTGACTACTCCAGCGACATCATCGAGCTGCTGCGCCCCGTGGCGCGCGTCCGCGCCGCCGGGCCGACCCTGCTGCCGATGCCGGTCGGCACCGTTAGCATCCCGAAGGTCACCAGCGCCAGCACCGCGACCTACACCGGCGAGGGCCAGAACATCCCGATCAGCCAGCCCGGCTTCGGGATGGTCACGCTCACCTGGCGCAAGCTGACCGCGATGGTGCCGATCAGCAACGACCTGATCCGCTTCGCGACCCCGAACGCCGACGCCTTCGTCCGCGACGACCTGGTCCGGGCGCTGGCGCTGCGCGAGGACCTCGCCTTCCTGCGCGGCGACGGCACCCAGTACACGCCCAAGGGCTTCCTGCACTGGGCACCCGCGGCGACCAACCTCCTGCCGGCCAACGCCACGATCAGCCTCACCAACGTGACGATCGACCTCGGCTCCATGCTGAACGTGATGGACGAGGCGAACATCCAGATGGTGCGGCCCGCCTGGTTCATGGCGCCGCGCACCAAGACCTTCCTGATGACCCAGCGCGACGGCCTGGGCAACTTCGCCTGGCGCACCGAGATGGCCGCCGGCACGCTGATGGGGTTCCCGTTCTACACCACGACGCAGATCCCGACGAACCTCGGCGTCGGCTCCAACGAGTCGGAGCTGTACCTGGCCGAGATGACGATGGCCGTCCTCGGCGAGTCCGAGCGGCTGCTCATCGACGCCAGCACCGAGGCGGCCTACTGGGACGGCACCCAGCTCCAGTCCACCTACTCGCGCGACCAGACCGCCATTCGCGCCATCGCCGAGCACGACTTCGCGATGCGCCACGACCAGGCCATCGTGGTCCTGCAGGCCGTCAAGTGGGGCGCCCCGTAAGGGCGCGCGCGTAGCGTACCGACGAGCGGGGGCGCCCCGTCAGCGGGGCGCCCCCCTAGTACGGGCAGCAGCCCGAGGAGCGAGGACTATGGCCACGAACACTTCCATGCAGCGGGACGTCGGGCGCTACGTCAAGCTCGCTACCGGCCTGATGCCCGTGACCCTGACCGCCGGCGCCGGCACCGACAACGTCGATCAGTTCGGTCCCGCGATCAACCGCGACGGCTACCTGTCCGCCCTGGTCGGCCTCAACGTCAGCGCCAGCATGGCCTCCGGCCAGTCGATCGCCGTCACCGTGCGGGTCCAGGACAGCGCCGACGGCACGACCGGCTGGAATGACTTTCTCGGCGGCGACCCGGCCGTGCCAGCCGCCGTGACGCTGCTTCAGGCCAACCAGGCCGGCGGCCAGCTCCAGCTCTACAACATCGACCTGAGCGGCGCTAAGACCTTCATCCGCGTCGCTGCCAAGGGTAACCTGAGCGCCGCGAGCGTGGACACCGCGATCCTGTCGTCCTGCATCGTCCTGGGCGGCGCCCATAACCTGCCAGCCGTATAACCGCGAGCCAGCCGGGGCGGTTCCGGCTGGCTCGCTCTAGAGGAGCCTGCCATGCCAGACATGGTGCGCGTGCGCTTCATCCACCACGCCGGCGCCTACAACCCCGACGAGGTCGCCGGCTTTCCGCCTGACGCCGCGGCGCGGCTGGTCCACCTGGGCGTAGCCCGGCCGGAGCCGTCAGAGACCGCTTCCGCGGTCGAAGTCGCTCTGCTGTCCGCCGAGGAGGCCGGCCTGGAGGAGGTGAAGCTCGGGCCGGCGCGGGTCCCCGCCAACGCCGACGACCCGGCGAGCCGCGGCCAGCGCATCGCGATGGCCCACTCGGTCCTGGACTCGACGCCGCTCCCCTCGCCGGGGGGTTTCACCGTTTCCGAAGAGAAGTTCGTGCTTGAGACCGACCAGACTCCGACCCGCGAGGAGACTGCCACCGAGAAAGCAGCCACGCCGCCGCGCCGTCGCGCGACTACGTAGGAGGCACCCGTGCCGCTCGCCATCCTGGCTCCGCCCGCGTTCACCGCGCTCTGCCTGGTGGACTCGGTCATCGCTGAGCTGAAACTGACTCCGGCGACGCTGGGGCCGGACGGCGAGGACACGCTTGCCGCCATGATCCGCGGCGCCTCTGCCACCATCGAGCACTACACCGGCCAGCACTTCGGCGCGGCGCGCTACCAGGAGCTGCTGCCCGGCCTGGACATGCCGCAGCTCCTGCTCGGCCGCACCCCGCTCATTGCTATCGAGGCGGTCCTCTTCCAGCAGGACCCGCTGCTGGACGTAGTCATCGCCGACGCAGACGCGGGGCTAGTCTACCGCGAGCGCGGCTTCGGCTGGACCGGCACCTTCGTCTGGGGCGTGCTAAGCGACACACGCGCCGTGGGCAGCGAGCGCCCCGTCTACGCCATCACCTACCGCGCCGGCTACCGGCTACCCGAGGATACCGCGCCGGTCGACCCCCTGAACCCGCGCCCCAGCGACGGCGCTCCGCTCCTGCCCTACGACATTACTCGCGCCTGCGTCGAGACCGTGAAAGCGCACTGGGAGGGGCAGAGCGGCGTGCTGATCAAGAGTAAGAGCGCCGCCGATCTGTCGCTGACCTATAACGACATCGCGCCGGGCGACCTGCCGTCCAACGTGAAGACCATGCTGATTCCCTATCGGCGTGCCGTATGAGTGCGATCGGCAGTTTCTACTCGGAGACCGACGTGGGCGAGTTCGCCGGCCTTGTCGCTAGCGGCATGTCCACGACGATCACGCTGGAGGAGTTCGTCGGCACGGGCGAGGCCGCCGAGCCCGTCATCCAGGGCAGCGGCATCCCCGCCCGCAAGCAGAAGACGCGCTCCAACATCACCCAGTCGCCGACCACCGGCCCGGCCGGCCTCGGCGCCCGCGACATGGGCAGCTACATCTGCCAGACTGCGCTGCCGGTGCGCAGCGGCTGGCGCCTGACCGACGAGCTCACGGGCGGGCGCCACCGCGTGCTCGGGAACCTAACCGACGCCGGCTGGCCCTACGTTCAGCTCCGCGTGGAGGCCTGGAACTGATGGCCAACACCACGACCACCACCAGCGGCTACGCGGAGGTCTCCCGGTCGCTTAAGCGCTACAGCCGGCTGTGGCACGACACCACGGGGCGGGTGCTGACCGCGGAGGCCGCCCTGATCGAGGCCCGGCTGAAGGCCGAGCACCGGTGGCAGAACCGCACCGGCGTCGCCGAGCGCAGCCTGTTCGCGGGCGCGGTAGACCTGAGTGAGATCCAGGGCTGGCGGGTCACGGCGGGCTACGGCCCCGAGGCGCCCTACAGCGTCTACCTGGAGCTGGCGATGCAGCAGCGGTGGGCCATTCTGGAGCCGGTCATGCGCTCGCAGTGGCCCCGCTCGGCCCGGAAGGTGGCGACGGCTATCCGCAGCGCCGGCGGGAGCGCATGATGCCGCGGCTGACGGCCCGACACCGCGCGCCGGCGCTCGCGCCGCAGGCTGCCCTGCTGTCCGCTGCCCCGCCGCCGCCCAGTCTGCGCGACCTCGTGTACGGCGTGTTCGCCTCGTCCCCGCTGTTCTTAGACCAGCTCGCCCACGGCGTCGACTCTTTCCGCGGCAGCGACGCTAACCCGCAGCCGCTCGGGGACCAGGCCGACTGCCCCTGGGCCTACGTGGACCTGATGGACGAGGTGGCCGACGGCCTCAACCCGTACCTGCTCAACGGCGTGATCCGCCTGTGGGTGTACGACTACCCGCCGCGCGGGTTCGCCAAGATCATCCGCGCCCTGTCCTACGCCCAGCAGGTGCTCGCGGACTACATCGCCACCGTGGACGCCGGGCCCGACGTGGCCTACTTCGCCGACGATGGCACGGGCGCCTGCATCCTGAACCTCACCGAGACGGCCGCCATCAGCGGCCCCGCCGAGGACGTGACGCTGGGTCGCCTCCAGCGCTGGGCAAGCTGGCCCTACGGGAAGGCATACCAAGGAGTAGCAGCATGAGCGAACCCACGGTCTCTCCCGCGCCGACCGCGCCGCCGACCCCGAAGGCAAGCAGCGCTGCCCCGGTGTGGCGGACCATCCTCGACGGCCACACCGCCTGGCAGGAGCTGACGCGCGACCTGGACGTCGAGTATCGCCCGGACGGTCTCCGCATCGAGTACGTCGCGCCGGAGACGGCGCGGGCGCTCATGAGCATCCTGTACGGCACGATGCCGACGGCGCCGCGCGGCGGGCACCGCGCTAACGGCGAGCTGTCCGTCGGACTGGGAGGGTAAGTATATGGCCGCGACCGTCGTCTACAAACTGTTCGGCTGCAAGCGCGGCGTGATCTGGGTGCCGGCGACGGCCTGCGACGTGGCCACCGCCCAGGCAACCGGCGGCTCCGGGCTCGTCGTCGGCGTGGGGCAGGGGCTCGACTACGACGGCGCCTCGGTGATCCTGCCGCACAAGATCCAGGTCGGCACCGAGGTTCAGTACGTCACCGGACTCACCGCGCCCGACAACCTGGCCGTCGTCCGCGCCAAGGACTCCACGGTGCAGGCTGCCCACGCCACCGGCACCGCCGTGGTGAAACACATCGTGCCCGTCCTGATCCCGAAAACCAACGTTTTCGACGTTAACACGAACATCGTCACCATTCCCTTCACCGGCGACGGCGACATCGAGAACGTCTACGAGAGCAACGGCATTACCGGGACGCTCGGCACCAGCAAGTTCACGATGGACCTGCTGCGCTGGGTGGCCGGCATCACGCCGCAACTCACGGGCCTGTACTCCGACGAGACGAACCGCTCGTACCCCGAACTGGGGAACTACCCCGAGGTTCAGATCGATCTGGACTACAAGGCCATAAACGAGCTGACGAAGCAGCGCACGCGGCTCCGGATCACGATCTGGCAGGCCGACCTCCAGAAGCCGGTTGCCATCGGGAACGCTGGGAACAACACCGCTCAGGGCACGAGTTTGCAGTGGTCCGCGGTGGCGACCACGACCGACCTCTTTGGCAACCAGCTCATCGGCGTGTCCGCGACGCCGGTCCACTACAGCTACTCCGAGCTAGTAGCAGCGTAGTCGGTGCTATACTGGCTCTTGGCTGTGTGGGCGCGGGCGGGTCCGGTAGCCAGTCCGCCCGCGCCCATGCTGGGGCCCCGAGAGAGGGGCATGCTTAGTCGCCTTCCTGAGGTGCGAGCATGGCCCTGCCCTCGGCCCCAAACGGCATCGCGTCCCCGCGCGTCTGGACCGACGACGACTACGCCTTCCTCAACGAGCAGAACGGCGGCCCCGTCGAGGTCCCCTTCTTCGGGCCCGACCGCCCCCACGTCATCCTCGACTTCAGCGGCATCGACAACCTGATCCTCCAGCGCAAGATCGGCAACCCCCTGCTGCGCGCCTCTCAGGAGGTCGCCGAGCTGGCGGCTGCCCGGCGCCTGCGCGAGGCGCGTGAGACTGCCGATGCGCTAGCTCGCGCGGAGGAGGAGGGCGATGACGAGCCGGAGGACGACGAAGACGAGGACGGGGCCGCAACCCCCGCAGAGACCGCGCTGCTGCCCGCCGAGCCCGCGCTCGACGGCTGGGAGCAGAGCCGCCGGCTCGCTAGCTTCCACGACGAGGTCGGCAAGGCCATCTGGATCTTCCCGCCCTGGCAGCCGCTGGAGGACGCCGTCACGAACGGGCGCCGGCGGGGCGCCGTGTCCGTCCTCAGCCTCACCATGGCCCAGCGCAACCGCCTGGTCGACGTGCTCTATCAGGGGGTCGAGGCGCTTGCTTCCTTTCGTGAGGAGCCCGTGGCTGCACCAGATCCACTGCATGGCGACGGACTACGGGAAGAGCCCGTCGGACTACCTGATCCCGAACGCGCCGAGACACCTGAAGTACTGGTTCGACCAGGCGGCGTGGATTCAGGCCGACGACATCCAGCTCGCGCGCCGCGAGGCGGCTCAGACCAGCCCGCCTAGCACCGGCGCGACCGGCGAGGCCGGCGCGGGCGAGGTCTCCTTCTTCGGGCGCGGGCGCTGGGAGGATGCCGACGACGACGCAGATGACATCGCCGAGGACCTCCGGCGCTACCCCATCGGCGGCCCCGTCCAGAGCGTAGTCCACCACCTGGCGCAGTAACGCGGCGGGGAGAGTCTGATGGTCTTCGATGCCGGGCGCGTAGTCTTCTACGGCGACGCCGACCTCAGCGCGGTCGAGACGGCCGTCCAGAACATGGACGGCTACGCCAAGCAGCTCGACACTGCCTTCCAGAACATCGATCCCGTCCTCCCCCCCATCGACATCAGCCAGGTCGTCCAGAGCCTCGATACCGTCGAGACCACGATGGCGGACGCCTTCCGCGAGGCCGCCGTCGTCACCCCCAAGCTAGACCCCGCGCCGCTCACCACGGAGACTGACGAGGCCGTCGCCGAAGTCGGCAAGAAGATCGACGAGGTGCCCGACCTCAAGATCGGCGTGGACAGCAGCCAGCTCGCTCAGGCCAGCGAGCTGATCACCAGCACGGTCGGCCAGGCCGTCGCCAGCGTCCCAGACATCCAGCTCCACATGGACGACAGCGCGGTGCTGTCCGACACCGCGCGCGTGCAGGCCGCCCTGGAGGCGGCGTTCGACACGCCCATCGTCATCGCCCCCACCTTCGACGGCGAGCAGGTGCTGACCGACGCCGCGGCGCTGACGCAAACCCTGGACGGTGAGTGGACCGACCTGCCGCCGATCAAGCCGACCATCGACACGACCGAGGCGCTGCGCGGCGCGGCTGACGCCAGCACCGAGCTGGTGCGCGAGTTCGAGCGCGACATCACCATTACGCCGAAGTTCCAGGGGCAGGAGGTCCTGACCGCCGCCGCGAACCTCAGCGAGGCCGTCACGGAGACATTGGGCGAAGAGCACCTGGTCGAGGTCAAGCTCGACAAGGAAGCTGCCACCGCGACCGTCGCTGCCAGCCGGAAGGTGGCGGACGACGTCGATGCCTCCCTGGAGGACGTGCAGGACATCGTCGTGACCCTCGACGGCGCTCATGCGGTCGCCGAGGCCAGCGACACGTCGGCTGCGGTCAACGACAAGCTCCAGGAGGGCGTCCACCCCATCGTCCCGGCGGTAGACAAGGCGCCGGCGGTGGCGGAGGCCGAGCGGGCCGCCGCCGAGATCAACACTAGCCTCCACAAGATCAGCCCGATCCTGCCCCACCTCGACCTCAAGGAGATCCACGAGGGCCTGCAGAAGACCGAAGCCATCGCCAACTCCGTCACCGCGGCCATCTCCAAGATCAGCGGCGGCCGGATCAACATCGACGTGGCGCAGGTAGAGACCGCCGGCGACATCGTGAAGTCCGTCCTGAGCGGCATCACCACGGCCGCGGGGAGTACCGCCGCGGCCGTGGTGGCCTCTGGCGCCGTCATCGTGGGCGCCTTCCTGCTGATCCGGGAGAAGCTCGAAGAGCTGGGCGAGAAGTGGGAAACCACGATGCGCCGCTTCAGCGTGGCGATGGGGGCCACCGGGGCGGAGCTGGAACACTTCCACGAGTCGCTCGTTAAGATCGCCCAGGTCACGGGCAAGGGTCCCGAGGAGATCGCCGGCGTACTCGGCCAGCTCGCGACCCGCCTCCCGGTTGCCAACGAGGAGCTGGAGAAGCTCACGATCAACGTCCTGAAGTTCGCCAAGGTGACGGGCCAGGACGCGACGGACGCGGCGGTCAAACTCAGCCAGATCATGACCGCGCTGCACGAGCCGACCGAGAACGCCGCGAAAGACATGGACACCCTCCTGCGCGTAACGCAGGACACCTTCATCCCCATCGCCCAGCTTGAGGACCAGATGAAGGGGCGGCTAGCTCCGACGCTGCACGCCCTCGGGCTGTCCTTCGAGGAGATCGCCGGCCTGATCGGCAACATGGCGAAGCAGGGCGACGCCGGCCGCCTGGCACTCTCGGCCTTCAACCGGGTCCTCACCGAGGCGCGGGCCGCCGGCGAGGCGCCCACGGAGGCCTTCAAGCGGATCGTCCAGCAGCTCCAGGATGTCGGCGACGAGAGCACTTCGCTGGCCCAGCACCTCCAGAAGGAGCTGGGGCCGTCCTACACCTACCTGGCCAGCCTGGTGAAGAACGGCGCTATCCAGTTCGACGAGTCGAGCGGCACGATCAAGACCAGCAGCGACACGGTCGTCGACGCAGCCGGCCGCATCAAGTCTGGCTCCGACGTGCTCCAGGCGTCGCTGAACAAGCTGGGCGCCCAGTTCATCGGACTCGGCGAGCAGGTCGCGAAGTCTGCCGACGGCATGAAGCGGCAGTTCGCCTCGGGCATCGACAACGTCACCGCCGCGCTCTCGGGGTTCATCGCCTTCCTGGAGGCCGCCGACCGCCGCCTGAAGCAGATGGACGCGGAGAACGAGGAGCGCCGGAAGCAGCGCCAGAAGGACATCGACGCGGCCGGCGGCGTGCTGCCCTTCCTGACCGGTGGGCAGCCGGCCGCGCCCCCCGCCGCGCCGGCTGCCGCGGAAGGCGAGGCTGGACCATCGACCGCGGCCGCAGACGCCGCGGTGGCGGGCTCCGAGAAGGTGACGGCCGCTGCCAAGGAGCAGTCCGCGGCGCTTAACAAAGTTGGCACTGAGGCGAAGGGAGCTGCGGCCGCCTACGTGGACCTGGAGCAGGAGGCCAGCCGCGTCGCTACCGCGCTAAAGAACGTGAAGCCGGGCGAGGGGGCCGCAGAGCAGATCCAGGCGCTGCTGGAGCAGCAGAAGGCCCTGAAGGAGTACGGCGCCGCGCTCGACGCTCTACCGCCGCACCTGCGCGCGGTCGTCGAGGCGCAGATGCTCCAGGCCGCCGCCGACAAGGACGCGGCGATCAACGCCACCAAGCTCGCGGAGGCCGCGGCGAAGGCGCGCGACGCCTCCATCGCCAAAACGGGTGCAGCCAACGCGGAGTCCGAGAAGCTCACCGAGCTGGCGGGAAAGTACGCCGACGATGCCAAGCAGCTACAAGCCCTAGCCGAGGAAGAGCGCTCCCACATCCGGGCCACGACCGACTTCAGCAAGGCTACCGACGACAACATCAAGCTGGCCCTCCGGCAGGCGCAGGCCCTTCGCGACGAGAGGGCCGCCCGCGGCGAGGATACGGCCTCTGTCGACGAGGCCATCGCCGAGATGCAGCACGAGCTGACGGCGCGGCTCCAGAGCGCCACGGCCGCCGAGAAGAACAAGGAGGCCCTCCGCATCCTGGCGGCGGCGCGCGGCGAGAGCACGGCCGCTTCCGATGCCGACGCTGCGGCTTCCGCTAAAGACGCTGAGGCCACGAATCAGGCCGCCACGGCCGCCGAGAAGCAGGCTGCCGCCGAAGCCGGGCGCGCGGGGGCGATGGATGCCTCCTCCCAGCAGGCCGCCCGGCTGGGCGCCGAGAACGAGAAGTACGGCAGTGTGATCAGCGGCCTATCCCCGCTGCTCAGCCTCGCCGAGGCCGCCCAGCTCAAGCTGCTCCAGCAGCAGAAGGAGGCCGGCCCGGTCCTGGACTTCCTCCAGGAGAAGTTCGGCATCACCGCCGAGCAGGCCGAGAAGTACCGCGCCCGCATCGAGGCCGGCGGCGAGGACGGCAAGCGCGCCGCTGAGCAGATGCTTGCCCTGGGCAAGGGTATCGAGTCAATCAACTTCGCCAGTGCTGACGCCGACGCCACCAAGTTCTTCGAGGTGCTGATCAGCGGCATGGATGCCGGCACCCGCAACCAGTACGAGTTCATCAAGCGCACCGAGGGCGCCGACGCGGCCCTCCAGGCGCTGGTGGCTAACGGCGTGCCGGGCGCGGAGAAGCTCACTAAGGCCATCGGCGGTACTAAGGACCAGATGAAGGAGGCCACGGACCAGGCCGAGGCCTACGCCAAGGGGCTCGCGGGCTTCCAGCACGACGAGATGGTGAGCAACGCCAAGAAGGCGTTCGACGCGCTCACCGCCGGCTGGACCGGCGCCGATCTGGCCCAGGCCAAGGCCACCGCCGGCACGCTGGGCTACATCGACGCAGTGCGGTCCATGGCTGACAGCGCGCCGGGCGGGTTCGCCCAGGTCGAGGCCGCGATCAACGGCGACACGGCCGCCCTGAAGGCGCTGGAGCTACAGGCGGCGCGTACCAAGGCAGCGTTGGACTCGGCAGCTACTTACAAGGCCACCGGCATCATCACGCCCGCGCCCGCCGAGCTGCCTGATGCGACGAAGATCCGGGATGAGGCGTTCGCCAAGGCCGATGAGGGGCTCGCCGACCTGAGCCAGAAGACCGACATGGCGCTGGCCCACGCCGCCGCAGAGTACGCCGACCAGCTCGCCCAGTTCGCCGAGCGCGCGTCGGAGATCAAGGCCACCCTGCAGGAGGCACAGCAGAAGGCCGCGGAAGCCAGCGCCGACAGCCAGCAAAAGCTCTCCGAGGATCTGGCGAAGGCCGGCGCGTCCTGGGAGGACTCGCTCGCCAAGTACCAGAAGGGCGTCAAGGAGGCCTGGCGGACCTATAACGAGGCTGTCACCCAAGCGAAGGAGACCCTGAGCGACTCCGAGACCTCTATCGGGAAGACGTTCGACAAGTCGATGGAGGACATCACCAAGTCCGAGAAGCAGGCCCTTGAGCAGAACATCAAGGCCCACGAGCAGATCGCCAAGCAGCTCAACGCCTCGCTCGCCTCGGCCCTGAAGCAGCAGTCCGACGCCCAGCAGGCGTTCAACGACCAGCAGAACGCGCTGCTCAACTCGGCCTCCATTGCTGCTGAGAACGCGCGCATCGCCAGCTACGGCTTCACCGACAGCCAGTCCATCGCCAGCAACAAGCGCGCTGCCGAGATCCAGGCGGCCGGCACCGCGGGGCTCCAGCAAGTGGCCAGCGCCCAGTCGCTGAATAAGGCGATGGCCGCAAGCCAGAAGGCCGCCGCCGACGCCCAAACCGCCGCCGCCGACGCGAGCGCCGCCGCAGATAAGGCCTACCAAGACAAGATCGAGGAGCTGGCAAAGAAGCGCGACGAGGCCGCCAAGAAGGCTCAGGAAGACCTCCAGAAGGCGCGCGAGAAGTACGAGAAGACCGTCGCCAAGGCCACGGCCGACCGCGACCGTAAGCTAGAAGACCTGTCTAACGAGCTGGATAAGGCGGCCAAGAAACTGAAGCAGGCGCAGGACGAAGCCTACAAGAATGCGGCTAAGCGCGAGAAGAAGATCGCCGAAGACCTCCTGAAGGCCCAGCAGAAGTACCAGAAGGACATGGAGAAGCTGGACCGCGATAAGGAGAAGGCGGCCACGAAGTACCAGGACCACATCGACGACATCCGCCGCGAGGATGCCAAGCAGCGGCGCAAGTTCATGAACGACAAGGAGAAGGCCCAGAAGGAGTTCGACCGCGCCGTGAAGCTGCTGAACGAGGGGCTGGGCATGAAGGTGGACAAGGTCCGCACGGTCATCGAGGAGGCCAAGAACAAGTTCGGCAACACCCAGACGTTCCAGATGACTGGGCTGAACATCCAGGAGACGAACATCGACTTCCTCCACTTTGCCCACGCGGAGCTGGATAAGGCGATGGCGACGGCGGGGTAGACGATGCCGACGATCAGCAAGCGCAAGGCCTGGGAGTTCACCAGCACCACTCTCATCGAGGGCGTCCCGGCCTATGCCTTCAGCGTGGACGTGCCCAGCAGTCATGCCTGGACCCGCAATGTCCAGAGCCGCGTGGCGCAGGACCCCTGCGGTGGGCCGCCCACGATCATCGAGCGGGCCGACAGCCCGATGCCCCTGCGCGTCATCACGGTGCCCTTCCGCATCCCCGGCCCGAACAACAGCGACGGCCAGCTCGGCAAGGTCCGCAACGCCATCTGGTTCGGCGGCGCCTACAAGGTCAAGAACCCGCGCGAGACGCTGTACGCCCAGTTCGACCCGACGAGCTGGACGGAGGAGGATACGGGCGTCGCCTGGACGATTACCGTGGCCCTCCACGAGATCCCCGACCCCACCATCCCGCTGCCGCCCCTGCCGCCGGTGGGGACCGGCGTGCCCCCCGGCGTGGTGCTCAGCCAGCTGATGGTCCGCCCCAGCCGCGCCGCTCATGACGCCTACGACGCCGTCGCCAGCGTGGACGTGGTCGTGCAGTTCCAGGGGCTGGCGGGGTTCACCGCGGATGACTTTGTGGGCCTGTTCCCCGTGGGCACGGCCGGCTCGACGACCGCCGACAGTGTGGGGTGGATTACCACCGGCAACATCGACGTGGGGACTGCCGCGATTCATCAGAACGACGCGCTGCCCGAGGGCGACTACGAGGTGCGCGTAAGCTACGGGGCCGGTCCGACGATTCTGGTCGGCCCGACGATCCCGATCAAGCTGACGGGCCTCTACAGTTACACGAATGCCCGCACGGCCGGCCCGAGCGGCTACGCCAACGTGCCGGTGGGCGGGGCCGTCGGGTTCTCGTGGTGGTCCACCGACGAGGAGGCCGCCACGGACCCCGTGGACGGCGCCGGCCTGACCAACCAGGACTACGCCCACGCCTTCTGGTCGCACGCCATCGACACGCCCGCCAACCTCAGCGGCACGGAGTACTTCACCGTCGACTCGCGCGGCACCTACAAGGCCGTCCTGCACCGGGCCAGCGGCGCCGAGGTACTCGCGCCGGTCGCGCTGACAGTGTACTGACATGAACCGCTATGGAACGTTCCCCTACGGCACGCAGCCCTACGGGTTCCTGCTGGACGCCAACGCCCGGCTCCTGACAGGGATCTACAGCCGGCCGCCGCCGCTGAACCCTCCCACGGTGCCGGGCCCGCCGGGCCCGACGCCCGTGAACCCGCTGAACGTGGTGCCGCCGAACACGGCACGGCGGCGCACCACCTGCGCGCGCATCTGGTCGTTCGACCTGGAGAACTGGGCGCTGGGCGAGCCGCTGCCCTCCGTGGCGCCGGGCGCCAGCGAGACCGTGGCGCTAGTCTCCGACCGCTGGGCCGACGCGACGCTCAGCTTCAGCGTGCAGGACAGCGACCGCTACCTGGACCCCGCCGACCTGGAGCCGCTGGTGCGAGAGGGGCGCGCGGTCGTCGTCGTGCGCCAGGTTACCGACCACCTGGGCAACACGGCAGTGGAGCAGAGCCCGCCCTACGTGATCCAGGGCGTGCCGAGCCGCAGCGACGACTTCCAGGGCGGCGACTCGCTGGCGATCAGCGCCGTCGACCGGCTCCAGTACTTCCGCACGCTCGCGGAGTCCAACAACGGGTTCTTCTACATCAAGGGCGCCTGGTGGGTGTTCGCCGCCGCGGCGGCCCTGAGCATTGTCTACGGCAACGAGGGCCTGCCCCTGCCGGGCATCGAGCACGACGAGGTGCTCGGGGACTCTCACCACAGCTCCTTTCTCCAGTTCCTCCAGGCGTACCTGCTGGTCCAGCTCGGCGCCGGCAGCGTCCGGGCACTCTGGGACTTCCGCCCCTCCGAGGACATGACGCCGTTTTGGGCAACCGCCTTCGCCAAGCCGCAGTACTTTGAGAGCCAGGCCGGGGCCACGCTAAGCGGCGGCGGCAGCAGCAGCAGCAACACCACGCCAACGACCGTCCAGCTCAGCTACGGCTCGGAGGGGTTTATCTTCATCGGCTCACCGGGGCAGCGGATCAGCCACGGCGACATGCTGAACTGGGTGTGGGGCGGCGCTCCCTTTCGGATGAGCTACGGCACTGACGGCCACTACATCATCCGCCCCGTGCAGAAGGAGGCGGCGAGCGGGTGGGCCGCGGTCTACCAGCCGACCGGGCAGGGCGGCTTCTACGTGCCGTGGGAGCGCATGGAGCTGAACCTGTCCAGCCCCAGCACGCGCTCGGTCACCTACCTGCTCACGTTTACGCCCGCAGTTACCCTCGGTGGTGAAGGCGGTGTAGCGTCCGGGGGAGGTGGCGTAGCGTCGTCCGGCGTGATGACGGCAGCGTTCGGCTATACGGCGGCTGACTGGGCGGCGCTGCAGAGGCTGAACGTCGGCTCGGCGGTCTCCTGGAACCGGCGCTTCCCGTTTCGTCCAGAGGTGGATACCGCCACCAGCGTCGTTGAGCGGGACGTGGTCACCATTGCTCGCGGCTTCGGCAACGCCAACGTGGCGGTCTATCCAGGGACCGGGGTGCCGACCAACCCCGGCACGGTCGGCGGCTTCGACGAGTACTGTCGCTATACGCTGGGACTGGTCCTCGGCCAGGCTGAGCGGATCGTGCTGACTGTGGACTCCGCTGTAACACCGCCCGAGCTGGGCACGACCATGTCCGTGGTGGACCGCCGCAAGGGCATTAACGGGACGTATCGCCTGACCACCCTGAGCCGGCCGCTCGGCATCCAGGCGGCTACCTGGTCGCTCAACTGGCTCCGGGACAACGACTGATGCCGAGAGACCTGCGCACTATCCTGCGCGACCATCTGCTGTCGATCCTGGCCCAGCGCCAGGAGGCGCTTGCCCAGCAGGCAGAGGACGCGCAGGCCCAGCAGGCTGCGGCCGCCACGCGCATCGAGACCGCCCCCGCCGCGCAGCCCACCGCTTATCCGGTAACCGACCCCATCCAGCGGACGGAGGCCCTGCCCGTCGCCCAGCCGGTGCCCACGCGCCAGGGGCCGGACGCCGACCCGCTCGCGCGCACCCAGCCCTCCGGCGTCCCCGCGCCGCCTCCTCAGACCGGCCCGTCCAAGAGCGCGCTGGACTTCCAGAAGGAAGAAGCGACGCACGTCTACACGGTCACGCCCGGCATCGGCAACATCAACCCGCAGCTCAGCCAGCCGACGCTCGACATCCCGCAGAGCATCCAGGACAAGGAGGATGCGCAGCAGCGCCAACAGCAGGAGCAGCGCAGGGAGCCCGAGCCGCCGCCCGAAAAGCCACCGTCCGAGCGCCGCGCCGAGGCGGCCAAGGAGCTGGAGTCCAACCGCGTCCAGCAGCCTGAGCTGCGCACCCCATCCGCGCCGGTGCCCCCGCCGCCCGAGCCGCCCAAGGCGCCGCCGGAACCACCCCCGCCGCCCAAGCCGCCCGAGCCCAAGCCGCCCGAGGTAAACCGCTACCTGCAGGAAAACGAGCAGCCCAACGCCGGTGGCAAGGGGCGCCTAGACCAGGCCGCCATCAGCCGCACCTCTGAGGCCGCGGAGAAGGGCGGCGTAGTCGAGAAAGGCATCAGCGCCATTGAGCGCGAGCAGACCGCGCTCAAAGAGGGCGTGCCGACCTACACGGGCGCCCAGAAGGAGAGCCTGGAGGCCCACACCGGCGGCTGGAGCGACGAGCGCATGGCGGCGTTCGCGAAGGACCAGTACGAGGCCGACAAGAAGATCGCCAAGGACGAGAAGGACACCCTCGACAAGCTGGAGAAGGACAGCCAGGCGCGCGACGCCGAGCCGCCCTGGGTGCGCGACTCCGTGGTGCAGGACGACCTCGCCCTGAAGATCGCGCAGATGGACGAGGGTGTGGGCCGCTACAGCCTGACCGGCGTCGCCCAGGACCAGGAGCTACGCGACCAGGTGTCCGCCCTGTCGCCCGCCGCCCAGGCCGCGATGCAGCCGGCCCTCGATGCTGCCGAAAAGAAGGTGCAGCAGGCCAAGGATGAGGAGCAGGCGTGGAGCCAGCTCTCGCCCGAGGACCAGAAGACCCGTGCCGCGGCGGGCCTGCAGGGCGGCGCCTACGTCTCCGGCGCCGATGCGGTGCGTGAGAAACGGGAGGAAGAGCAGCGGGAGGAGGAGCGCAAGGACCAGGATCCGGCCGAGCTGGCAAAGAGCGGCGTCCAGCACCTGATCGACGCGATGGACACGCTGTTTAAGCCGAACCCGGTCGAGGAGTTCCAGCCCCAGGAGCCGCCGCCCGCCGACCCGCCGCCGGACGAGCAGCGCCCGCCGCCGCTGCCGGAGGAGCGCGGCGACGAGGAGCACATCGAGATCCCAGACATCGACACCCAGCCCGACATCCCGGAGCTGGAGGTCACTCATCCGCTGCCCAAACCGTCCTGGGTGGAGCCGGTCCACGGGCTGAAGATCCGCAAGCCGCCCGAGGAGAACCTGCCCAAGCACCAGGAGCAGCTCGACAAGGCGGCCAGGGAGTTTGGCAAGACCTGGAAGAACTACCTGAAGCAGTGCATCTTCCGCAACTCGCGGCCGGTCACTCGCTGGTGGACGGGCCAGGCCACGACACTGAAGGGAGCCCAGGCCAACAGGATCCGGGTCCTGTTCGACCCGTTCGATAATGACCCGCAGCAGATCCGCCAGCAGGTCGAGACGTTCTTCCCGATCCACGGGAAGCCGCCGGTGACGGTGGAGGTGATCTGGATTAGCCAGCCGCCCGAGAAGCGGCCGGAGCAGCCGCCGACGGACAACCTGGTGCTGAAGGCGTATATGTACGGCCAGCAGGAAGGGCCGCCGGTGGTCGTTCTGACGAAGCCGAAGCCGCCTAACGACAAGCCGGAGTTCCCGCCGCGGCCGAAGAAGCGGCGGGGCGGCAAACTGCCGGATCCCCCGCAGCGGACAGCCGTGCCCGCCCACGCGCCTGCCTGGGACCCGCTGCCCTACCCCTCGGAGGCCGGCATCCCCGAGTGGGACCAGTACGACGACTCGGAGCCCTGGGACGGCCAGTTCGGGCCGGACCCCAACCCGCCGGTGCACAAGCCGCCGATCCCGCCGTCCTCGCCGCCACCGAACATCCCGCGCGGCCCGGAGCCGAAGCAGTGGCCCAAGCCGCCCGACCCGCCCGACGACGACGACGGCGGCATGCGACTGGAGTACAAGGCCTATATCAAGAAGCACGGCCAGTACTTCCAGCGCGACATGCAGTGGTTCCTGCGGGACCTCCTGAAGAAGGAGATGGAGCCGCTGACGCGCTTCTGGCGGGCGAAGGTCCAGCCGAACGGCGTGGACGTGAAGGCGCGGACCGTGAAGGTGCGGCCGGAGAAGTGGCCCGGCGACGACGCCGAGCCGCCGACCATGCTGGTTGGCTGGGGCACGCGCAAGTGGACGAACGCCAAGCTCAAGGGCGAAACCGTCCGCCTTCGCAAGAGTTCGGACAACCGGTGGGTGGTCGATGACCTCATCTAGTAGGTTCCTCCCCCCTGATGACACAGACCTCGTCGTCGGCCTCCTGAATGACAACGTCTATACCGACCTCCCCGCCGGCGAGCAGGGCTTTGACCTGATCCACATGGGCCTGACGGACACCCTCATGGCCGGCGTCTGGGGTGACGGCAACACCATCGACCTCGACGCGCCCCTGAGCGGCTGGGACTCCAGCTACGACGGCATGATCCTGGACCAGATGCTCCATCCCGACGGGCACTACCTGCCGCGCGACCAGCCCGTGGAGATGGTCCAGGCGCGCGAGATCGATTACAAGCAGGAAGATCACCTCCAGGCCGACCGCGAGCACCAGATTCAGTGGGAGATGGCCAGCTCGGAAGCCCAGCGCATGAATGACCTGGAAGGGGACATGGAGCGGGCCGACGGGAAGCGGCCCGAGGAGGACCCCAAGATCTACGCCCAGCGCCAGAAGCTGTGGCGCCGGGTCCAGATCATCAAGAAGGTCGCCGTCAACGCGGCTGTCCGCGAGGAGCTGTACGGGAAGATCCACACCGCCATCGACAGCAAGCGCACGCCTGCCAGCAAGTCCAAGCTGGAGATGGAGGAGTATCAGAAGGTCATCGAGAAGTGGATTCGCCACGAGTGGGGGCCGATGGCCCACGTCGCCCACTCGCGGGTCGGCCTGGTGCTCAAGCTGGACAAGAAGAACCGCCTGGCCCTGGTCCAGATGGTCGAGAACGAGGTCTTCCAGACGGCCGAGGACGCGTTGATCGAGGCCCGCCGGAAGCTGGTCAGGGACGACAACCAGCGCCAGCGCGACGACACCGAGACGTACCGCCTGCGCAAGATCGAGTGGGACAAGCACGCGGTGGCGGCGCAGCAGCACCTTAGCGACCTCCAGCTCCACAGCCAGCTCATCGGCCCGGACTCGGCCCTGCTGAAGGACGACGTAGACGCCCTGAACGCCGAGTCCGGCACGTTGGAAGCGCTGATCCACGACCTGACGGCCAACGCCGACCTGCGCGTGGACGATCAGGAGATCCTCAACGACGACCTGCACAACCAGCGCGAGGACGAGGCGATCCTGCGCTCCGACGCGGTGATCACCGCGGCCGACGCGCTGGTGCCGGCGAAGGACAAGGAGATCGCCGACGCGGACGACGCGCTGCTGGTCGCCACAGAGGCGCGGCGCCACACTCACGAGCTGGCGATGAAGAGCGCGCAGGCCCAGCTCGACTTACTGCAGGCGGCTGGCGCGGGCGAAGCTGCCATCAAGGCCCAGACGCTCCAGGTGACCATCACCCAGAAGGATATGATCACTGACGAGACGGACCTGTCGAACGGGCGGGCGGCGCAGGCCAGGCACAGCGCCGAGGCCGCCCAGCACATCAAGGACACCAACAAGCACATCGCCGACGCCGACCAGCACGCGAAGGATCACCGCGACCACACCTCGGCGATGCAGGACCACCTCCGCGCCGTGCAGCTCCACACCGCCCTCACGCCGCAGCAGCTCGACGCGGTAAACAACGCCATCGCCACCTTCGGCACCCTCACCACGCACATCAATACGGACACCCTGCGGCTGATCAACGACACGCTGGATATGGTCGATGACCTCACGCTGGTCTCCGCGGATGCGACCCAGAAACTCTACGACGCGAGCCAGCAGCTCGACATGCTGTTCAAGCTGGAGCAGAACAAGGAGCGGCTGCGCGTTGATGCGGAGTACCTGGCCCAGGTAATCATCGACATCGAGGCGCTGCGGAAAACGCAGTGGGTGCGCACCGGCGCCGGCACGCCGGTGGTCAAGCACAAGTACATGGTCCACTTCCCCTTCACCCTGACCGCCGCGCCCACCTCGCTGCTGCGCGGCCCGAAGGCGTGGGACCAGCCCTGGCTCCTCGCACCCGCGGGCCAGACCTGGCTCTACTACATGGGCGTGAGAGACGACGCGTCGGAGCAGCTCACGCTCTGGCGCGTGGCCCTGCCGCCCAATGACCCGACGTTCAAGTACAAGAACGAAGACGCGACGAAGATCCACCTCCTACCCGGCAGCCCCGAGGTGCGCAACGCGGGCACCCAGAGCGTGAGCGGACCGGGCATGCAGAGCACGACGCTCTACCTGGAAGAGAGCGCCTTCGAGCGCTCCTCCCGCCCCGAGATCGCCCCGACGACCTACCCATACCCAACGCTGATCCACCGCTTCCCCGACTTCGGGGAGAACGGCGAGGAGCTGACGATCGTCAAGCCCACCAACCCATTCATCCACGCGATGTGGACGAACATGGCGGAGGGTCTGGACACGGACGTCCTGCTCGGCGTGGCGCGGCGTACCGAAGAGCAGCCGAACATCACCCCGTACCCCCAGAACCACGGCTACCGCCAGATCCAGGACCTGGCGACTAGTGTGGACGGAGGGCAGACCTGGAACATTCTCCAGCGCGGTCTGATCATGGCAAAGAACGTGTCGGTCTTTTACACCGCGGGCGGCTACTGGATTCAGCCGGGCGGCCAGCAGTGGTGGAACGAGGTCGTACTCAACACGGCGGGGTGGGTCAACGGCGCCGACACGCCCGGCTTCGGAGTCGCCGGCGACCGCGTCGAGACCTGGCTGATTCGCGCGTGGACGGAGGGGCCGCCGGTGCCTGGCGACCGGCTCCCCGTGCCGCTCCAGGGCGACTTCCATGCTAACCAGGTGGAGCAGTTCACCATCATGGTCTGGAACACGAAGCACTGGAAGACGCAGGTGCTGGTGTCTAAGAACGGCGGCTCGCCCACGCCCTACGACTTCTCGCAGCCCGCGGGCTGGGCAGAAACGTGCATCCTGCGACCCACCGGCGACGGCGGGCTGCGAGCCTACTGGCAGGGGCACGAGCGGCACTTCGTCACGGAGCACCACCTCTCTTCAGACCCCAGCGGCTACTCGCTGACCTACGACGCCAGCGATACCTTCCTCTGGGTGGGCGAGCTGCCGGCCGCCAGCGGGAACTGGGCCTGGGAGAAGATCGACATCACGAAGGGGCCGAACCGCATCGTCCACTGCAACCAGGACGGCTCGGTCGCGCTCGGCGCGCTCTACGCGGGCAACGACCAGGTGCGCGACATCCAGAGCCACTGGCTCACCGAGGACGGCGGGAACACCTGGCGCCAGCTTCCCCTGCCGCCCTTCTTTCCGTGGGACCCCCCAAACTACGTTTCCTACCAGATGCAGGGCTGGCTCGTCGACACGCCCTGATGGAGGACCGATGACCTATCCAGCGACGAAGGAGACGTTTGACCGGCCGGTTAACGCCACCTGGAACCCCGCGCTCAACGCCGGCCTGGGGGGCTGGGAAGGCGGCTCGTTCCCCGACGCCGTGGAGACCGGCGCCTGGCTGACCGTCGTGGAGACGCTGGAGGACGTGGTCGGACTAGCGGGCGCCGACCCCGGCAGCGGCAGCCATGAGGCCCGGCTAAACCGCCTGGAGGGCGACACCGGCTCGCACTTCTCGGTGCAGGACGGCGACGCCACCTCGCCGCTGCTGGGCGACCTCCAGGTGCGCACCGACCTGACGCCCTGGCAGATGTTCGGCTATGGGCCGGACGGCTGGGCGCTGGTCGGCGCCGACGCGGTGAGCTTCCAGGGCGTGCCCATCGAGCGCGCGGACCCGACCGCAGACGGCCAGGTGCCGACCTTCGACGTCGCCAGCGGCCTAGTGAAGTGGATGGACCCCGGCGGCGCTGCCAGCGACTCGTTCGCCGGGCTGATCACGGTCAAGGGCATGATGGTGCGCGGCAAGACCGCCGACGGTACCCCGGAGGGCTTCCCGGTGGGCCCGGAGGGCGACGTACTCTCGGTCGTTACCGGGCAAGCGACCTGGGCGGCGCCCCCGTGGGCGCTGCTGCCGATCGGGCTCCAGCCCGGCGACACGTTCTGGTGGAACGGCACCATCCTCACGCGCCTGGCGCCGGGCGCGTCGGGGCAGTGGATGCAGACGCAGGGCAGCAGCGGGCCGCGGTGGCATGACCTGCCGGTCAGCTCGCCCGGCTCAGCCATCGCCGCGCCCGCCGGCAGCGTCCAGGGCAACTTCCTGCTGTTTACGGACCCCGACTGGGACAACTTCGGCAACCCCAGCGACATCTCGCTGGATACCTGGTTCATCCACTGGAACGCCGGGACGGGACTGCCGGAGTGGGCGCACCTGCCCAGCAGTAGCGGCATGTCTAACCCGATGAGCCACGTGGCGGCCGTGATCATCGGGGGGACGAGCGGCGCGGCGCTAGAGCTGGTGGCGCCGGTAAGCGGCGACCAGCCGGACAGCGTGTTGGGCCTGACGGGCGGGCAGGTCGCCTGGCACAAGGAGGCCGACCGCCCCTTCCAGACTTTCAAGGACTGGGTCTATCAGAGTAGCGTGCCGGCTGCGCCCGCCGCGAGCAGCGGGCGGACCTACTGGAAGACCGACGGCAAGTACTACGGCAAGAACGCCGCGGGCACCGAGTACGACCTGACGCTCGCGCCCGGCGCCGGCAGCGCGCACGTAGTCCAGGACGAGGGCACGCCGCTCACGGCGCGGCCGAACCTGAACTTCGTCGGCGCGGGTGTGACCGTGACGGACGACTCGGGCAACAATGCCAGCGTAGTCACCATCCCTACAGGCGGGCACGTGGTCCAGGACGAGGGGACGCCACTGACCCAGCGCGCCAACCTCAACTTCGCGGGAACGGGCGTGACAGTGACGGACGACAGCGGGAACGGCGCGAGCCTGGTGACGATCCCTGGCGCCACGGCCGCCGCCACGGACTACCTCACCGCACTCTGGTACGGGGGGAACTGATGGCACAAGTACCGATCCACGTCGGGCACTACGGCGGCAGCGCGACGAGCGAGCAGGCCATCGGCTCGGCGGTGCCCACGAGCCACACCTGGGAAGTGAAGTGCTGGATCACCAACCGCACGGCTGGCCCGCTGACCTTCCGCATTCGCCAGGCGTTCGCCGGCGCGGGCGTGGGGAACGAGCAGTACCGGGCCTACGACACCGTGTGTCCGGCGAGCGACCTGATCGCCCTGCCGGTCTTCACGATGATGGCGTCAGATACGCTGAACTTTACGCAGTCGGCGAACGGCCTGACGGTCATCGCGGACGCGCTGGACGTGACGTGAGTAGCGGCGGCTTCCTGGTCCCGGCCAAGCGCACGGCGGCTCAGGACATCCTGCGGCGGCGCGGCTACCACGGCCTGCACCTCTCGGATTGCAGCCTGAGCGGCAGCTACCCCAGCGGCGGTGCGCCGACCGTCCTGACGCGCACCAGCGGGCTGATCTACTTCAGCGACTTTACGGCGGCAGACGGGGCGCTCACCGGGTTCGACTCCTGGACGGCACCGCAGGGCACCTGGACCATCTTCTCGAACCAGGCCAAACTCACCAGCAACGGGAGCTTCGACCGCGCGATGCGCCTCACACCGACCTCGACTGCCATGGTGATCGAGACACGCTGCCAGTACCCTGCGGGCTACCTCGGACACGCGATCATGGCGCTGGACGGCAGCAACTACTGGCAGAGCATCATCGCCGCGACGGACCGGCAGTTCCGCTCTATCGTGGCCGGCTCAGACGTGGGCGGGCTCCAGAACTCGGGCGGGAACGGGACTGCGGCCAACACCTGGTTCCAGTGGAAGACGGCCTTCGCGGTAGGGAAGCTGCTCGCGCAGTATGTGAACCGCGCGGCACTCCTCGGCCCGAACTTCAACGACAGCGGGCAGGCGGGCAACTCCGCCGCCAGCGGCTTCGGACTCGTCTGCTACCAAGCCCAGAACACGCTGTTTGACTCCATCGCGGTCTACAAGTCCACGATCCTCTCGATGGATGGGCTAAGCGGGTCGATGGCCTGGCGGCTGATGAATGCCAGCAACACGCAGATCGCAGCCTCGCCCACACAATCCGCGGGCGTCGCTAGTAAGGAGATCGGCAACCTGATCGACTGCCCGTTCACCGGCTACGTCGAGCTGCACACTAGCACCGCCTTTACCAGCCTGCTCAAGCGCTACCCGTCGACCGGGAACGCCACCGACATCTACGGCGGCGACGTCTACCACAACTAGGAAGAGGGGCTCATGGACGACGCTACCAGCACCGTGCTCATGCGCGAGATGGCCGAGAATCGCCAGAACCGGCAGCTCGCCCAGCTCTATCAGGGCCTCGCCCGGCTACTGCACGAGGCGCTGGCGCTGCCGGACCAGACGGGCTGCCCTATGGAACCGCTACTGAAGATGGCGCCCGAGCCGGCGGCTCTGGGCCGCTACGCGGGGCGTCTCGACGCCTGGCTAGAGGTTAAGCGGGCCGAGGCGACAGAGAAGGCCGCCCAGAGGCAGTACGGGCCATCTGGGGCCTCGTCGCCTCCGCCCACGCTGACCGACGCGGTACGCAACGGAACGCCATCCGACCTCCATGCCGACGCCCCGCCGGCGGGGCGCGTGGCGGCTGTGCATCCGGCCGCCGATACTGGGGACGGCGGGGCGTCGCCGGAGGGGAGCTAGCTGTGTCGACCGCCGGCACCTGGAACCTCTATATCGAGCAGGGCGCAGACTGGGAGCTGCCGGTCACCTACGGCCTGCAGACCGACCCCGACGACCCGCTGACCTTCGCGCCGGTGGACCTGACGGGCTGGACCGCGCGCATGGAGATCCGCCAGAAGGCCGGCGGCACCGTCTACGCGACCCTCACCAGCGCCACCGGGGAGATCACCCTGGACGGCGCGAACGAGCCCAACATCGTCCTCGCCCTGGATAGTGTGATCACTCTGGCCATGCCCAAGGGCAGCGCGGCCTACGACCTGGATCTCGACGACGGCAGCGGGCGCCAGCTCCGCCTCCTGGAGGGCGCCGTGACGATCAGCCCGGCCGTTACCCAGCCGGCCGTCCCGTGAGCGGAGACACGCCGCTGGAGGTGGTCGGTGTCCCCGAGGTGCCGGCGCGTGTCGTGATCCTGGAGCCGGGCGCCCTGGAGGTGGTCACGGTGCCCGGCCCGCTGGCGATCGCGCGCGTGCCGCCCGCGGACGCGATCCGGGTTGTCGAGCTGCCGGACGCGCCCCTCGCTGTAGTCCGCACGGCCGCGCCCGCGGTCCAGGTCCAGGCCCTGCCCCCGGCGCCGATCCGCGTCGTCGAGGTGGCCGTCATGCCGGTGCGCGTAGTCGAGATCGGCCAGCAAGGCCCGGCGGGTCCGCGCGGCCTCACCGGTGACGCCGGGCCCCAAGGACTACCAGGGCCGCAAGGCGATCCAGGCGCGCCGGGTGCCGACGGGGCTGATGGGGCGACGCTCACCTACATCTGGGACCAGCCGACAGCCGCGGCGGTCTGGCACGTCGTCCACCCCCTGAACAAACGGCCCAGCGTAACCGTGGTCGACAGCAGCCACCGCGTCGTGGTCGGCCAGACCGACTACCTGAGTGATGGCGCGGTAGACCTCACCTTCGCCGGCGCTTTCGCCGGTGAGGCGTATCTCAACAGGTGGCGAACGCGCGCTACGCAATGGCTGCCCTAAGGAGCTGCTGATGGCCGTGCTGCCGATCCTCGTCCACCTGGACCTGGGCCTCAACGAGATCCAGAACGTCCTGCTCCAGCAGCTCGCTGCCGACCCGTCGCCACTCGAAGCGCGCATCTACTACAACACCGTCGCCCACGAGGTGCGCTTCTACAACGGCTCGGCCTGGATCAGCGTCCCTGGCAGTGGCGGCGGCACCGTCTCGGCGGTTACCGGCACCGCGCCCATCGTGTCCTCGGGCGGCACCACGCCGGCCATCTCTATCGTCGCGGCTACCGGCTCAGTACCGGGCTCGATGTCTGCGGCAGACTTCGCCAAGCTGGCCGCTGCCACCGCGGCTGCCACTTCGTCCACCCTCGCCCTGCGCGACAGCTCGGGGCGCCTCGCCGTCGCCAGCCCGAGCGCCGCCGGCGACGCGGCAAACAAGGGCTACGTTGATGGGCTGATGAACGGCGCCGACTGGGGCGAGTCCTGCGTCCTGGTCAGCACCAGCAACATCGCCAGCCTCAGCGGCGTGGCGACGAGCATCGACGGCGTGACCGCCACGGCGGGCATGCGCGTCCTGCTCACCGCGCAGACCACGGCTAGCCAGAACGGTCCCTGGGTCGTCGCCTCGGGCGCCTGGACGCGGCCGGTGGACTACGCCGCCGCTGCGACGATCACCCCGAACCGCAGCTACTTCATCGAGCAGGGCACCGCGAAGCACGACACGGGCTGGACGCTCTCGACCGATACGGCCGTCACCGTCGACACGACGAGCACCGCCTGGACGCAGTTCAGCGGGCTCGGCGAGGTGACCGCGGGCAACGGCCTGACCAAGACCGGCGATACCATCTCGGTGCTCGCCGCCGACGGGTCCATCACCGTCGCTGTCGGCGGTATCTCAGTCACGGCTCCACCGCTGCGCTTCTCGGTCAACGTCGGGGACGGCGCCTCGACGGCCATCGTCATCACCCACAGCCTGGGCACCCGCGACGTGCAGGTCCAGGTCTACCGCAACTCGACGCCCTGGGATACGGTGCTCTGCGACGTGGAGCGGACCAGCACGACCACCTGCACGCTGCGCTTCAACGTGGCGCCGACGTCGAACCAGTTCCGCGCCGTGGTCCTGGCCTAGTCTCGTGATCGCCCTAACGCCGGTCCAGGTGCCGGCCGGCACGATCACCATTCCCGCGTTCGGCTTCTGGGAAGAGACGAACAGCGGGCTCTACCGGCCCGCCAGCGGCTACGTCGGCGTGGTGATCGCGGGCGCGGAGGTGGGCCGGTTCGGGGCTAGCGGCCTGGGCATCGGCACCCCCGCGCCGGCCGCGCCCCTCGACCTGCTGCCGGGCAAGATGGCCTGGCAGTACTCGGGCGGCGGCTTCCGCCACTGGCTCGACACCGTGCACCAGGGCGGCGCTGCGGCGGGCAACAAGATCCGCTTCTGGACGAACACCGGCGGCAGTGCGGGCACCTCGTCAGCGCCGAACACCGGCAACCAGCTCTCAGCCACCATCGAAGGGGCCAACGGCGGCTCGCTAATCCTCGGCTCGGCTGCGGGCACGGTCCCGCTGAGTTTCCCCGGCGCTGTCGGCGGCAAGATCAGCCTCTACGACACGGGCGCGGGCAGCTTCGGCTGGGGCATCCAGTCCAACCTGCTCCAGGCATACCTGAACAGCACCGGCGACCGCTTCGGCTTCGGCTACGGCACCAGCGGCAGCTTCACCGAGCTGTTCTCGATGCTGGGGACGGGCCGCCTCGGCATCGGCATCACGACGCCGGCGGCGATGCTCGACGTGGTGGGCGGCAGCGCCAGCGCGAGCGGCGGCGGCGTGACGGGCCTGGCCGGCAAACTCCTGCTGCCGACCTACGGGGGCAACACCAGCGGCACGGACACCAACCGCGGCCTGTACGTCACCGGCAACGGCGGCACGGCGGGATCGGGCGGGGCGGTCGTGAACCACGCCATCTACGTCGACTCGACGGCGCCCAGCCTGTTTGCCTCAACGGGCTTCGGCATCGGCAACGTCGCCTATGTCTGGCCCAGCGCGAATGCCGCGGGCGCCCTGGAAAACGACGGCGCCGGCACCCTATCCTGGGTGGACCCCGCGGCCCACCTGAAGACCTCGTTCATGTTCATGGGGGGCTAACCATGGCGCTGGTGCAGAAAACGGTCAACAGCACGCCGGCCGCGGCCACGGTGACCGACCTGTACACGCCCGGCTCGGGCAAGTGGGCGGCGTGCAGCTCGCTCATCATCCACAACGACAACGCCGCGCTCACGGTGAACGTCCGCGTCATGTTCGCCCCCGCGGGCGCCGCGGACGCGAACAGCCACCGCTTCTACGACTTCCCGATCCCCCCCGGCGACACCTTCGTGGCGACCATCGGCCTGGTCGTAAACGGCACCGACGTCATCCGCGTCTACTCCGACACGCTGCGGACCAACTTCTTCCTCTCGATGCAGGAAGGCCCGTAGATGAGCCAGGGCTTCACCGGCGCGGGCCAGGGCGCGGCGCGGCTGGCGAGTACCGCCAGCACGGCCAGCCTCACGCTGCCCGCCGGCCCGATGATCGCCACCTACCCGATCAGCGGCACCAGTCCGATCACCGCGATCACCGCGGCGCAGGATGGCCGTCTGGCCCTGCTGGAGTTCGCCAGCACCGGCTGCCGCGTGGTGATGGGCGGCAACCTGCTGATCAACGGCGACTACCTGAGCAGCGTCAGCGGCGTGCTGATGCTGATCGCGAACGGCGGCAACTGGGAGGAGGTCACCCGGACCAGTGCCATCCTCCAGCCCTACAACGCCTGCCCCAACGGCGGCTTCGAGGGCTGGCAGTTCGGCACCAGCTTCGCCGCGATTGCCGACGCGGTCTACTTCGCGGATCGCTGGGTCTCCAACAAGTCCGGCGCCGGCATCTGGACCATCGCCCAGGACAGCAGCGTGCCGGCCGTCGCCTGGAACGCGGCAGCCGCGAGCTGGTCCGCCAAGGTCACCGTCACGACTGCCGACGCGTCGATCGCCGCGGGCGACCTCTACGCCATCTACACGGCCATCGAGGGCTACGACATCCGGGACCTGATGAACGGCTTCGCGGTGTCGTGGTGGGCGAGGGCGCACCGCACCGGCACCTACTGCGCGTCGTTCGTCAACAAGGCGTTCAACCGGTCCTACATCGTCGAGTACACCATCGCCGTGGCCGACACCTGGCAGTACTTCACGGCGGTCGTGCCGGCGCCGATCGGCACCTGGACGCTCGACACGCAGATCGGCATGTACTGCCTGTTCTCGCTGGCGATGGGCTCGACCTTCGGCTCGGGGGCGTCGGCGAGCACCTGGCTCTCGACAGGCTCCTACACGACCGCGAACCAGATCAACGGCGTGGCGGCCACGTCCGACACGTTCTCGCTGTGGGGCCTGAACGTCGTGCCAGGCACGGTGCCGCAGCCGTACCACCCGATGCCCTTCCCGCTCCTGTGGGAGCGCCTGCGGCGCTACTGCCAGAAGTTCGCAGCGGGCACCTCGGGTGCCTACGCCACTTCCTTCAGCAACAGTACGACGGACGCCTACGCCGTGCTCTACCTGCCTACCTCGATGCTGGGAGTGCCGACCAGCGTCTTCTCGGCTGCATCGACGTTCTGGCACTACCAGCTGAGCGGCACGTTCACGCCGACTGCCATCGTAACCGCTGCCGCGGGGCCGGACCGCGTACGCTGCTACATGAGCGGCATGAGTGGGCTGACGAACGGGGCCGCGGGGTTGATGATGGACTCTGGTGCAGGTAGCTCGTCGATCCTGCTGACTGCGAACCCCACATGAGCCAGGGCCTCACCGGCGTCGCCCAGGCACCCGCCTACTCGGCGAACGTGGCGAGCGCGACGACGGTCACGCTGCCCAACGCGCCGATGGACTGCACCTACCCGGTGACCGGGACTACGACGATCACGAGCATTACGGCTGGGCAGGCCGGCCGCAAGGCACGGTTGATCTTCCAGAGCGCCAACTGCACAGTCGTCAACGGCTCGAACCTCAAACTGGCCGGACGATCGTTCGTCTCGACCGTGAACCGGATGCTGACGCTGGTCAGCGACGGGACGAACTGGGTCGAGGAGAGCCGAGGAGAGTTTGGAACGCTGGTCCCGGTCACGCAGAACTTCGGAGACGTAGCTGCGGCCGGGACCGGCGATCAGGCCGCCGACATCTACCACGTTCACGGCATGCCGCCCTATCCCGCGCCCAACGCGCTCTACAACGGAGACTTCTCGGTAGCGCAGCTCGGGCCGACTGCCGCCCCCTTCGCCAACGCACAGGCGGCACTCGACGGCTGGCAGTGTCTCAACACCAGCGCCGCCGTTCTGACCCACAACCAGCTTGCCGCCGCCACTTCCGTCATCGGGACGATGAACCTCAGCACCTACTCCTACATCAACACCACGACGGCCGACGCCAGCATCGCGGCGGGCGACCTCGCCGGGGTCTATCAGCAGATCGAGGGCTACGACGCCCGCGCCATCGCGGCGAACGGCGGGGCGTTCTCGGGCTGGTTCTACTCCAACGTCGGCGGCACGTTCTCTATATCGCTGGCGAACCGCGACGCCACCTGGTCCTACATTCGAGAAGTGGTGATCTCTGCGAATACCTGGACCTATGTGACGACGACGTTCCCGAGCGGCTACGGGACAATCTCCCTGCCGGGCGACTTCCGGACCAACCGGGGCTTTTACTTCTACATCGCACTCGCGGCGGGCTCGACCTACACGACCGCTCCGAACGTCTGGACGAACGCCAACAAGGTCGCCTCAACGAACCAGACGAACTTCGTCGGGACGATCTCGAACGCCTTCTACATAAGCGGTCTGAACTTGGTTCCTGGTCTAGTGCCACAGCCGTTCTACCCCGCGACCTATGAGCAGCAGTTGGCCCGTTGTCAGCGGTACCGGCAGATCATCGCAACATACCCGATGGCCCTACCGATGGGGCAAGCCATCAACGGCAGTACGATCAATGGCGGCGGTCGCGGTCTACTGGTGCCCATGTGCGGAACGCCTTCGGCCACCATCTCCAGCACGGGTCACTTCTCAGCGTTAAAGGCTGACGGGAGCAATGTGGCGCTGGGAAGCTTATCGTTCACGTTCAATCCAGAAGCCTACTACTATGCGGCATCAATCACCAGTGGCCTCGTGGCGGGTAATGCGGTGACTGTCTACGGGAGTAACGGTAGTGCTCTAGTGTACGCCTCAGCGTACCCTGCGTAGGAGTAATGGTGGCACAATACCAACTGCACTACACTGAAAAACTCATCATCCAGCACCTGGCTGATGGCTCACAGCGCCAGATCCCCGTGTCGGAGGACAACGGCGACTACCTGGCCTACCTGGCGTGGGTAGCAGCCGGTAACACGCCAGACCCAGCTGACCCCGCATCCCCACCGGATCCCCAGGAGGTCGCCGACAACGACTTGCTCGACGGGATGAAGGCCGACTACCAGCAGCTCAAGGCCGGCCTGAATGCCATCGAGGCGACCACGGCGAGCCTGACCCAGCACGCCACCACGCTGAGCAACATCACGCTTACCGGCCTCACCCTGGCGCAGCTCGAAACGCAGCTCCAGCAGACCCTGCGAGCGCTCGGCACGGACCTCGGGACGATGATCGACAACACCGACAAGCTGGCTCGCGGCATGGAACGGATGCTGAGCGCGACGGCCATCTTCGTCCGCCACAGCCGGCCGGGCGCCTGAGTACGCCCGGCCGTATAGTAGAACCAGGTGGTGCCGTGACGGAACTCCTCCAGTTCACTCCAGGCTCGGACGTCGTGCAGTTCAGCGCGGGCGAGATCGCGCTGATTACTGGGCTCTTGATGGCACTGACGGGCGCTATCAGCGCCATCTGGTTCGCCTACAACCGCTCCATGCAAACGCACATCGAGGGGCTGACGCGGGAGTGTAACGCTCTGCGCGGCATCGCCTTCGAGGCCCTAGGGCTGCTCGGGCAAGTCGCGCGCGAGCAGATGACCGCGGAGCAGCAGCACGCGCTGGCCGCCCTGCACGCGCGGCTCACCGCTCACACGGGGGACGCCTAGCCTCGTGAGTCGCACCTATGTCGTGCCGTTCCGTCGTCGCCGAAGAGGTCTTGCGCGCGCGCGCACTCCAGCGCCTGCTCTGGTGGCAGGAGGCCGAGCGCCTGGCGGTGCCGCAGGCTGCGCGCACTCGCGCCTGCTTCATGCGCTGGCTAATGGAGCGGCGCTACGGGGACCGGCCCGGCCGCCGCGTGATCGACGGCCCGGTCGTCTAGGGTGCGGGCGTGCTACGATAGGCGCGGCGATTCCGCCAGTACCGGGAAGGGGACGCCCATGCGACCCTACACCGCCGAGGACGTGATCGCCGCGGCCACCGCCGCCGGCGCCGACGAGACGCTCGCGCCGATCATGGCCGCCGCCGCGATGAGCGAGGGCGGCGGCGACCTCGACGCCGCCGGCGACTACGATAGCGCGGGCGTCGCACACTCCTTCGGCCCCTACCAGATCAACGACATCAACAACGTCCCACGCAGCGTGAGTACCGACCTCCAGGCGTCCACCGACTGGATGTTCCAGCACGAGTTCGAGCGCGCTTATGCGACCGGCACCGCCAACGGTCTCGTGGCCGAGCGCCTGGCGCGCTGGTGCTGCATGGCCGCCGAGCGCCCCTACGGCTGGGGCGGTGCGGGCGACCCCGGCCTCGACAGCTCGGCCGCCGACCGCTACGCGGCGCACTGGCTGGGCATCGTCGCGGGTACCGAGCCCAAGCCGCCGCCGGCCGCGGGGCCGCCCTTCGCCTATAACCCCGACGTGCCCGCGCAACTCCAGTACCAGAGCTGGACCTGCTCGATCCGCTCTACGATGTGGATGCTCAGCAGCCTGGGCTACCCGGTGAACGTCGCCACCCAGCAGGACCTGATGACGCCCTGGCCGGTCGGGGTCAACGTGGGCCTGCTCGCCCGCGACGGCAGCGGCCTAGCCCAGTTCATCCGCGACACCTACGGCCTGCCCTGCTACAACGTCTACGAAGCCACCTGGGACGACGTGCTCGCCGTGGCGGGCCGCTACCCCTGCGCGCTGGGCGGCGTGGGCTGGTACCACTGGGTCGGGGTGCGCCGCGTCGAGGAGGACGGCGGGCTGGGCCTGGCGAACCCGGCGCCCGGCTACCGCGAGATCTGGAACTACCTCAGCCAGGACCAGTTCGAGGGGCCGCTCGGCCCGTTCGCCCTGGTCGTCATCGAGGTCGGAGAGGAGGACCCCGTGGCCATCGCCGAACTGGAAGCCCAGAACGCGGAGCTGATCAGCAAGCTCGGCTACCTGCAGGGCGACGTGGCGAACGGCATTCAGCAGGGGCTGGACGGCGCGGTCGCCGCGACGGACGACGCCGCGCGGGCGCCCGCCTACGACGCCATCCAGGCCGGGATCAACACCCTCCGGAACGCCTGATGCTACCCCACGACCGGGCCAACCTCGACGCGCTGGTGCGGATGGCTGGGCGCGACAGTAAGAATACCTGGCCGCTACTGGAGTGGCTGGGCGTGCACGGGATGACCGCCACGCTGCGCTGGGCGCCGCGGGCGCAGCTCTGGGCCTGCGAGTGGGAAGAGGGCGGCGTCGGCTCGCTGACCGGCGGGGCAAGTTCGCCGGTCGCCCACCACGCCGTGATCGAGTGCGGCAAGACGATCCTGGAGGGAACGGCGTGAGCAGGCAGGACGGCGGGCAGGACGGCGGGCATGCCTGCTACCGCTGCGGGCACCCCGCTCCGTCATCCGCGCCGCCCCGCACCCTTGCCGCGCTGTGCCCAGCCTGCGTAGCAGCGCAGCGCGCCGGAAAGGGACTGCCGCCAGGCAGCGTCACTAAGTAGGGAGATCCCCAATGGCCGATTCATTGCACAGTGCCTATCCTGAGTTCTTCGGCGGCGCGGTGATCGCCCCGCCCATCCCCCGCAGCTCCGGCCTCTACGCCGGCATCGACGACCCCTTCGCCACTCTCTCGGCCCTCCAGGCCAACCAGCGCAACGACCTGCGCGACTACGTGACCGAGGCCGGCGACCGCACCGGCCAGTCGCTGGCCATCCCCGTCCGCAACCAGGGTCGCTTCGGCGCCTGCACCGGTTTTACCGGCACGGCCGTCCGCGCTGCCCTCGCCGCGCGCTACCACCTGGAGCGCGGCGAGGCGCCGGAGGTGGGCGACACGCCGTCGGCCCGCTACGCCTACCTGAAGACGCGCCAGCTCGACGGCGACGCGACCGTGGACCACGGCGCCAGCATGGAGAGCGCTTGCCGCGTCTACCCGCTGTTCGGCGTCTCGCCAGCGCGGTTCGATCCCTGGGACGACGCCGCCGCGGCGAAGGGCGACATGGTCTGGCTGAACCACACGCCGACGAAGGAGGCCGATGACGGCGCCCAGTTCTTCGGGGCCAGCGGCTACGCCCGGCTGAACGGCCAGGGGCTCAGCCTAATCGCCAGCATCGTGCAGTGCATCGCCGACGGCTACCCGGCCCTGCTCGCCTTCGGCGTGCCGCAAAGCTTCATGGAAACCGGGCCGGACGGCAAGGTCAAGATGCCGGGCGCCAGCGAGCCGAGCCAGGGGGGGCATGCCAACGCGGCCTTCGCGGTATTCCTCGATAATAGCTTTCCCGGTGGAGGTTGCATCCTGCACCAGAACTCCTGGACGGAGAGCTGGGGCCAAGCGGGGTGGGGGTACCTGCCCTTCGCGTGGGCAACGACAAAGATCCAGGCCGGCCAGGGCATCGGCACCTACTGGTTGGGCGAAGCTCACACAGTACGCTAAACCGCGTGGGCCGGCTCCTTATACGCGTATAAGGGAATCGGGTGAGCATCCACATCGGTGACGCGAACCCCTACTACGCCTTCCTGGCTCTGCTACGCGGCCAGGACGAGATGCAGCAGGCACTCGCGCGCATCGAGCGCAACCAGGCCACGCTGGGAGCCGCGGTGGCGCGCATCGAGCTGAAGGAGGGGACGATCATGGCGCTGACCCAGGCGGAGCAGGACGCCATCGCCGCGCTCACGGCGAAGATCACGGAGATCGGCGGTGACGTGGACGCAGTCGTCGAGGCAGTCAAGGGCAACCTGGTCAACCTCCAGAGCCAGGTGGCGGCACTCACGGAGCTACGCGACCAGCTTCAGGCCAACGATGCGGCCGACGCGGCGCAGATCGCCTCGCTGAGCACGACGATCACGGCGCTCAACGAGGCCGCGGCATCGTCGGAGTCTGAGGTGCTCGCCGCGCTGCACGGCCTGGGCGGCCACCTCGACGACCTGGACACCCACGTCGAGGGCCTGGCGCCCGCGCCCCCGCCGCCGCCGGCGCCATGAAGAACCCCCTGGCGCAGCTTCTCGGCCTGGCTCCGCGGCCCCTGAAGCGCCTGGACCGGCCGGAGTGGACCTGGCGGCAGAGCGGTAAGCATCGCGGGACCGGCGACGGCTGGGCGGCGACGGTTAAGCTCGACCGGTGCCTGACGCTGAACGGCGGCGCGCCCGGGGAAGGCATGGTGATCGAGACCTGGCGGCTGCCGGTCGTATCTTTCGAGGCCCGGCCGCCCGAGGGCCGGATCGCGAACCCGCTCGCGGAGCTGGTGCCGTCGGTCGGCCTCCCGACGCCCAACCTGTTCCGGCCGGTGGGACGCACGGCGTCGGGCGACCCGGTATACCTGGATAGCCGCGGTCGGCGGCGCGTTTACCCGGCCGCGCCGCAGAGCCGGGCTAACCCCGCACTTTCGAATCCGATCCACCGCTAGGAGCTGGACGGGGCCGCGAGTTCGGGCAGGCTCGCGGCGCCCGTCGAGCCAGGGGAGGACACCGTGGCAGACCTGGACGAGGCGCGCGGGCGGTTCGAGGCGATCCAGGCCGAGTGCGACCGCGACGACCTGCGCCACACCGTCATCACGCAGCCCAGCGACAGCATGACAAAGGCCCAGCTCACCCAGCTCTGCCAGGACAACAACGCCTTTGCGGCCGACATCCAGGCCGCGCTGGGGATCGTCTGGGAGCACGCCGCGGCGGGGCTAGGCGCGCTGGCCGGCGACCAGCCGGGCCCGCCGCCCGAGCCGCCGCCCGCCGAGCAGTGGAATGGGCCGGCAGCGGGCTTCTACGGTAGCCAGCACTACGGCTCCGGCGCCCGCGCCTGGGGCAACCTGACGATCCCCCACGGCATCCCCCGCGGCGCGCTGTTCCAGGTCCACGGCGGGGGCTGGATGATGGGCGATCCCTACCAGGCCGGCCCGCTCGTGGACGCCGTGGTAGTCGATGACTATGTGCCGCTGCTGGAGGGCCAGTACGGCCTGTCCGAGGGGCACCGCTACGGCCTCCAGGTGATGGCCTCCTACGCGGCGCAGCGCTGGGGCGTGATCGTCTGGGAGCCGGCCTACAGCTACTCCAGCGGCGATCCGGACGTCTGCCTGCGCGACGTGACGGCGGCGGTCACCTGGCTGCGTCAGCAGCTCGCCGCGTGGGGCGTGCCGAGCTTGCCGATCGTCTACGCCGGCCACAGCGCCGGGGGGCAGCTTAGCCTGCGCGCCGCGCTGGACCCCGCCCTGCCGGCGCCCGCCGCCTGGCTCGGCATGGCTGCCGCGGGCCTAACCGTCCACCGCACTGCCGACGTGCAAGACGCGCCTGGCGGTTTCGGCCAGGGCGGCACGGGCTGGATCTTCCAAACGGCGTGGGGCAACCCGGCCAACTGGCCGAGCTACGCGCCGGACACCCACCTGCACGACCGCGGTGAGCGCTTTCCCCTGTACGTCGAGCAGGGCAATCAGAACGGCCGGGATGATGGGTCCGTGCTGGTCCGCTGGGCCGCCAACTTCACCCCGCTAGCAGTAGGAGCTGGGTGGCCCACTCAATACCACGAGCAAAGTGGCGCTAATCACTTTGCGATCCGGTTTGACCAGTCTCCAACTACCAGAGCGGATATGGACAAGATCTGGTCTGAGGTCTAGGCGGCACCGTGTTCGTAGCCGCTGTCATCGTGGAGAGATTCTCCAATACGCATCACTGCCACCTGGAGACCGTGCCCCCGCGGCGTGGCGAGTGGGGCTGCTTCCTGGACCTGAAGTACGAAGTAGAGCGCCACTACGGCACTCAGGTCAGCTTCTACTACCGGGATATCGGCAGTGCGAAGGCCGTGCCGGTGGGCTGGGTCTTCCAGTGCAACGACGGCGAGGCGGTCATTGAAACCTGGGTCAGCGTCGTCGACGCGGCTACGCTGAAGTACATCGACATCCGCCACCTGGCGGCGCTGATCCCGGCCGATCCGCCGCATCCGAGCATCCTGCACCCCGCGAGCAGCGGCACGTGGGACTGACCGCGCCATGGGCGCCGCGTGCCCCCGCTGCGGTGGCTCGCTGCTGTTCGAGCGCGACGACGCCACGCGCGGCCAGGTGGCGGCCTGCCTGATGTGCGGGGAGCGGCTGTGGCTGAGCGGGATGCCGACCGATTACGCGCCGCCGATCCGCAGCGGACCGCGCCCGCGGCCGGAGCAGGTACGGGGCCAGATCGACGGGCGGCGGCTGCTGTTCGAGCCGGCGCAGGTGGCCGCCATCCAGGCGGCGCTCGACGCGGGCGTGCCGGTGCAGCGCGTGGCGCGGCGGTTCGGCTGCGCCTACGAGACGATCCGGCGGATCAAGCGGGGCGAGTACCGCTAGGAGGAGGGGCTCGTGGAGTGGCTGATCAGCATCTTCAGCACCGGCTGGGTGAAGGCGGTGGTCGTCCTGATGTTCGCCAACGTCGCCACGGGCATCGCCGTCGCCCTGTACACGGGCGTATTCGACCTGGGCGACCTGGCGAGCTGGCTGCGCAGCCGGGCCGTGCCGTACCTGCTGGGCGGCGCGGCGGCGAAGCTGGCCGTCCAGATCGGCGGCGCGGACCTCGGGATCACGCCGGACATGGCCGACGCGGTGTGGGCCTTCGTGATCCTAGCCCTGGTGGGCCACATCATCCAGAACCTCCGTGAGCTGGGCCTGCCGCTGTCGCAGCAGTTCGGCGCGCCGCGGTCCGACTCGCTGAGCCCGCCCAGCCCGCCGCTCGTCGAGCCACCCCCGCGGCCCTAGTGGTACACTGGGCTCGCCGCTGATCACGGCACGGCAGGCGGCCCGACCCGTCTGCTGCGACGTCTGGGCCACTACGTCAGCCGTCGCCGCCGATGCCTCGTGAGCGCACACACTCGCGAGGCATCGGTGTGTCTAGTCGTCGGGCAGCATCAGCGCCCGGCGGAAGATGCCGACGATCTGGGCGTGCTTGGCCGCGGCCTCCTCCCAGGTGTCCCAGCTCCAGCTCATCTCCGATCCCTTGTCCTCCGGGCCATCCTGCATCTGCAGCAGCGTCTCGAAGAGGGCGACCGGCTGCCCGGTGAGCAGGCTCTGCGCGCTCTGGCCGAGGAAGACCGTGCTGACGCTGGCGGAGCGCTCGGTGGCCGGGTCTTTCCAGCGCCAGAGGCCGACGCGCCGCGCCGCGATGTCCTCCACCAGCACTCCCCAGGCGAGCGCGTCCGGCGCCGGCACGGGCGTCTGTCCGTCTAAGACCCAGAGGCCACGGCTGAGCTGCGGGTCGCTCACCAGTGCACGTACTCCCGCGCGGCCAGGAGGTCGGCCGCGAGTCGCCTAATATCCCCACCGCGCTCGCCCTGCAACAGTGCCTGGCCCCCACGGCGCCAATAAACAGCCAGCATTACAATCTGGCGCCAGATTGCATAGTCGTGCGCCTTCTTAGTCCGTAACGGATAGGCGTCAAAGTGCGGGATAATGGCGCTGTACAGCACGTCCCGATGGCCGACCTTCCATGTCAGGGTCGGATGTTCGCTAGGAGACACCCGCTTCCCGGCGTAGAGAGCGCCAATGCCGGTAGTCTCCCGGACTTCCTCAAGAACTGCGCGGTCGTCATCTCGCAACTTGATCTCGAAACAAAGGGTCAGGTGGCCTCTCAGTACCGAGGCCCGAAAGTGTCCCTCGCCATCGGTCAACCCAGTAAGCCAGGCGCCAAACAAGGGGTCGTAGGCTGGGATCTGCAGTGGCGGCGGCTGAAACTCTGACCTCACCTGATCCGCTCGTTCTCGTAAAAGCGCCTTCTCACGACGGTAGTAGTAGGTCTTGCGGCTTGCCTTGCGGCAGGTGCGGCAAGCGCGGAATCCATCGGGCGTCCAGTATAGGTTGCTACCGGAGTACGGATGCCCGGCTGGGCAATGGGTATGCTGCACGGCTCCTACCACTGGATGTACTCCAGGGTGGGGTCGCCACCTGGGCGGCGCCTACCGGTAGCGATGTCTCGATACCATCCGGTAGGCTCTCCCTCTCCACTCCAAAGCTGGAAGGCGACTACAGCCGCCCACAGGTCCGGGTATCAGTAGGTGGCGTCGTAGGTGATCGCCCGCCGGTCGGCGCTGACCGTCAGCCGCGGCAGCGTGTAGCCGAGGTTCAGGTCGAGCACGCGGCCGTCCGGAAACTCGCGGCTCAGCCAGCCGCGGTCGGGGGTGCAGGGCGCATAGAGTTCATCCACGGTTTCTCCGATCCACGACCGCCTGCGCGATCGCCTCCCGCGTCGCCTCGCAGACCGGCGCGACAGGCAGCTCGCGCGCGACGGCTAGCGCAATCACGGCACACTTCAGGCAGAAGCGGCCCAGCTCGCCGCCCTGCCCGGCCACGACGGCCAGGACCGCGCTGCGCCGGCAGCGGCCCGCGTCGCAGCGGCGCACCAGGGGTGCGAGGTACGGTTCGGGCATGATGCCTCCTACGCACAGCGCGAGCAGATGCGAGCGTTGCCGGGCGCTCGCCACAGCGGACACTGTCGCGCCTCGAACACGGCATAGGAGCAGCGCCAGGCCGCCCCGCAGACCGGGCAGCGGTGAGTATGCGCCGCGACGTCACGCTTGCTGCGGTGGCCCATCGGTGACCTCCTCCTCCGCCGGCGGGGTCCGCCAGTCCGGCACGGCGAGCCCGTAGGACTCGGCGAGGTAGCGCACCGCCAGAGCCTGCACGTCAGCGGTGCGGAGCCCCAGGTCGGCGGCAAGCTGCTGCTGCGTGCCCAGCTCCTCGTCGTCGGCGGCCCAGGTGCGAAAGGCCAGGTCGCGCGTCGGCCAGCGCACCATGTAGCGCTGGATCGCCGTCACGTCCGTCTCAGGAATCGCGCGCTGCGCCAGCGCCGCGAGCGCCTGCCGGATCACGAGGCTGCGGGACCACTGCGCGTCGAGAGCCAGGTGGGCCAGGGGCGCGGTCAGGCGCTCGATGAGCGGCTCTACAAGCGCCATCATCTCGGAGTCGATCCACCACCGCGCCTTGACGCGGTGGGCTAGTTCGGTTTCCATGCGTGCCTCCTCGCGGGTTGGCTAAACCCGCTACCTCATTATAAACTATCTCGTTACCCCGCGAGGGTACCTACTGGCCATATCACGCGGGATGGGTTATAATCTAGCGTAGGTACCCACATGGGGTACCGCAGCCGCAGGAGGAACGCCAGATGAACCGCCCAACCCACCGGTGCGCCAGGTGCGGCACCGCGACTAACCACCCGACGTGGGTCGCCCACCGCCCCTACTGCGCTGCCCACTACCGCCTGGTCGCCGTCCCCTACTGCAACGGGTCCACTCCGTGCAGCCCGCAGTGCCCCACGCCGCGCAGGGAGGCCTAACCGTGGCAAGCAAGGCTCAGCACCGCCGCTGGCACCGCATGTGGGTCGAGGATGCCCGACAGCGCGAGGACGACGCTTTCGTGATCGTCGCCACGGGCCTGCGCGGGGAGGCCTACACCCCCGACTGGATGAGCGGGACCACCTTCGAGGACTACGAGGCCGTCTACGCCCTGCTGGCCAGCCCCTACGGGTACGAGGACCGCAGCGAGTACAGCCGCATCGACGTTTACACGGGTTCTCGCGCCCGCGAGTACGAGATCACCACCTGGGTCGATCCCGTCTGGTCGTGGGTGCGCCCCGAGGAGGTGAGCTAGATGGCCGCCAAGACTCCCGCCCGCGGGTACGTCACCGCCGCGCTGGCCCTCCGGGGCCTGCACCCCAACCGGCTGAGCCGGTCGGCCAAGACCGGCCGCTGGACCGCCCGCTGGAGCTACTACTACCGCCACGGGCGGGACTCCGAGAGCTTCGCCGAGCGGGTCGGCGAGGTCTTGGGCGCCAACGTGGTTGACCACGGGGACCGCTGGGCCCCCTGGCCCCGCGACAGCTACTGGTGGGTCGAGTTCGAGTTCACGACGGTGGAGGACTAGATGGACCGCGACTACGGGAGCCTGCAAAACCTGCTCGCGGGGAACGCCCGCAGCGCCGAGCCGGTCGTCGGGGAGGGGGCGACCATCATCTGGTGGAGCGACCGCTTCCCCGCCACGGTCGAGCGCGTCAGCCCGAGCGGCAAGACCGCCTGGCTGCGCGAGGACCGCAGCATCCGCCTGGACAGCCACGGGATGAGCGACAGCCAGTCCTACCGCTTCGAGCCCGACCCCGCGGGCCGCGAGTCGGTTGCCAAGCGGAAGCGGGACGGGCGCTGGAAGACCACGGGCGGGCAGGTCGTCCAGTTCGGCAGCCGCAGCCGCTTCCTCGACTACAGCTTCTGAGTTCGACTCGATTCGATTCTATTCGCGCCGGAGGATAACGATGATCTACACCCAGGACGAGCTGGAGGACGCCGTGGCCGAGCTGGCCGACGAGGACCCGTCGAGCTGGCCGGTCGCCTGCCGCGGGCGGTGCGCGCGGGCCGGCGGGTGCGACTGCGAGGTCGAGACCGACGGCGAGTGCTCCCACTCCTGCCCCAGCATCCTGCTCGCCAGCGGTTTCTAGCGGAGTGGTCAGGACCGCACGGCATGGGTTATAATCTAGTGTAGGTACCTCACAGGGGTACCGCAGCACAAGGAGGAACCGATGTCTCAGCAACTCCGATGCACCGCCGCCGTCACCCTGAAGATGCGCGGCTGGCGCCCCTGGGTCCTTCCCTGCGGCCGGCCGGTCCCCGCGGGCAATCGCTGCCCCGAGCACGCCGCACAGCAGCGGCTCACCGTCAAGCGCGCGCGGCGCGGCTAGGAGGAGCCGATGCGCCAGGAAACTCGCTGCCAGTGCGGGTGGGTCGGCTACCCTCGCCACCTCGACGCGCACATCCGCGTCGAGCACCACGTCGGCGACCCGCCCCCTAAGCGGCCCGGCTTTCGCGCTGCGCTCGACCACTGCAAGCGCAGCGCGGGCCACGGGCTCACCTTCAGGACCTGCGACGCGCCGGAGTGCGTCGCTTACTGGGATGCCGCTGGCCGCTAGGCCACCTACGCGCGTGAGAGGAGATGGACATGGCTGAAGAACGAGGGTGCGGCGAGCGGATCGCTGGCGGGGTGTACCTGGAGACCCGCCTGTCGCCCACGGGTCACCCACTAGAGTGTTTCTTCATGGACCCGCCGGGGCCGGTGAACACCGGCGGGCTGGGCATCACGCCCCGCGGCGTGAGCCTGATCACCGGGGAGGGCGGCGTCACCCACGTCTGGGACCTCGTCGGCGGCGACAGCTACCCCAACGTCGCGGACATCATCGAGGAGGGCCGGCGCCTGGGGTTCAGCCGCCGCATCGCCAGCACGGCCGACTTCAGCCGCCTCACGCGGTCGTCGCGGCTGATCCTGCTCCACCCCCGCGCGATCATCTTCACCGATCACCAGCGGTACCTCGACGCGGAGCAGACCATCGACGGCCTGCTGCGCTCCTGCTGCCCGCAGGTCGTCGCGGGAGAGCACTGCGGGCGCCGCCTCGGCCCCGCCCACCCCACCGCGCCCGACCGCCTCTGCGGGCGGTACTGGTACCACGACATCACCGGCGGGGTGGAGCCTGACGCGGCCGACAGCGAGAGCGGCCGGGCCGTCGAGGGCGAGGTCCAGCGGACGGTCGGTAGGACTCGCTACTTCGCCTACCCCCGCCCGGAGGGGTGCGTGCCCGAGTACCGGGTGGGGATCATCGGCGCCTTCCCAATCAGCGGCCTGGCCGTCGTTGCCGATCCCCTGGAGGGAAAGCACGAGGAGGGCTACGCCGCCGCGAAGCACAGCAGCCTGCCCGTCACCATCGAGCGCGACTAGGCGCACCACCCGCGCAAGGAGGAGAACCGTGGACGAGGACACCGAGAACACCCAGCCCGCGCTCCTGCCGGCCGAGCGGCCGGAGGGCCGCCCCGCCACCGTGCCCTGCCACCAGATCGCCTTCAGCAGCCCGCTGGAGCCCAGCCCCAGCCTCCGCCGGTCGGTAGCGGCGGTGGGGATCCTCCAGCCGCTGCTGATCCGCCGGAACCCCAACGGAGACAGCCTCTGCCCCTGGGTGGTCACCGACGGCAACCGACGCCTGCGCGCCGCGCTACTGGCCGACCTGACCAGCGTGCCGACGCTGATCATCGAGGGCGACGCCAACTGGGGCGCGGTCGCCCAGCTCAGCACGAACGCCACTCGCTCGCAGAACCTGGCGGCCGACCTCAAGAGCGTGGAGCAGCTCGCTACGGCGGGCTACACGGCGAAGGAGATCGGCCAGGCCGTCGGGCTCACCCGCGTTCAGGTAGAGCGCCTGCTGGGTATGCAGCGGTTGGACCCGGTACTGCGGCAAGGGCTCGACGACGGGAAGCTGACGCTGGGCACGGCGACCGAAGCGGCGAAGCTGCCGGTGGTCAGCCAGGAGGCGCTGGCCGAGAAGTTCACCAACGAGGGCAAGCTGACGGGCGGGGACATCGCGGAGCAGAAGACCGCCCGCGCCGCGCAGGCGCTCGCGATGACCGACGTGGACGAGTTCCTGGTGGACGCGCCGACGCTGCCCGAGCACGAGGAGCGAGCGCGGTTCGTCAGCCTCGCTCGCCAGGCCCACGACTACGCGGTGCAGGACAACCGCGCCGCCGCCATCGCCACCCTGGAGACCCTGATTAGCGCCCTGGAGAGTTAGCGGAAGACCCACCGGGCCGAGTGGCCCTCACTGGCCCGGTGGGTTATAATCAAGTGTAGGTACCCCCGCAAGGTACCGCAGCACAAAGCGCGTGGAGGAACAGATGGACACCAAGCAGACCAAGGAGCCGTCGGTCCGGCAGGCTTGCGCAGAGGCCGCGCGCGGGCTCCTCGCAGCCCACGGGGAGCTGCGAGCGCTGGACGCCTGGAACGGCAGCCGCGTGCCGGCGGAGGCGAAGCGGTCGCTGAACGCGGTGATCGCAGACTGGGTGGCGCGCAACGAGCCGCCGCTGTCGGTCCACGCCCGCCTGGCGGCGCTGATCAACGCGGAGCACCCCGTGGTGGGGGAGGTCCGCTACCAGGTCCGCCTGGCGATGGTCCACCACCTGCGCGACGGCTGGGCAGGCACCGGCGCGGGTGCGCCGGTCGAGACGATTCCCCCACTCGACGAGCCGACCCCCGACCTGCCGCCCAGCGGCCTCGACGTGGAGACGCTGGTACGGCAGGCGCTTGCCGAGACCGCGCCGGAGGCAGAGCCGGAAGCTGCACCGGAGCCGCCCGCGCCCGCTACCCCCGACGCCTGGGAGTGCGGCCTCTGCGGCCTGGTCATCGCTGACCAGGCCGCGCTGGTCACTCACATCGCTGACTGCGAGGGGCCAATCGCGCCGACGGAGGAGGAACCCCTGCCCCCCGCCGGCCCCGCCCTGGTGTTTAGCTACGGCGGCACCGAGATCCACCGCGAGCCGGCGCCGGAGGAGCCGGCCGGCTCAGCCTCGCCGGTGGACGACTCCGGCGGGCGCTACGAGTGCGCCCTGTGCGGCATGGTCACGGAGGGCCAGGCGGTGCTGGAGGCCCACCTCGCTCAGTGCACCGGCACGGGGAGCAGCGGGCGGTCGAGCCGCCGCGGCAGCGCGGTGCCGAAGCCGGCGAGCAAGAAGCGCAGTGCCAAGAGTCGCCGCTAGGCGCAGTCGGCAGCACGGGCGCGCCCCGCCGGCGGGGCGCGCCCGGTCGCACAGGGAGGCACTCGTGAGCTACCTCATCGTCCAGAACGCCGACTCGCGCTTCCGCCGCCACCTGGCGCTGGCCACCGGGCCGGGCCGGGTGTACGGTCAGCCAAACCCTGCCGTCCGCGCGCTGTGCGGCCAGTGGCCGGGCAAGGGCACTGCCATCGGGACGCCCGGCGCGGAGTGGGCGCGGTCCTGGGACGCTACCCAGCCGCAGCCCGATCCGTTCAACCAGTGGATCTGCCCGGACTGCGAGGCCAGCCTGACCGCCGAGCGCGAGGGCTACGACTGGCTGCTGCCGCCCAGCGACCGCCTGGGACACCTGCGGGAGCGAGTGCAGCGCCTAGCCACCGAGGTCGCAGCCCTGCGCGCGCAATACGTGCCGCCGGAGAGCACGGAGGACGCCGGCTGATGGAGATGGAGACCGAGATCCGCATCGAGCAGCAGAACGACGGGCGCTGGCTGGTGATCCTGGTGCGGCCGGTGCTGGAGCAGGCCTACGGACCCTACGACCTGCCGGAGGCCCAGCGCCAGGCCGACCGGCTGCGCAACCTGTACCGCAGCGAGAACGGCGCCGTCTTAGAGCGGGTGGCTCAGGCCGTCCACGACGGGATGCAGGCCGACGGGCTCAAGCCGTCGGCCTGCATCGCCGGAGCCGCCGCGATCCGCGACCTGCTGAGCAGCGACGCAGCCGACGAGACGGCGGGCATCTTGCCCGTGGAGCTGGTCGCCGTGACGGCTGCCGCCTTCAACGCGCCGGGCTGGCGGCTCCTGCTGGCGCACAGCGACCCGCACCGCGACCCGGCGCGCTGGGCCGCCGACGGCGCGTGGAGCGTCGGGCTGGGGTTCGGCGCGGACCCGGAGCCGGGCCGCTGGCCGGGCCACCTGGTCGCGGTGGTCGACCGCCGCTGGCTGGTGGACCCGACGCTGGGCCAGGCCAGCCGCCCGGACCGGGGCCTAACCCTCCCGGATATCCTGGTCCTGCCGCTCACCGAGCGGTGGGTGCGGGGGCGCGAGGACACCGTGATCCGCCTGCCCGGCGACACCACCGTGACCGTCGCGCGGCGGCGCAATGCCCCGTCTTTCCAGCACAGCCCGGACTGGCGGGAGTCCAGGCGCCGCACTCAGCGCGTGGCTGCGGCGCTGGCCCTGCTCCAGGCTGAGGAGGCGAGGTGATGGCTAAACTGCCGGTCAACCTGGCGCGCTGCCAGGAGTGCCTCCAGACCTTCACGATCACCCCGCTGCGCTGGCAGCCCAAGCCGCGACACTGTAGCCTGCGTTGCGTCTGGCGCGGCGAGGCGCGGCGGGCACGCGCGGACGCGGGGCTGCCGGCCTGGTTCCCCGCCGTGCCCGTCAGCCGCACCTGTCCCGACTGCGGGGAGACGAAGAACGTCGACCTCTTCGGCCGCCGCAGCTCAGTCCAGCCCGAGTATGTGCAGTCCTACTGCATCAGCTGTCGCAGCCGCTACGACAGCCGGAGGAACTAGCCATGCCCGACGAGTTCTGCCCCAGCGAGACCGCGCACAGCATCGCGCCCGACGGGACTACCTACCACCCCCACGGACCCGACGATCCTTGCGACCTGCTGCTGCCGGGCGGGTACGCGCTCAGCGTGATCGGGCCGGGCGAGCTAGTCGACACCTGGTCGCACCGCTGGGGCACCGACTGGGCGCCGATGGCCGAGCGGGATATCGACATGGCCAGCGCCCTGGTCGCCCTGATGCGGCACCCCGGTGAGGCACACAGCAGCCGGGACGGAGCGCGGGGCACCTACCCCGACTACACTATGGTGCCGGGCTCAGCGCACATCTGGTGCGCCGTTTGCGGCGAGCTGGTCGGCGCGCACGCCGAGGTCGTCCAGGACGCCATTAGCTGGACGCCGGCCCCCGACGATCCGGGCTGGTGGCAGCGGTGAGCGCGGTCGCGCGTCCCCGTACCCCCGAGGGCCGGTACCGGACCGCTGCCGCGCCCGGCATGACCGGCCCGGAGCTGCGCCGATGGCGGCGGTGCTCCGGCCTGACGCAGCGCGAGCTGGCGTACCGCGTCGGCTACCAGCCGCCCAACGTCACGGCGATGGAGACCGGCGCGCGGCCGGTCATGCCGGCCGTCGAGGCGTACGTGCGCGCCCACCCGGCGCCGGAGCACACCGGCGACTACACACTCGACCCAGCAGGCCTGGAGCGCGCGCTACGGACCTTCGGCTCGTACGCCGTGTTCGCTCGCTGGTGGGGGGTGGCGGAACTCACGCTGCGGCGCTGGCGGTTCGGGGAGCAGTCGCTCCCCATGCCGCTCCGCGCGTGGCTGCGCGCGGGCGCTCCGCACCGCTGGGACGGCTGCACACACTGGCACCGGCGCCGCCGAGACCACTGGTAGACCCCGCGCGGATAGGTTATAATCTAGCGTAGGTACCCCCGCAAGGTACCGCAGCAACAGGAGGCGCCAAGTGACCTACGAGACCTGCCCGGTCTGCCAGAACATCGGCGGCGCTGGCAACGCCGACTGCCCCGGCCACGACGACGAGATCCCCGAGGACTTCCGCCCCGCCGGCCTGGACCGCGAGACCGCCAGCGCCATCTGGAGCACCAAGCGGTGCGACGGGTGCGGGCGGACCCTCCCCGCCGCTGAGATCGTGGTCGTAGGCCGCGGGTGGGTCAACTGCGGGGACTGCGCCGCCGCCCCCGCCACGCCCCCGCCGTACTGCCAGGACCCCGAGCGCTGCGGCCAGAACGACCCCATCAGCGAACAGTATGGGTTCACTCACATCGCCTACTGCCAGAGCTGCGAGGCCGCTCACGCGCTGGAGGAGCGCGGGATGCCGCTGATCGCGGGCGCCAGCGAGGAGACCCTCAGCCAGCGCATCGACCGGGAGCTGGCCGAGGAGGCCGTCCAGGCCGAGGTCGACTTCGCCCAGGGCCGCTGCTGGGTCTGCCAGCGCAAGCTCGCCGACTACCCTAGCCTCATCAGCCAGCGAGAGTGCTACTTCTGCAGCCAGGAGCTAGCCTGCTTGGTCGCCGAGGCCGAGGCGGAGTTCGGCGTCAAGTTCCAGAAGGAGGTCTAGATGGACACCACTGCACCCCGCCTGACCGTCGCCGCCCTGGCCGACCGCCTGCTGGCCCTGCTGCCCGCGCTGGCCGACGACGAGGGCGCCGTAGTGGAGGCTCACGCCAGCGTCGTGCTGGCCCGCCGCGACCTCGCCAACGCCGAGATGCACGCCTGGGACCAGGACCTCGTGGAGGGCTCCAACGCCGAGAAGCGCGCCACCAGCCTGCGGAAGCAGACGCTCCAGGAGATCATCGAGGTCGAGCGCGCGGAGGGGCGCCTGCGCCGCGCGCAGTCCACCCTGCGGGTCCACGAGCAGGAGGCGCGGAGCCTGCGGGCGATCATCCCCGCGCTGGACACGCGCCTTATCGTCACGGAGCGGGAGTGAGCGATGGACCAGTGCCACTACCACCCGGCGGTCGCCGGGTGGCGCGTCTGTCCGGGCTGCGCGATCACGCTCTGCGTGATGTGCCCGGCGGAGGTCGCCGGCGGCCAGCTCGCCTGCCGCCGCTGCGGCTACGTCATCGGGCAGTTCCGCCAAGCGCCGCAGAGAGAGGAGCCCCCGTGGCCGAGAGTCTAACGATCCCGCTGGTAGGGCCGGCGCGGGCGCCCTGCGCCTGGCCTGTGCTGCCGGCCTGCCCGCACCTGGCGCGGGTCTACGTGGAGGCGCCGCCCGGCAGCGGCGCGTTCGTCGGGGTCTGCCGCGCCCACCAGCGGCGCTGGGAGCGTCAGTTCGCCGCGCAGATCGCCGCGCACTACAGGCGCCCCGCCGGCGGGGCGCCTGGCGAAGGGGGGTAAGCGATGCGGTCCAGGGCGAGCAAGTTCTACGACACGCTAGATTACGAGGTCAGCAACGCCCGCGGGATTGCCTACGCGTTGCGCGAGGAGATCGGCAGCTACTGGCGCCACATGCACCGCTGCCGCAAAGAGGCTGCCCAGGCAGCGGCCGATCCGCCCGCCGACGCCTACACTCGCACCAGCACGCGGATCAGCGCCGACCGGAGCGAGAGGCAGCTCCGCCTCCTACTCGGCATCCGGCGCGAGGGCCTGGGCCGGTGAGCGAGCCGTGGCGCGGACCCCACCACAGCGACGACCGCATCTCCTACGAGGCCACAGTCGCCCGGCAGGGCGCGCGGATCGTGGCTGGACCGCGACACTACTGCCCCGGCTGCGGGCTCGACCTGCCCTGTGCGAACACGGAGCCGGAGGGCTGCTGGGCCTGCGTCAGCGGGCGGGGGTTCGACATCTGCCCGGCCTGCATGCTCATCGCAGTGGGACAGCGATGAGCGCCCCGAGACTGCGGTTCAGCCTGGTCCACCGGACGAGGGACGGCGAGCACGTCGTCCAGCAAGCCGACCACTACGCCGCCATCGCCCAGGCCGCGACGGAGTGGCTTGCGCGCTGGCGCGCGGGGCGCCTGACCGTGGGGCGGAGCCACTGCCGCGCCTGGGGCGTGAACGCCCACGCCTGGCGGCTGGTCGGCCCGCCGCCAGACTACGACGCGAGCTGGCTAGTCATCGTCGATGCGAGGAGGCTCCTGCCATGAGCGAGCGCCAGGCTAGTAACACGGGAGGGCCGGTTTCCGCCGCGCTCCTCGCCTTCGTCCGCGCCTACGCAAACGCCGACCACCTGGACGCCGACCAGAGCGAGGTAGCGCTCTTCCGCGCCTGGCTTGCCGCCGTCGGCGTACTCGGCGTCCGGGCCGAGGTTCCGCCCCGCGCTCAGACTGTCATGCGCGAGCATCCCGAGCTGTCCGAACTGCGCTTCGGGCCGGGTGGCGCCGACGACCTGCGGCTGGAGCCGCGCGGGGAGGATGCTTGAGCCGACGATGGCGTCTGTCTGCCGTGCTGCTGCTCGCCGGCCTGGGGCTCGCTCCGCCGGCCGGTGCGGCGCCGAGTGCGGCCATCACGGTGACCCCGTTCCTGCCGCCCGACTGCGCGGGCTTCAGCGGCGCGGCCCACGTGGGCACCGGCGTGATCACCGCGCCGGTGGGCCAGGTGATCGTGGCGGTCGCGGTCCACGACGGCAACGCCAGCCCGGTACTCGGGCCGAACCAGTGCATCCAGTTCACGACCGACGGCGCTTTCGTCAGCCCGCCCGGCCACGACTGCTACACGGTAAGCGGACTGGGGACCGCCGCGGTGACGGTGAGCGACGCGCCGCAGATGGACTGCGGGGGGATCAGCTTCGTGCAGGTGCTCACGCAGGCTGCGCTTACGCCCACGCAGACACCGACGCCCACGAGCACGCCCAGTTCCACGCCCCCGAGCACGCCCACGGGCACGCCCAGCCCTACGCCGACGGCCACGAGCACCGGCACCTCGCCCAGCACCGGGACCGCCACGCCATCGCCAACCGGCACGGTCACGGAGACGCCCAGTGCGACGCCCTCACAAACGCCATCTCCCACCAGTGGGATTCCGGCTACTGCGACTCCAACGGGCCTACCTACTCTACTGCCGACGGTAGAGCCTACCGGGACGCCGAGTCCGAATCCCCCTGGGACTGCGTCGCCCACGGCGACCGCTACCACCATGGCTAGCCTGACGCCGACCAGCACCGCGACCGGAGGGCCGAATGCGACGCCGACGCCGACGCCACCTCTCAGCGGAGGGGCTACTCCTACTGGCACTGCGACGGGCCTACCTACTCTGGTGCCGCCAGCGGAGCCTACCGCTACAGCATCTCCGCTTCCGACCCTACCTCTACCGCCGACCGCGACTGTGACACCGACTGTCCCAACAATCATTATTGGGACACCGACTGTCCCAATAACCGTTGCTGCGACACCCACGGCGACTGCGCTGGTGATCAGCCTGCCGCCGGTCCCGCTGCCCCCGCCGGGCGGGATCCAGCGGGGCCTGCCGGCGCCGCTCCTAGCCGAGCGCGGCGGCCCCGCCGGATACCCGTTAGCCGAGGCCGCCGGGGAAACCGAGGTGCCGGTGGTGCCCGAGGTGCCGACGGTGCTGCTGCTCCTGACCGGCGCCCTGCTCATCTGGCTCGCGCGCCACTGGAGGCGCCGGTGAAGAACCGCCGAGTCCTGGTCCGCATCGTCGAGTCGGTCTACTACGACGTAGAGGTAGAGATTCCCGACGGCCGCGCCACGGTCGAATACCTAGATGCCCTGGCGACCGCCGACTGCCTGGGCGATCTCGTCGACCCGACCCAGGCTAACGTCACCACGCGCACCTGGGAACCCATCGGGGAGCCCCCCTGGCCGGCAGCCCAGCCGCGCTAGAAGGGCCATTCCTGCGCCTGAGCGGCCCGGAGCGGGTACTCCGGGCCGCCGGCGTGTAAACTCACAGCCAGTAAGCAGAAGGGCGCCTAGGAGCGCGCGTGCGCGGGACCAGCCTCGCGGGCACCGTCCGAGCGGCGGCAGTGACGGCCTGGCACGTCAGCGACTACGGGCCGGACCTCTGGCGGCTAATCTTTCCCGTGCAGGCGCTCCGCGCCTTCGACGGCTACCCCGTCGAGCTGGTCGACGGGCGCGCGCCGAACGCCTGGCAGCGCATCAGCAGCCACGCCGTCCTGCTCTCCCGCCCATCCGCCGCCACCACCGCCTGGTTCGACGTGGTGCGCGACGCCCAGCTCGTGCTGCTCGCCGACTTCGACGACGACGTGTTCACCGACGCCTACTACGCCCAGTGGGCGCGGTTCAGCGAGGGCGACACCGGCGAGCAGGCCTTTCAGGAAGCGCAGGCCCGCAACCTCCGCAGCCTCCGCAATATGCACGGCGCCACGGTCACCAGCCCGGCGCTGGCCGCGCTCATCGACACTGCCGCGCCGCGGCTGCCCGTGGCGGTGGTGCCGAACGCGATTCCCTGGGCGTACTGGCGGCGCCGCTGCCGGGCCGGCGGGCAGGCTCCGTCGGGCAGTCCGACTATCGGCTGGCTCGGCGGCTCCCGCGAGGACGCGGACATCGCCCCGATGCTAGGTGGCTGGGCAGCCATCGCGCACCGCCACCCCGCTGTCCGGTTCGTGGTCGCGGCGCCCGTGCCGGCTATCGTCACCGCGGCGCTGCCGCCCGACCGGCTGGAGCCACGGCCCTGGCAGCCGATCGACCGCTACGAGCCGCTGTACGGGGGCCTGGACATCGGCTGCTGCCCGCTGGCGGACACGGCCTGGAACCGCCACAAGAGCCCGTGTAAGGCGTTCGAGTATGCCGCGGCCGGCGCCACTGTGGTCGCCAGTACGCCGGTCTACCGCCGGGTGCTGCGGCCCGGCGTGGATGCGCTGATCGCCGACACGGCTGCCGACTGGGAAAGCGCGCTGGAGCGACTGGTGACGGATCCGGCACTGCGCGCGCGGCTGAGCGGGGAGTGGGCGCGGCGGGTGCAGGCCGAGCACAGCCTGGAGACACAGCGCCACCGCTGGGCCGAGGCGTGGACGCGGCTGATCACGCGCCAGCGCGGGCGGTTCAAGACCACGGGGCCGCGCCTGTGAGCGCGCCGCTACTCAGTGTCGTGGTGCCGACCATCGGCCGGCCGACGCTGGAGCGGACGCTGCGGTCGCTACGCTACCAGGCGCCGTCGAGCACGCTGGAGATCGTCGTCGTCGGCGACACGCACCAGGCCACCTACGCGCGAGCGCTGGGCACGGTGCCGTACCTGTGCGACCAGTTCGAGGCCCGCTACCTGGAGCACGACGGGGGGCTGCACTGCGTCGGCCAGCCGCAGCGCCAGCGGGGCCAGGCGGCAGCCCACGGGCTGTGGCTGGCGTGGCTCCAGGACGACGACGTGTGGGCGGCGAACGCGCTAGCGACCATCCGGCCGTTCCTGGCCTACGTCCGGCCGCTGCTGTTCCGCGCCGAAACACGCCACGGCGGGACCGTCTGGCGGGAGCCGCGGCTGGAGCACGGCAACGTGGATGCGAACTGCCTGGTGGTGCCGAACGTGCCGGCGCGGCTGGGGCGGTGGCTGAACCACTACGACGGCGACTACGCCATGATCGCCCACACGGTGGGGCTCTGGCAGCACGCCTACTGGCCGCCGCCGCTGATCGCGCTGCACGACCGGGAGCCGGTGGCGACGTGACTGCCGGAGTGGCCGTACCGCGCAGGATGGGTTATAATCTACTGTAGGTACCCCGCTAAGGTACCGCAGCCACAGGAGGAGGATCAGAGATGCCAACCCGCCGCGCCGGACAGGTCGGCCAGATCGACTACCAGGGCCGCTCCCACGACGCCGCCGACTGCGGCAGCTACCGCCTGATTCGCAAGGTCGAGCCGAGTAAGTGGCTGGTCGAGTGGACCGCCGCCTGCGACGCCGCCGACAGCCCCCGTCAGTCGGCTATCCGGTTCATCACCAAGAAGGCGTACGCCCGCTACTTCTAGCGAGCCGCCGCCGCAGCACGAGGAGGAGGTTACCGATGGCCCGCCCCGCCAAGCCCCAGCCCGCCACCAGGCCGCCGCGCCCGACCCCCACCGGCGTGACCTACCTGCTGAAGGACGTCGGCCGCGACAGCAGCTTCACCTTCTCGGTAGGCGTTTTCCCGACTCTGGAGGCCGCCCAGCGCCACGCTGACCCCGCGAGCACCCGCGAGTGGAGCAGCCACACCCGCTGGGGCGGGTATGCCTACTGGTTCACCGACGCCCCCGCCACCGACCGCGTCCTGGAGATCGAGACCGTCCCGACGTTCAGCTAGCCCGTAGGGCGGGAGGTCCCCGCCCGCAGCACGAGGAGGAGCGCCATGGCCATCCGCCAGATGACCAGCCGCGAGGCCTACGAGGCCGACCCCACGGACATCGAAGTCGTCCGCGACTACCCCGGCGCGGAGGACGGCAAGGTCTACCACGACCACTACTGCCTCCGCTCCGCGTTCCACCACCCCGCCTTCCTGCAGGACGGCTGCGGCTTCGGGTGCCACGTCGGCGGGCCGCTCTACATGCACACCACGTTCCGCGGGCGGGTCCTGAAGACCGGCGAGCACAACTGGTACGACGACTCCGACTTTTACGCCATCGTGTGGCACCCCGGCGCCCAGGGGGACTACCCCGCCGAGGTCGAGTACGGCAGCACGCGCGGGTGGTCCTACCCCAACCGCGCCACGGTGGACGCCACCCCCGAGGTCCAGGCCGCCTACGCCGCCTGGCTGGCGGTGCGCCAGGCCGAGAGCGCCGCGCGCCGCAAGCTGGAGCGCGAGGCGCGGGTCGAGCGAGACAAGCTGGTGCGAGTGGTCCGCGGGCGCAAGGTTGCCAAGGGCACGCTGGGCATCGTCTTCTGGACGGGGCCCAGCGCTTACGGCGAGCGGGTCGGCCTGACCGACGCCGCAGGCGCCACCCACTGGACCGCCGAGAGCAACGTCGAGGTCGTCGGGCAGGGGGCCTACGAGGAGGAGGCCCCCGCCTGCTAGCCCCGCTGGCTACTAACGGCAACATGGGTTATAATCTAGCGTAGGTACCCCCGTAAGGTACCGCAGCACCAGGGAGGACACCGATGGCCAAGACAACCGTCACCCACCACCACCCCGCCTGCACCCGCTGGTTCACCGACGGCCGCTGCCAGACCAGCACCCTCTGGCACCGACGGGGGACCGTCCGCGAGATGATGGCCCTGCTCCGCACCCTCCAGCGGAACGCCCGCGGGATGAGCCGGGACTACTTCCTCAGCGACCCCTGCGACGGGACGCCCGAGGACTGCGCCGCCTACGCCAAGGTGCGCTAATGGGACTCATCGACCGCCTGCAGGCCCGCGGGCAGTTCACCCCCGCCTTCCCCCTCGCCGCACCGCGGTGCGCTCGCTGCGGCGAGCTGATCCACCTGACCGTGCTGGCGGTCGGCTGGCAGGGGCCGTACTACCACGCGAGTTGCGCGCCGTCCGCGCGCCCCACCACGGAGGACCAGCCGTGAGCCACATCACCACCGGCCCGATCCCGCACCGCCTGACCGACAAGCAGCTCACTAACCTGGCCATGGAACACAGCAGCTACACTTACCAGGCCTCGCTCGACGCCGCGCCGCTCCAGTGCTGCCGCACCTGCGGCCACTACCCGCGCCGCCCGGTCATCCACACGCCGTATCCCTGCCCCGTCGCCCAGGCGCTCGGCCACCTGTACGTCGTGCAGGGGATGGCCGAGCAGGAGCCGCCGTGGGAGCGGACCGATAGCTAAGATCACGGGCAGCCCGTCAGCGGGCCGCCCGTACTCTGCCCGTGTACCGGCCGGTAGCTGGACGCAACCTATGAAGTTGCGGGAGGAGGTTCGACCCCTCCACGGGCAACCGGGTCTAGCGCGTGAAGGAGATGGACGATGACGATCAAGCTGTGGGCCTGCCAGGTCTGCCGGGGCATCACCGCCAACCCCGACCAGTGCCGCGACTGCCAGCGGCGCCTGTGTGCCGAGTGCTACGCCACTCACCCGCGCCCGTGTGACGGCGCGGCGGAAGGAGCGCCCCAGTGAGCCTGGCCAAGATGGTCATGGACCTGCTCGGGGCGGCCGAGGCCGACGCCGCGCGGGAGGCAGCGCGGGATGCCCGCCTGGATCGCCTGCTGGCTGCCGTCGAGGACCAGGGCGCCATGCTGCTGGAGCTGGCCGAGACGGTACGCGCCCTGACGGCGCCGAGCCTAGAGCCGCTGCCGGCTAGCGTCGCTGCTGAGATCGACGTGCCCGTTATACGCAAACCGGACGTACCGCTGGTCGCGGTTTCCGCTCCCCCGTCGGATGCAACGCCGGCCAAGCCGCAGCCCACCACGAGCGACCCCGACGAGTACATGCTGCTGCGGCGGTACCTCGACGAGCGCGAGGCCACCTACCAGTCGCTCGCCGCGGACTACGGCCGGTCGCCCAACACCATCACCAAGCTGATCGAGCGCGCGGCCGACCGCCTGGGGGCGACCACCCGCAACGCGCTGCGGAAGGCCGCCCACGGGAAGAAGGGCTACAAGGCCATCGCTCGCCAGCGTGCCGCCCAGCAGCAGCTCGGGCGCACCCAGCCGCCGGGGACGACGGGTGCGCGGTTCAGCACGGTCCCCATCAGCCAGGCGCGAGGGCACTGATGGCCGACCACTTCCACGTCTACGAGATCCAGCGCGACATGCTGGACCGCCGTCAGCTCATCCGGAGCTACAGCGTGACCCACCACGAGCCGGCCGTCAGCCGCCTGCGCGCCATCCTGGGCGCCGGGAAGGCCGTGCTGGTCGAGCCCTGCGACCGGGAACTACTGGTCGGCCAGCAGCCCCACGACTGCCCGGCGACGATGGACGACCGCGCGTTCTAAGAGGAGGAGCCCGTGAGCCCGCGTACCTACCCCCTGGTGGGGGACCGCTTGCCCGAGGGTACCGAGGGCATCGCCGAGATCCGCCGGGTGGTCTTCGACCGCCTGATCGCGCGCAACAGCAACCCCGCCCTGTGGGTTACGCCCGGTGCCTACACCAAGCTCGTCATCGACGGCGAGGTGATGATGAGTGACACTCCGCACGAGGACGCCACCTGTGCCGAGCTGCTGCTCCACGCGCGGGGCAGCGTGCTGATCGCGGGCCTGGGCATCGGGATGGTCCTGCCGCCCGTGCTCGCCAAGCCGACCGTCACGCGCGTGCTGGTGCTGGAGAAGTACGCGGAGGTGATCGCCCTGGTAGCCGCCAGCGTGGCCCACCCGAAGCTGGAGATTCGCCAGGCCGACGTACTGCTCGACCCGGTGCCGACGGAGGAGTTCGACACCGTCTACCTGGACATATGGCCCACGCTCAGCGACCTGAACCTGCCCGAGATGGCCGCCCTCCGGCGGCGGTTCGCGCCCTGCTACCGCACTCGCAAGACCTGGGTCGGCTGCTGGGGCGAGATGCAGTGCCGCGAGTTCAAGGCGGTCAACGCGGCATTCGCCGCCGCCACGGTAGCCGGCGACGAAAAAGGCAAGCACGCGGCGGCCCAGCGCATGATGGCGCTCGGGTTCGACCTGGGCGGCGCGCTAGCCGACCGCGCGGCTGGCCGTCTCTAGCCCGATGGGTTATAATCTAGCGTAGGTACCCGCAGCGGGTACCGCAGCACACGGAGGCACCGATGGACACCCCCGCCCGCGAGCACCCCGTCTGGAGCGACCTCTTACGCGGCGCCGTCGAAGACCCCGGCCGCGCATCGGCAGCTTATTCCAACTTCTGGCCTTACAGCTTCCGCAACCAACTGCTCGCGATGGAGCAGTGCCTGCACCGCGCCCTGCCCATCGGCCCCATCGCCAGCTACCGCGGCTGGCTGGCCCACGGGCGCCAGGTCCGCAAGGGCGAGAAGGCGCTGAGCCTGTGGATGCCGATTCACCGCCGCGGCGAGCCCAAGCCGTCCGACGAGGCGGCCGAGACCGCCCGCGTCCGCTTCGTGTTCCTGAACCGCTGGTTCGTCTACGCCCAGACCGACCGCGCCGACGGGGCTACCGAGGACTGGGCGCCGCTGCCCGTGCCGGGCTGGGACCGTGGACAGGCCCTGTCTGCCCTCCAGGTGCGCGAGGTCGCCTTCGACTCGGTAAACGGGAACGTCCAGGGCTGGAGCGTGCCCGCCGACCGGACGCTGGCGCTGAACCCCGCCGGTACCCACCCCGTCCAGACCACCTTCCACGAGCTAGGCCACATCGTCCTGGACCACGTGCGTGGGCACGACGACGCGGGCACGGCAGAGGTAGAGGCGGAGTGCGTGGCGCTGCTGGCGACGGCGACGCTGACCCCGACGGCTACCGAGGCGCTGGCCGCCTCCCGGCACTACGTGCAGTGGTATATCGCCAAAACCCCGGACGGCCTTACCGAAGAGATGAGCCGTCGCATTATGAGTGCGGCTAACCAGGTACTTGTAGCCGGCAGAGTGCAGGAGAATGCAGGCGATGACCAAGCCGCGTGACGTCGCAGTGCGGCTATTCGCAAGACTACCAGCCATTCCAGCCGCTAGCGGCTGCTGGGAATGGCCCGGCAGGAGAGAGCCGAACGGGTACGGCACCATCAGGAGCAACGCTGGCCCAAAGGTCTACGTGCACCACGTCGCTTACCGCTACCTATTCGGCCCCATTCCGGAGGGCAAGCAAGTGCAGCACGATTGCGATAACAAGATCTGCTGCTTGCACCTTTACGCGGGAACCCAACAGCAAAACATGGACGACATGGTTCAGAGGCAGCGGCACTCAAACCAGCAAAAGACCCACTGCCCGCAAGGACACCCACTCAGCGGCCCTAACCTCGGCACCGGCCCGCGCGGCGCGCGCATGTGTACTGCCTGCCAGCGCGCCGCCGAAGCGCGCTATCGCGCCAAGCGAAGAGCAGCTAGGAGTTGAAGCGATGACCAGGCAGCCTGACCGCAGCGCAGCGAGCATCCAGGCTGCTAACCGGGCGCTAGAACTCCGCGCCCTGCGGCTCGGCCGGCACCTGCTGGGCCTGTGTGAGTCCTGCGGCGCAGAGCCCGTGCCGGGCAGTCGGGCTTGCCCGGCCTGCGCCGCCAAGCAGCAAGAGGAGGAGGCCATGAGCCTGATTCCGACTCCCTTCGCAGACGCGGACTTCGGCGCGCGGTTCCGGGTTGCCTGCCTGACCGTCGCGGCAGCCAACCCCGCCTATACCTTCGCCGCTACGCTGAGCGCCGCGCTGACAGCGCTACTGCCGCCCGCCGCCTACGCCAGCTTCGAAGCCGAGCGCACCTCGATACGTCAGGCGGCGCTGGCCGCGCTGACGCCGCCGCCCTTCCAGCGCGTGGCCAGCCCCGGCGGGTTCTACTGCGGCGGCTGCGCCGAGCACCACACCGACGCCGAAGGCGCTTGGCGCTGCACTTGCGGGAAGATCGTCTGCGAGCCCCACTGCAAGGCCAGCCACCAGTGCCAGCCCAACCAGTTTGTCAGCGAGCGGGAGCGCGAGCGGCTGACCGAGCAAGCCCGGAAAGACGGCTAGGCGATGGCAGAATACGTGGTCGTGGGCAGCAGCCGGCGGCCCCGCGCGCGGCACCTGTGGGCCCATACCCACACGCTAGATGGCCGGGCGCAAGCGCTGTGCGGCGAGGTTGCCCCGCGCGGGGGCTGGCAGATCCTACGCTGGCTGCCGGCTACCGACGCGGGTTGCAAAAGCTGCAAGACCGCGGCGGGGAGGACCAATGGCGCGACGCAAGCGTAGCCCGGCCCCGCCACCCGCCACCCGCCAGCGCCTCTTCGAGGCCGTTATCGGCAGTGTGGATGGCGCGCCCGTACTCTTCGGGCCAGTCCTGTGGGCCGAGCTGTGGACCAGCAGCGCAATCGGCCAGATGGGCGGCGTGCTTGGCATCCCGCCCGGCAAGGTCCTGCGCGTCGAGGCGTGGGTGGTCGATGAGAGCGAGGAGGCCGCCCGCGTCGCCGTCGCGCGCCGGGGGCCGGGGACGGGCGAGGACTTTGACGTGATGCACTTCAATGCCGAGAGGCGACCGAAAGGAGTAGGGCATGCCTGACGAATCCGAGACCATGACCCCCGAAGAGGCCGCGGCGGTGGCCCGCGCCCGCGTCGCCGTGGAGCAGATTCGCGCGATGGTCGGCACGCTGATCCAGGCGCTAGAGGTCGCCGAGAAGGCACTCTCTGAGGTCTGGCGCGAGGGCGCCGAACCCCAGAACCACCGCGTCTACCAGGCCCGCGAGGAGATCAGCGCAGCGCTGACCCTGACGCACAGCCGGGAGAACTGATGCCGAACGGTAACGAGGAGCGCATGAGCACGGGCAAGCCGTTTCCCGATGACCGGAGGCCAGGTCCCTTCGGACCGCGCGACCCCGTGACCGGACTGTACTCCGAAGGGTCTGGAGAGCCCGTGCCCGCGCCGGAGTGGGACGCTATCGGAGTCGGAGTGCTGGTCGGCATCCGCGAGGAGCTAGCCACCCTGAACCTCTCGCTGCGGGCGCTGGTCCAGTTCGCTGCCATCATTGCCCAGGACAGCCCGCAGACGCGGATGCTCACCGCCAAGAGCGCCGTCGCGCGCGCGGCCAAGGAGATCGCCGAGTGGAACGCTGCGAAGGAGCCGCCCGATGCCGCGCCTAACTGACGACACCGTGGTCTGCCGCGTCACTGCCATCTCGCGCACCCGCGTCGACCTGGACTGCGAGCACGGCGCCGACTTCCCCGAGGTCCTGCCCGCCTGGATGGCCGCGCGCCTGGCCCAGCTTACCGTCGGGGAGGAGCAGATCTGCCCCGACTGCGTCGCCCAGGAGATCGCCGCGGGGCAAAGCTGTGCTCCCGCCGATTGACCCGTGGCGGCTCACCTACGCCTACCTGGCCGGCGTCGTCGTCACGCTCGTGCTGTACTACCTGGCCTGGCTACGCCAGGAGGCCCCGCCGAGCCGCCGCGAGGGCGTCAGCACTATGCTGCTAGCAGTAGCCTGGCCGGTGCTAGCCGTCTGGGCGCTGTGGGCCGTCGCACGCTCTGCCATCCGGGGGTATTAATGGCCGAACTGAACGAGCCGACCGCGACCGAAGCTGCCTTCCGCCAGGGCTACCAGGCCGCCGTCGATGAGCTGCGCGGGGAGAGGCGCCTGCTCGACGAGCCCGCGCCGCCACCTAAGCGCAACCTGACCTACGAGCAGCAGCTCAAGATCCGGGTCGAGAAGCTGGAGCGCCTGCTGGGCGAGCGCGACGAGACGATCCGCCGGACGCTTACCCAGGTTGGGCTGGCGCGCGCCGACCGCGTCCGCGCGGTGGGGGACAAGCGGCGGCTGGTGGCCCACATCATCGGGCTCGGCCAGGCACTCAGCCTGGCCGGGCTCGACGTGCCGCCGCTGCCGGAGGAGGAAGACGATGGACTGGAGCGGGGCGATGATCGCCCTGATCGACGAGACGACGCGGGTCTACCGGAAGGGGGCGGCGGTCTCCCGTGATGGGCCGGTGCTGACCGTCGACGACTTCCCGCCGCTGCCGACGGAGCAGCCCGCCACAGAGGCGCTGGTCGACGTGCACTTCATCTGGGTCAGCGTCCGGCGGGCGGCGGCCGAGCAGCGCACCGTAGAGCTGCAAACACTACTGGCGGGCTACCCGGCGCTGGATCGGCTGGCGGCGGGGCCGTCCTACATCGAGCTAGGCGGCGTGCTGGGCGACCAGGGGTACGCGCTGCGGCTGCTGGCGCTGGGCGAAGTGCTGCGCCTGTGGCGGCTGTTCACGCCGGCCAGCTTCGGCATCACCGGCGCGCGAGCCGACGAGATGGCCGGGTCGGGCTACGTCCTGTGTAGCGGGTGGCGGCCATGAGCGAGCCGGACGACGACGCCGCCCGTGCCGCCGCGCACACGGCCTACTGCGCCGCGCTGAGTAGCCGCGCCTGGGCGGCCTACGTCGCCCGGCAGGCCGCCGCGGTCCTGACGGACATTCACCGCGCCCTCCACGAGATCGGCGACGAGATAGCCGCGCACGAGGCCGAGCTAGCAGAGCTGGCCGCAGCATCCCACGAGCTAGAACACCGCCAGGCGGAATGGAAGGCCTTTGCCGCGACGCCTGGCGCTATGCCGGCGGCCGCGCGCGGCACCCGCTTCACGACCCTCTGGGAGGCACTGCCGGACTACTTACGCGAGTGGACGCCGGAAAGCGAGTAGCGCAAGGAGAGAAAAGGGTGATGACCGACAGTACGGCGGTTCGCCAGTGTGATCTGCTAGTTGCGGATGAGCGGTGCGTCCTGGTCCTGGGCCACCGCGGAGACTGCGTCGAGCCGTGGCCAGGCACGGACATGTCCGACGTGATCCGCTATCGGGTACTTGCCGACAGGTACGCTGCGGCGCAGGAGGTAGTCGACGACCAGGCGACGCAACTCGCCGCGCAGCAGGCCACGATCGCTCAGCTCGCCGGCGACCTGGGCTGTGCGGACAGCAGCGCGCGTTGGGTGGGGCGGGGGATGGGCAACGCTCTGATGGCCAACCAGGACCTGCGGACGGCTCGCGACCGGCTGGCCGCGCGGCTCGCCGCAGTAAGCGACCTGGTTGGCGCCGTCGCGCACGCGCTGGCCCTGCACGACACGATCATGGCGGCCACGCCGCCGACTTCGGCGATGTACCACGAGAGCCGCCAGCGGTGGGAGGCGATGCGGACGGCACTGGCAGCAGTGCGGGAGGAGCCGGGTGGATAACACTACACGAGCGCGGCTAGACGAGATAGGGCCATCTCCACAAGGGCGCTATCTCTGGATCGAGGATACCGAGACGCCTGTGGACGAGTTGCGAGCTAGGCTCGCCGCCTACGATGCCCTGCTGGCCGAGCGTGATGACTTGCGCCAGATTATGGGCGAGACCACCTATCTGACCGATGCGCTGGCCGCCCTGCGTACAACGAGTGACCAGCTCGTGGCCGCTGAGGCCGAGCGGGACCGGCTCCAGGCGATCGTCGACGAAGCCCTGCCGCTGGCTGAGCGCCTGGTGCCCGCGGTCGCGGACCTGGAGGCGCGGCTCGCCGCTGCGGAGGGCCGGAATGGCTGACCTCCCGAACGCCCCCCCGACTTACAACGAGGCCGGCCTGCTCTGCCGCTGCCAGGGCGACTGGTTCTGCCGCGCCGGCGAGCTCGCCCAGCGCATCGAGGCTTTGGAGACCGTACTAAACACCACGACCAAGCGAGCCGCGACCTACCAGGCGGCGCTCCAGCGAATCCGCGACGACTATGGCCTGGTCTGCGCGGAGTATGAGCTGTGCACTCACGTCGCCTGCGAGTCCAGCTACGGCGCCTGGGCCACCGCTGACGAGGCACTCCGGCCCAGCGCGGAGCCGCCCCCGTGAGGCGCCGCCGGATCGCGCCCCTGCCGACACTAGAAGACCTGGGGCTCACCCCCGCGGTCCGGCGGCTGGGCGACCAGCTCGTCGAGCGCGGCATCGACCGCGGCGGGCTCGCCGACGAGTACTGCCAGAGCCTGGATTACTTCGCCAAGACGCGGCGGCTCTACTGCCCGCGCTGCGGCGAGCTGCTGTGCGTGGACCTGATGGCCGACGACGACGAGGAGCACTTCCGGGCGAGCTGCGTCGAGTGCAGCTGGCCCGGTCCCTACGAGACCGGCCAGGAGTTCGCGCGGCGGTGGGTTGCCGCCGTGGACGCGCTCCGGCAGCGGCAGCAGACGCAGTAGCGCGCCGGACGGCCCTCGCGGGATCCGGCGCGCTGCCCGCGCGTGGAGGGTCCGATGGACGCAGACCCGCCGGCCCCAGTATAGCCCCAAAAGGGGGTCGCGCATGCCGCCGGAGAGGAGTACACTGGAAGTCCGGCCGCGCCCTGACACGCTGGCATGGCCTGTCCCAGCGGGTTATAATAGGCTAAGGTACCCCCTGATGGTACCGCTTGCGTGGAGGACTAGATGGACAGGCCGCCACGGCGTTCTCGCTCCCGCGCCACCGCCCTCGCAGACCCCTTCGAGAAGCTCCACGAACTCCCCGGCAAGACCAAGCGCGACGGCACTCCCCTCAGCTACCTCAGCGGCGCCCAGGTCGTCCAGCGCCTCAACCGCGTCCTCGGGTTCGACCGCTGGTCCTTCGAGATCATGGAGACGCGCGTCGACCAGGCTGCCGACGAGATCGTCGTGCGCGGGCGGCTGACCGTCTACTGCGGCCGGCGCACCGTCGTCCGCGAGCAGTTCGGCAGCCAGCGCCACAACCGCCTGCGGCAGGACCAGAGCATCATCGATTCGGGGTTCGACCACAAGGGCGCTGCCACGGACGCGCTGAAGAAGTGCGCCACGCTGGTCGGCGTCGGCCTATACCTCTACGGCGCCGAAGCCGACGAGCGCCCGCCGGACTGGGACGCCGCCGAGTGGGAGACGCAAACCACCAGCCACGCCCGCCCCGCCCCGCCCGCACGCCCCGCCGGCGGGTCGCCCCCACAGCGTCAGCAGCCTGCCAGCAGCCCACCAGCAGCCAGCCAGGCGCCCCCGCCCGGCGAGCCGACCGACCGCGAGCGCGAGGCCGCCAGGAAGGCCGCCCAGGCAGTGTACATCTGGGCCAGCAAGTACCAGGGGCTCCAGAAGCCGCGCGTGATGGCCATCCTGGACCTGGAGCCCGACGACCACCTGCACCTGTTCATGCTCCAGCACGGCTACGGCGCCCAGCACGTCATCGCCGCGCTCCAGCAGCAGGCCGACTTCGGGCGCATCGACTGGCCCGCCATCGTCGCGGACCTGGGCGCGGGCTACCTGCGCCGCGTGCAGTAGGGAGCTGCCGTGAAGCAGTGGGAGATCCTCACCGGCGTCGACCGCGAGACTGAGCAGGGCGTGGTCCAGCTCATCGTCAGCGGGGTGCCGAGTCGCCCGGACTACCTGCGCCTGACGCCGGAGGATGCGTCGGCGCTGGGAATGGAGCTGATGCGCGCGGCCGCCTACGCGAAAGCCTCCGGGGGCGGGCAACCCCCGGAGGCTGAGCCAGCGGCCGACATGGAGCCGACCGCGTGATCGCTAGGGATCAGGCCAGGTAACTCCACGAGGTATCTGACCCTAGCATGGAGTCTCGCAACCCCGCCCTATTCTAGCACGGATGGGCGCGGGGTACACCATTGCCGTGCTAGAAAGGGGTTGAGATTGTGGTGCAACTTCGTGAAGAGCCGACGGCCTACCAGACTCAGTGGTACGCCAAAGCCTACCCCAACGGCCCGATGGCTGACCCTCGTCTCGGCAGCGCCTACCGCCTCTACATGCGCCTGCTGGTCTACGCAGACGACAAGCTGACCTGCTACCCGAGTCCGGGTCAGCTTGCCGTCGACCTCCACATCAGCCGCCAGGCCGTTGCCAAGCACCTGGGCGTGCTGGAGCGGTACGGCTACGTAGTGGCCTACCGAACATCCAAGCGCGGCGCGTCCGGCAAGCACGGGCTGACCCCAACCACCTACCGCCTAAGTCCGCCAGACCGTAACCTTGCCCCGCCCGACGCCGCTGCCGCCGGTGCCCGGACCGGCAACCCAGGGTTGCCGGATCAGCCCTCCACCCCAGCAACCCAGGGTTGCAAGGGTAGCAACCCCAGGTTGCCGGATCCGGCAACCCCAGGTTGCGAAACCGGCAACCCAGGGTTACACAAACTAACCCAGGTAACTAACCCATCAAAACTAACCCAGTTAACCAACCCACCGGAAGCGGCTGCGCCGCCGGAGTCGGCGCCCGACGCTGTGGCTGAAGTCTGGGCCCACTTCAAGGCTAAGATCCAGCCGAAGGCGCGGATCTGCCCCACTAAGAAGATCCGTGCTCGCCTAAAGACGTTCTCGGTCGAAGACCTCAAGATCGGCATCGACCACCTGGCGGCCGACTGGTGGTGGATGAGGCGGGGGCCCCCAAGCGACCCTGGGTGCAGTCACATGGGGAGCGACCTCGTATTCCGAGACGATGCTCACAGTGAGCGGTGGTTGATTATGGAGCCCCGCGCGCCGTGGAAAACTGCGAACGGTAGCAGCGGCCACGGCTCCCGGCAGGTCTCCAGGCAAGGCTACGGCCTGGTGGAAGCCGGAGTCCAGGCCATCCTCGCCGGCGAGGCGCTGGGACCAACGGACTTCGCCTTGCCGGCAGATTGGGAGGCGGTGCAGGCCGAAGTGGTCCGGCGCCGGACCGCCCAGCACTAGCGCGTGGAGGTAGTGATGGACAACTACAACCAGCTTGGTGATACGTGCCAGGACCTGCTGGACCACCTGCTGGACACAGCAGAAGACGATACGGAGCGCGCAGAACTCCAGCGGCGTTTCGACGAGGCGGCCGAGGCGCAGCGCCAGCGCAACGTCTGGTGGGAAACCCACCGCAACCCGCCGACTCTCGACGGGCGCGTCCGGCGCCCGGTGTATCGCACGCCGGGTCCGGTCCCGACGGATGCGCCCGCTTACGGCCCGCCGCACGACTGGGGCCACGACGGGACTGAGCTGTGGGACCGCTACCCGGACCTCGACGGCAGCGTGCGCTGGGTGCGCCACCCGGCCAACGCCTACCGCTGCCTGGTCTGCCGCGACACGCGGTACGTGCGCCACGACGCGCCGATGGGCAGCCCCGAGTACGGCCTGGCGTTTCTCTGCCGCTGCCAGACGGAGAACGCTCCTGCGCCTCCCACACCGGCGCAGACCCGGTTCATCAACGCGGGGCTGCGGCCCGAACTCGCGCGCTGCACGCTGGAAAACTTCCTGCGGCGCGACGGCACGAGCCTCGCGCTGAATGCCGTCTATGCGCTCTGCACGGCCCACCGCACCGGCGGAGAGACTCCTCGCTGGCTCATCCTCTACGGCGACACCGGCACCGGCAAGACTCACCTACTCATCGCGGCACTCCAGGAGATGCTAGCGCGCGAGGAGGGCGCCGCCACAACCGCGACAAAGTTCCTGGAGGCCTGTAAGGCAGACCAGTTCGCTTACGAGGGGCAGATCACTCAGCAGGTCATCGACGCTCGCATCTTGCTACTCGACGAGGTAGGGACGCAGAGCAGCGGAGACTGGGGGACGGGAAAGCTCGAGTACGTCCTGAACGAGCGCTACGAGCAGCGAGCCTGGACACTGCTCGGCATGACGATGGCTCGTGACCAGCTGGATGCCTGGTCTGCTCGCCTGGCCTCCCGCTTCGCAGACCGCCGCCTGGCCGTGTCGGCCACCCTGACCTGCACGGACTACCGCCGAGAACGGGGAGCGTCCTGATGCCACAACTTTCGTGGCGCGGTGTGAATATCCAGCCCGCCGACGCCGGCCCGCCGTCCTTCCGCGAGCAGCACCTGCCCGAGTACCGCGTGCGCCTGCTGGACGTGTACGCCGCCTGCGCCGGCTGGCCCCACGCGGCCATCACCCCGCTCTGGCCGCTCGTGACGCTAGCCAGCGAGGCGTTCGAGCACGAGAACCTGGAAGCGTGGCGCGGCACGCTGACGGAGCTAGAAACCCGTGTGGCGGCAGTACCCGCTAACCCCGCGAGTAATCCCCCCGGAGGGGCAGAGATGGCCGCCCAGGCGCAAGGAGGGGCATCTGTGGGAGCGCAGCATGAATAATAGGGCATGGACGGCTCCGGCGCCCGGCGGCTCGGCCGCGGGGAGGCACACCGATGCCCAAGCGGCTGAAGTACCTGCGGGCCTCCGGGCTCCCCCAGAGCACGAAGCCCCGCGGTCGCTTCGCCCTGTTCTTCCACTACCCCAGCCCCACCGACTGGCTGCCGATCGACCGCGCTCAGGCCGAGAGCTGGAACATCATGCTGGTCTGGGACACCTGGCAGGCCGAGTGGCGCTGCGACTTCATCAAGCGCGGGCAGATCGTCTCCGCCCGCGGCGAGACCGTCAGCGAAGCCATCTCCGAGGCCTGGGAGCAGGTGATCGACCTGGTAGAGCACGCCCGTCGCCCCGACTCGCGCTAGGGCGGGCGGTGCTTCGTGGCTGAGCGGCCGCCCGACGCAGCCGAGACCGCGCGCCTGCACCGCCTGCTCGACGCCACCACCGCTGACGCCGAGAAGCTCGCCGACGCCCTCGCTGCCGCCTCGATCAGCGCAGTCGCGGCAGCGGCTGATCGGCACCGCCTGGCCCAGCGCGCCTACCACGACGAGCTGCTGGCGACCGCCGTCGCGCTGTGGGTCAAGCTGCACCCGTCGCTGGGGATCGGTGGCTACTGCGGCGACTGCCTGAACCTGCGCGACGCCTACGTCGCCTGGAGGGAGAACCGCCCATGATGGAGCCCTGGCCCGCCGACGCCGTCCCCGACGCCAAGGCGCATGCCGATGCCCTGAAGGTCCACGGCCAGGTGCAGCGGTACAAGCAGGCTCACGACCGCTCGCTGTTCCTGCTCGGGCGCTGGCTGTCGCTGATGCACGACTACCGCCTGCACGAGCAGCTGGGCTACCCCACCTGGGTCAGCTACCTCGCCGCGCCCGACGTGGGCATCAGCAAGACCAACGCCCAGCGGTACATGGACGTGTCCAAGACCTACCTGGAGACTACCAAGCGCAACGGAGACCTGGCGGTGCCGGGCGACCAGGTGGCGCGCATCGGCCTGATGAAGGCGGACATCATCGGCCCGGTGATTCGCGCGGACCCCGAGCGGGCCGACGACTGGGTGGCGCGCGCGGAGACGCTGACCGTCACCGACCTGCGGCTGGCCGTGCGGGCGGAGCGCGGCGAGGTCGTAACCGCCCTGCAGGAGGCCCAGGAGGAACTGGCGCGCAAGCTGGTCGCCATCTGCTACCACCTGAAGTCCACGCGCGACTGGCGCACCGTCTGCGACGAACTGCTGGCCGCCCTCACGACCGGCCGGGCCTACCTGGCCGAGCTAGACCCCGACCCGCTACCCTAGTGCCAGCTGGACAGCGCGGCCTAGATGGGTTATAGTAGGTACCTCACGTGGGTACCTACCGAGGAGAACCACGTGGAACTACCGCCGGGGGTGCAGCCGTGGGAGTACCTCTCCGAGCCGCTCAGCGAGAAGGTCCTGCAGCGGCAGGGCCACGTCGCGCTGACGGCGCTGGGATTCGAGGTCGACGAGCTGAGCCAGATCCACCCAGCGCTGATGTCGTTGGGCATCCCCGATACCATCGTCATGCAGCCGCGGTGCCCGATCGGCCTGGCCTTTATCGAGTGGAAGAAGCCGCGGCTGATGAAGCCGGGCGCCAAGCCCGGTACCTGGGTCGTGGCCCAGTACCAGACCTTCCGCACATACGAGCAGGAGGCGCGCCACCGCGACTGGACTCGCTGCGGCGTGCGGATCGTCACGGCCGACTCGGTCGACCTGGCGCTCGGCGCGCTGGCCTTCTGGGGTTTCGATATTCCCGCCGAGGCGGTCCGCCGGCCGTTCGATCCCGCGGACCAGGCGCGCTTCTACGACCCGAAAGCAGTCCCGCGCGCGGCCCTCCGCGCTCAGCGCCGCCAGCAGACTCGCCGCGCGCGGACCGCTGCGCAGCGCCAGTCGGCAGCCAGGAGAAGCCTATGAGGTAGTGTGGCGGGGTGCGGCTTGGTGCGCCTTGGTTGGGCGGGCTTAGGTGCGGCGTGGTCCGCTAGGGCGAGGTAGGGTAGGGAGTTCCGCAACCTGCGCGTGGAGGTCACTGATGGCACAGGAACCAGGGACAGCCGTGGAGTATGAGTACGCCGGCCACGCCGGCTACGAGCCCGAAGTGTGTGTTGCCTTCTACCGCGTCACGGACGGCACCGCAGAGCTGACGTTTCGCTGCGGTCGCCCACGGCACCGCTCGCCGTCCGTCCACGAGCACCCGCTGCCGGACGGCGCGCGGCTGGTGTGGCCGAACCCGCCCGCGGAGGCCCGCTGATGGAGGCGCTCAGCGAGTTCGCTACCCTGCTGCGGCGCCACCGCGAGCGACGCGGCTGGTCCTGCAACGAGACCGCGCGCGCGGTCGGCGTCGATCCGAGCTACGTTTCGCGCCTGGAGCGCGCCGAGCGGGAGCCGCCCCGCCGGCGGGTCATCGAGGACCTGGCGCAGGCGCTCCAGCTCACGACGGCAGACCAGGATGCGCTGCTGGTCAGCGCCGGCTTCACCCCCGCCAGCGTCGCGCTGCTCGGCCGCTGGGACCCCACGCTCCAGGCCGTCGCCACCGTGCTTACCGACCGGGCGATCCCCGACGCCGACCAGGCTCGCTTCCGCGTCGTGATCGAGGCGCTGGTGACCGAGTGGCTGGCCCGCCGCCCGGCCGCACTCACCCTGGTCCAGGCGGCGGCGGGCTGATGCGCCGCGAGGAGGGCACATTAAAGGGTTGACAGTGACGCAGCCCTGGGCGACGCTCATCGCCTCGGGCATTAAAAAGACGGAAACGCGGGACTGGGGCACGGTCTACCGGGGCCCGCTCCTGATTCACGCCGCGCAGGGGTTCCCGCGTGAGGCGCAGGACCTCAGCCTGGCGGCACCCTTCCGCGGCCTGCTGCGCGCGGCCGGCTACCCAGTCACGCGCACCAAGCCGCAGCGCCCGCGCGACCTGCTGCCCCGCGGCGCCATCCTGGCCGTCGCCACACTGGCGGACTGCCAGCCGCTCCCGACGCTGGCGGCCGTGCGCGCGGCCAAGACGCGCTGGGGCCGCCAGGAGGTCGCGCTCAGCCTGCTCGCGCCGGGCCGCGTGCTGTGGATCCTCACCGACGTGCACCCGCTGCCCGCGCCGCTGCCCTGGCGCGGGGCGCTGGGGATCTGGCCCGTGAGCCGCGCCGCGCAGGCGCAGATTGCCGAGTGGCTAGAGCATACGGAGCTTGCCGATGGCCAACTGCCCGCCCCCGCTGCCGCCGATTAGGCCCGATACGACGGTGGTCGTGGCCGGCCGCGCCGGCCACCGCGGCACCGGCGGGCGCTACCACCGCACCGAGCTGTGCTGGACGATCCACAAGGGGGCCAAACGGCGGCTGATGACCGCCTTCTTCGCGGCCGAGGCCGGTTACTACCCGTGCCCATACTGCGCCGCCGAGCCGCCCCTGTGCTGCCGCACCGGCGACCATGCCCATCACACGCTTGCGCTGCCGGTGCTGGCGCCGCCCGAGGCGCCCGACTGGGAGCGCGAGCTAGAGCTAGCAGAGGTGGAGCCCGATGGATAACGAGCCCCTGGACCACCAGATCACGCGCCTGGCCGACTGTATCCTGACCCACTTTCCCGAGGAGCCCGGCCGCGGCGGCAGCGAGGGCGCCGTCGATGTGGCGATTCGCCTGCTGACTCGCCTGGCCGACTTCCAGGCCGCCATCCGCGGCATCGTCGCGGAGATCCCGCCGGTGAGGAGCCGCCCGTGATCGAGGTCGCCGTCGTGGCCGTTCTGATCTTCGCCATCCTGCGGACCGCCTACGTGATCCTGCGCCGGACCCTCCCGTGAGGCGCCAGTTTATCGTGGCCGCCATCCTGGTTACGCTCGTACTCCTCGTCCTGATCCTGCTCCAGCGCTGGACGGACGGCGGCCAGCCCCCGCCGACGCCGACCACCATCCCGCTCGTGCCGGAGAGCGCGACCGCCGAGCTCCTCGTGCTCGGCCTGATCGCCGGCTGGGCGCTGCTGAACATCTATGAGCAGTGGCGGAAGCGAGGCGACTCGTGACTGTGCGCATCTGCACCACGACGCAGGTCCGCGCGGACCTGAACGCGCCCACGACGGAGGAGTTCCTGGCCGACCTGGGCCAGCGGACGTCCAGCCGCGAGTGGGCCGTTAGTGCAGTCAACCTGGTTACGCTCGCCGGCTGGTGGAGCATCGGCTGCCAGCACATGCGCGACCTGGCCTGCATGCTCGCCTACGCCGACCACTACAGCCACACCGGCCGCAAGCGGAGGACGCCCGTGGACATCGACGCCCTGGTCCCGCGCTATGTCGAGGTCATCGTGGACCTCGCTACCGCGCACGAGCACACCCGCCGCTCGGCCGCCGACCACGCGGCCGAGGACCTGCTCGGGCCGCTGCTGACCGCGCCCGTTGCTCAGATCCGCGAGTTCGCCCAGCAGCTCAGCAAGGCGCTCCGCGAGGACACGCGGGTCCCCTGGATGATCTGGTCGATGTTCGAGCGGGTGCTGGAGCCGCTGATCGTGAAGGGTGCCGACGGCGAGGTGCTCCAGCTCAAGACGGCGCTGGCCGCCGAGATCGCCGAGCTGGTGGAGGCCGGCCTGGACCGCGAGGAGCTGATCGTGGCGATGGCGGGTGCTCTGCAATGGCGCTCGCCGGAGCGGCTAGAGGCGGTCAAGAAGGGCCTGCAGAAGGGAGGGAAGGCGCGCCTCACCGGCCGCGAGTCCTGCCTGTTCCTGACCGTCACCGACGAGGCCGGCGTCGAGGAGGCGGTCGTCCTGTGACCCACGAGAAGACCGGCTGGGCGCAGCCGATGCGGGGCCGCGTGTTCCACTACTTCGCGAACCGGCGCTCGGTCTGCCGCGCCCGGCACTACCACTACGGGCCGTTCCTGACGGCCAAGCCCCCCAACCGCTGCTGCCACGCCTGCACCGTAACCACGCTGAAGCAGATTCTCGCCGCGCAGGAAAGGAGCTAGCCATGTCCGAATCCGGCCCGCTTATGCCGCCCTCCGAGGAGGAACTCGCTGCCGCCACGTCGCGCCTCGCCGTCGCCAAGGACCGCCTGGACGTGGAGGAGCAGGCCGCCAAGATCGCCCTCCAGCGCCGCACCGACGCCCGCGCCGAGATGAAGAACGCCGTGGCCTCGTGGCGCGAGATGCGCCGCCAGATGAACATCGTCGAGCAGTTCTCCTTGGACCTCGACATCGCCGCCGCCGAGGCGGACGACTCCGGGGCTGACGAATGAGCGCGCTGCTGGGGCTCCTGCTCCTGCTCGGGCAGGTCGTGCCGGATGCCGACGCGGTGCAGCAGATGATCATGCAGGCCGCGGTCCGGCACGGGGCGCAGGTCGCGCGCCTGCTCGCCGTGGCCGAGTGCGAGACGGGCCGCTCCTGGGATCCCTACCGCGTCGGACGCTACGGCGAGCGCGGCGTCGGCCAGTGGCACCCGGCGCGGTCGGCGGCCTGGCGCATGACCAGCTACGCCGAGCGCGACATCTGGATCACTGACCTCTACCGCGACGGGGCCAGCAACGCCACCTGGATCGACATCGACGGGCTGGCCGAGGTCTACGCCACCCAGCCGGAGCCCGTGCTCCGCAACGAGTGGACCTGCTGGAGACCGCTGTGAGCGACTGGCCGATGGCCGCTCTAATCGACTCGCTGACGCCTCGCTACGGCCCGCGCCGCGCCGCCTTCCTGGCCGACCGGCTGAACCCTGGACAGGATCGCTACAGCCACGCGGAGCTACTGGCCCTGGCCGACAAGATTGCCCTGCTCAACGGCTGGGCGACGGTTGACGGCAACACCGTCATCCCGCAACGAGTGGACCTGATGGAGACCGCCGTGGGCGAGTCCGACGCGCTAGCGCTGCCGCCGGGGCTGCCGGCGGAACACTACCTGCTCCTCGGCCGGCTGCTCGCCTACGGAGCGCCCCGCTACGGCTTCGCCGCCGCCTGGGACCTGGCGATGCGCCTGGCGCCCACGCTGCCCGACGCCCAGCACGCCGACCTGACGGCGATGATCCAGGAGCCCCACCTACCCCACTGGCTGTACGACGACGTGGACCGCCTGGCAACGGCCCGGCGCGTCTCCCGCATCGACGCGAGTCCCTGATGGAGGAGCACGATGGCTACGACCAACGGCACAGGCGACCGGAACCAGGTGGGCCGCCCGACCCTGGGGGCGGTGCGCGAGCCCCTGCGCCACAACCTCAGCGACCAGCTCTACGTGGCGGGCCAGATGCTGCTGGACATGAGCCGCAAGGTGGAGCGCCAGGAGGTGGGGGACTACCAGAGCCAGGGCGAGGTGGTCGGCTCGGCCCTGCTGAAGATCGTCCTCTTGCACGGGCAGTTGGGGGCGCTGGACGAGGCCGAGGGCGGCAAGATGCACGGGCGCACCACGCCGACCTTCCCGGACGCGGACCCCGAGGTGACGGACCAGGTGCAGCGCTTCCGCGAGCGGCGAGACTTAGAGCGGACCCAGCGCCGCCAGCGCCCGCCCGAGTTCGACGCCCCGCCCGACTTCAGCGCCGACCCGGAGCCCCCGAGCGACTATCCGTGATCCTGCTCTGGTGGTTCGGCTTCTGGTACCCACCCGGCTATCGCGCGCTCGGGCGCCTGGAAGCCTGGCTCCAGGCGCACCTGCGCTGAGGAGGATCGATGCGCCTACCGCAGACCGCGCGCAACCTGCTCTGGGTGGTGCCCTTCGTGGTGCTCATCCTCGGTACCGTATACCTGGCGGCGACGGTGAAGGTGCCGACCGGCGCCCAGGACGTCCAGCGCCCGCTGCGCTACGGCCCGGAGCTGAATCCGCCGACAGTGATGGACCTCGGCCACGGCATGTACTGCATGAGCTTCTCGGGCGGCAACATCAGCTGTGTGTACGCCCCGGACTGGGTGCGTTAGAGGGGGGAACGGTGCCGATTGCCTACCGCTGCACCTGCGGCCACTGGAGCTGGTCGCACCTGTTCCTAGAACACCCTGGCGTTCCGACGACCTGGCCCTGCCGCGGCGCCGACCGCGCGACCGGCCAGTCCTGCCCCTGCCGCGACCTGGACCCCGCGGAGCGGGTGCTGGTGCCCTGATGGCAGACCGACTCATCAAGCTGCTCGCCGTGGAGTGGGCCTCGAACGGCCTGCCCGGCGACGGATGGACGCTGAGCACCCCGCCGGACCGCGTTCTGAGCTATGACTGGCTCCGAGGCGACCCGGCGACCCGGCGGATAGTCGTCGTGATCGAGCGCGACGGCTGCTACGAGACGGCCGTGCTCGTGGCAAGGCAGGTCTAGCATGGGGCTCCGCTTTCGCTCGGCGCGCGGCTTCACCTGCCCGCGCTGCTGCCGCATCACTCGCCACCCCAAAGACGTAGCCAACGCTTACTGCGGATGTTGCGGCGGGCCTGGTCTGCCGCGCGACTGCGAGCACACTATTCCGTTCCCGAAGGCTGTCCCGGCCCTGCCGCCCCGCCTGCCGAAGGGAGTCTGACCGATGGGGAAGGACCTCAAGTACGGGACCGTTACCACGCAGCACAAGGCGATTCCCGACGATGAGCCGGTGATCCTCCTCCGCGGCCAGGACGTATTCTGCGCTCCGACGGCGCGCGCCTACCTCGCTATCCTGGCCGAGAACGGGATGGCTAATACGCCGCTGGCCGTCGCTATGCGCCGCGCGCTGGTCGCGGTGCAGGTCTGGCAGGCCGAGCACCCGGACCGGCTGAAGATTCCTGACTAGGAGGCGCGTATGGGTAGCCACCTGGGAGCGCTTAAAGTCGCTGCTGCACGGATCGGAGTGAGCATCGAGGACTACGAAACTAACCGGGCTGCTGGTCTCAAGTGGTGCCACGGCTGCGGCGGCTGGCAGCAGCGCGAGGAGTTTAAGATCGACCGGTCACGCGGTGATGGGCTAAGCGCAGTCTGTGCCGTGCTGGTTAACACTACTGCTCGGGCCGGCTACCAGCGTAAGGGTCCTCCGCTCCGAGCCGGGCCGGCTCCGCTGCCGGCCCGCGATGGCGACAAGCGCCAGGCGCGTAAGCGCGTGAACCAGATGGTTCTGGCCGGCCGCCTTGCGCGCCCGAACGACCTGCCCTGCTTTGACTGCGGCCACCGCCGCAGTCTCGGCACCTTCGGTGGGCGGCGCCACGAGTACGATCACTACCTAGGCTACGACGCGCTCCACCATCTGGCAGTGCAGGCGGTCTGTAGTCGCTGCCACCACCGCCGAGCGCGCGACCGCGGAGAGCTGAAAGGGGGCCGCCGCCATGTCTGATAGATCAGGCATCGAGTGGACGCGCGGGAATGACGGCAGCCCCGGCGCCACGTGGACCCCGATTCGCCGGCGGTGGAATCCGGATCGTCCCGCCGGGCACGCTTGCCTGCGTATTAGTCCTGGATGTCAGGAGTGTTACGCCGGTAAGCTCCAACCCCGGTACTATGGCGGGCTCAACTATCCGGTCGCCACTACGGAGTCACTCCAGGCGATGCGCGACCTCGTGACTGACGGCACGCTCTACCTCGATGAGGCGACGCTCACTAAGCCGCTCCACTGGCGCCGCCCCCGTCGCATCTTCGTCTGCTCGATGACCGACCTGTACGGCGAGTGGGTGCCGGCCGCCTGGATCGACCGCATCTGGGCGGTGATGGCCCACTGCCCGCAGCACACCTTCCAGGTGCTCACCAAGCGGCCGAACCGCCTGCGCCTGTGGATGGGCGACGCGCGGGAGTGCGTCCGGGCTACTGCCAAAGCCGACCCGCGTTTCTGGGCCTGGCCGCTGCCGAACGTCTGGCTGGGCGTCTCCATCGAGTCCGATGCCTTCGCCTGGCGCGCGAAGGTCCTGGCCGAGATCCCTGCGGTGATCCGCTTCGTCAGTGCCGAGCCGCTGCTCGGGCCGCTGTTCAAGCTGAGCTACCGCTGGGTGCGCTGCCACGACTGCGACTGGGCGGGGCCGGAGCACGAGATCTACGACTCCCGCCTGGCCTGGACTCCGCACTGCCCCGGCTGCCGCAGCGGCCAAGAACTACGGGCCGAGCCGACCCCGCGCATCCACTGGGTCATCGCCGGCGGCGAGTCCGGCGGCCCGCCCGCGCGCAGCCTGGTCGAGCCCTGCCACTGCACGCTGGCCGCTGGGCGCGGCACGCTCGTGCGCGGTCTCTGCGACCGCTGCCAGGGCACAGGGATGGCCCCGAAGGGCGCTGCTTACGCCTGGGTGCAGAGTATCCAGCAGCAAGCCCAGCGCCAGGGCGCCAGCTTTTTCCTGAAAAGTTGGGGGGGCAGAACCTTTAAGTCCGGCGGGCGCCTCCTGGCTGGCCGCACCTGGGATGCCTACCCGGACGCGGTTCCGGTGTGAGGCGGTTCTTCGTGATCGTCCTGGCCTGGCTGCTGTTCGTAGTTCTGATCGTCGGGTGGTGGGTGGCCTTCCTGCTCTGGCGCGCACATGGAGGGTGATGATGTGACTGAGGCTCCCCAGGGCTCGGTCCAGGCCGAGGGCCAGTACGGTACGGCGGCCGGCGACGAGACCGCCGAGGCGCCCGCGGACTACGCCGCCATCCTAGACGGTATCGCGCTGCGGACCTGGCGGCGCCTGCTGCTCTTCTTCTTGCGGATGCGCGTGGCTCAGCTCACCCTGGCCGGGAGGGCCGATGACGAGGCTGCGGACTAAGCCGACCGGGCACTGGGAGTGGCGGCGCCTGCTGGAGTGGCCGAACGGGCAGCTCTGCGAGAACTTCCCGACGACCGAGCCGGCCGCGCGCGACGACTGCGACCTGGCCTTCGAGCTGGCTTACATCCACGAGCAGCGGGTCACTATCCGCCTCCAGCGCCGCTGGGTAGCCGACTGGGAGACCGTCGACGAGGTCGTCGCCTCCCCGCTGCCCGAAGAAGGAGCGCCCGATGGTCCTCGTGAACTTTCCGGGCTTTGACGGACCGCCCGATCCCGCACGCTGGATCGCCCTGGCCTTCTGCTGGCCGCTCCTGGAGGCGGAGGGCAAGGCGCGCGACGCCTACTGGCGGACGGTGGCCTGGACCAAGAACTGGAGCCCCGACCGGGAGCTGATCGGCCTGGTCGGCGAGGTCGTTTACGCTCTCCAGTTTGGCTGGCCCGGCGCGCTGGTCGACCGGCCGCGCGTGCCCGACGGCGGTCGGGACTTCCGCGACGTGGACGTGAAGGGCGACTCGCACTGGCAGGACCCGCTGCTGAAGCGCGACAAGCGGCAGCCGTTCGGCGCGGGCTGGTACTGCCTGGTGGCGGTCGACCTCGTCGGCCAGCGCGGCTACGTAGTGGGCGAAGCCAGCCGCGCGGCGTTTCGCGCCGCCCCGCTCCGCGACTTCGGCTACGGCCCCGCCCACGTCCTCACGCCGGCGCAGCTCGCCCCCGCCAGCCACCCCGACACGCACCCCGTGGAGGCGCCCTGATGCCCCCCTCCGAAGAAGCCGCCACTCTGATCCGTGCGCTGGCCGAGCAGCTTGCCTGGTTCTGTCGCAAGCCCAAGGATGGCGACGCCAGCCTGCACCTGGGTATTGGCTGGTACTCGCTCTGCGACTTCGTAGCCGATCCGCGCCTGCCGCGCCCGTGCAGCCCGCGCTGCCAAGCCGTGCGAACGGTGCTCCAGCTCGCGGCCGACCGCCTGGGCTGCTCCGTCACTGCCTTTACCCCGCCCGCGCCCCGCCGGCGGGGCGCGCGGTCCTCCGGGGAGGAGGAGTTGCCGTGGACGAGCTGAAGCGCTACTACCTGCACGCTCAGCGCCCGCGCCACCCCTGGTGGAAAGCCGCCCGCGCCGCCGCGGCGACGATCCCGGACTTCGCTCGCGGCCTGGTGGAGTGGCGCCGCATCGACGACGCGCCGATCATTAACGCCGACCTCCGCGAGACTATGGCCTTCTGGGACTGGGCGCGGGCGCTGCCGGGCTGGACCGACAACAGCGGCGGGCCGGTGGGCTACCTGGACCGCCAGGACCCCAACTTTATCCAGGGCACCAGCGCCTTCAACCGCGACAGTTTTGACGCCGCCTACCTCAAGGCGATGGATTCCCTACTATCCCCCAAGGCTTTGTGGCAGATGGGCGTCGCCCTGCTCGTCTCGCCGGTCCCCGATGGCGGCTGGCTCGCGGAGATCGACAACGCGGACCCGGCGCTGCCGACCTCCTGCGCTGCTACTCCAGACGGTGCCGTCCAGGCGCTGATGCTTGCCATCGGCGCGGATGTCCGCCAGCATGGCCGCCAGTTCGACACTGGCCCCGAGGCGCCAAAGGGGTTATAATCTAGCGTAGGTACCCCCGAGAGGTACCGCAGGAAACGGAGGCTCTGATGGACGAGCACCCTGCCCCGCCCCTCCCCTGCGACGCACGGATTCGCGTCGCCAAGTGGTTCCGGCTCCACCGCGCCAGCAAGGTCGCGCGAGTCACCTGCGGGCAGCCCGGCCGCCGCCAGGTCTACGCGGACGGCGACGGCGCCTTCGACGTGGTGCGGTGCCCCGCGCACGCCCTGTTCATCCCCGACGAGGTGCCGTCGTGAGCGAGACCGTCGCCTTCACCGGCGCCCGCAAGGTCCCGCTCGCCGGCGTCGACCTGATCACCGACGTAGTGGGGCGCCTCCCCGCTACCGCCCGCGTGCTACACGGCGGCTGCCTGGGCGTGGACGCCCTGGTCGGCCGCGCCGCCTGGGAGCGCGGCCTGGGAGTCCACACCGTCCTGCCCGGCCTGGACCAGTACACCCACCCCGACTGGGCGCGCTACTGCCACAGCCACGAGCGCCTGGCCGGCGGCTCCGAGTCCTACCGCGCCCGCAACACGCGCCTGGTTGCCCTGGCTGACCGCCTGATCGCCTTCCCCGCCTGGCCCGAGCGGGACGGACGGTCTGTCCGCAGCGGGACGTGGATGTGCGTTCGGATCGCGCGGGCGGCCGGCAAGCCCGTCACCGTCTATCTGCTGTGTGACGTGGCGGCCGACTCGCCCCTGCCGGAGGTGGGCTGATGGCGCGCTGCTCGCGCTGCAAGCTGCCGCTAGTGCCGGGCTTCCCGCTCTGCCCGCACTGCGGCAAGAAGGTGAGTCGCTGATGGACACTCCGCGTACCGATGTCGCGGTTGGCGACGTGATCCAGCTCGACCCCGCGGCGCACGAGGCGTTCGGCGGCTGTCTGCTGATCGTGGAGGAGGTGCGGACCTGGGGCCTGGTTGCCGCGGCGCTGATTCCGCAGGGCGGCGGCCCCGCCCACGCGCCCTACCGCGTCGCCTGGGGCGCCTTCGCGCGGATCGGCCCCGCTGCCTGGCCGCTGAAGGGGGACTGATGCCGCTCGTGATCGAGCAGGTCCAGCGCGGCATGGTACCGCCGCTAGACGCCATGCTGGAGCAGGCCCAGATCGTCCGCATCCAGAACGTCGCCCAGTGGTACTGGGGCCACGACCAGGACTACTGGGAGCTGCACCGGCACTTCCCCAACGTGGCGCCGCCGTGGCCCGTCGCCTGGTACGAGTACCACATGCCCCGCGTGGTCCAGCTCCTCACTGGCCCGGCGCGCGCTACCCCGCTCGGCGTCGGGGTACTGATCAACGCCATCGAGGACCCTGCGGCCTGGTGGGACGCCGAGCACTGGCTGCCCTCCGCCCTCAAGACGCTGATGATGATGACCGCTTACCAGCGCACCGACGACGCGCACCAGGCCATCGACATCGCCGAGCGCGTCTTCCAGGACGACACGGCCACGCTCCGCGCCTGCCCGTCGGACTGGACGCGGGACATGCGCGCCGCGCTCACCGCCCTGCCGGCCTACTGGCGGCGGGTCCAGGCGCGGTGGGTGCTCCAGCTGATCACCTACGTGGAAGACCCCGGCTTTCGCGTGCCGATGCCCTACTACGTGGACTTTATCCCGGTGCGCGCGGACGGCACGATCCCCTACGAGGAGCAGCCGGAAGGCCCGGCCGAGCCGCCGCGGCTGCTGCGCCTGCTGGTCTGCGCAACGCCCGCCAGCGTGGACCTATTCAACCGCCCCGCGCCCTACTTCCACCCCGCGCTGCTAGCTAACTGCTTCGCCCACTGCAAGAATGTCGCGGTTACGGACGGCGCCCCGCCGCCGAAGCTAGCGCGCCGCAACGCGCAGAAGGGCCGGCCGTTCCTGACCTGGAAGGTGCTGGACATCGACCCGATGATGCGCGTGCTGCGCCGCGAGGGCGGCATGGGCGAGCACGGCGAGCGCGCCGCTGCGGCTATGCACATCGTCCGCGGCCACTTCAACACCTACGACGAGAAGCCGCTGTTCGGCAAGTGGCGCGGCACCTGGTTCGTGCCGATGCACACTCGCGGCAGCCCGCGGGCGGGCCTGGCCGCCAAGGACTACGCGGTGAAGGGGAAGTGAGATGACCCGCAAGCGCACCGCCATCGACGACTACATCGACCGGCTGGACGTGAACGTGGTCCAGGAGGAGATCGAGGCTACGCGCAAGCACCTGCGGGCGCTGGCGACGGAGCTGCCGCGCCTGTCCCGCCTGCGCGCGGTGATCGCCTTCGTGGAGCGAGTCAAGGACGAAAACACGACCCTGTACGGCGAGCGCGCGCAGCTCCGCGGCGAGCTGGCCGACGCCCAGGAGCGCCTGGCTGAGGTGCGCCGCCGCTACGAGGTCCAGCGCATTGCCCTGGAGGACTACCGCGACCGGCTGGAGCGCGCGACGGTCGAGCTGGCAGCGGCGGCGGCACCAGACTCTCCGCTGGCGCCCACCGTGGTGCTGGTGAGCCTCCTGCGCGCCGCCCTGGACGACCTCGCGGTGGCTGCCAGCCACGTGCCGCCCGACAACAACCTCGCCGTCGCTCTGCACGTCGCGCGCTCCACGCTGGAGGCGACTCCGCTGCCCGAGGGCGCCCCGCATACCTTCGTGGAGGTGGCCGCGGCGCTCCAGCCACACATCTGCGAGCCGTGCCGCGCCGGTCACCACGCGGACTGCACCGGCAGCGCCGAGCAGGTCTGCCCGTGCTCCGTGCGCCCCTCCGAGTGGGGGGAGCCGGACGGCCCGCACCACTCCCCGCTCCACCCGTAAACTGCGCTGAGAGGAGGCTAGTCATGAGCTACGACGACGAGATCGCCGCGGCCGCGGCGGCTGAGGCTGCCGCGCTAGAGGCCGCCCGGGCGGACTGGCCCCAGCTCTGGACGAATACCCCGGATGCCTATGACGGCTTCGGCACCGAGACCATCGAGACCACCGACCTCTATGTGGACGGCCACGCTGGCGGCGCCTACGACTTCCCGTTCCGCCGCATCCGCTGCGACCCCGCTCACGTCCAGTGGCAGTGCGAGCGTAACAACAGCGGGGCCTACTGGACGCTGGACACCCCGCTGTGGGCTACCTGGCTGATCGAGGGCCGCGTCGCGCCGCCGCCGGAGCGCGCTCCCGGATGACTCGCTGGCATTAGCTGTGCAGATGGGTTATAATCTACTGTAGGTACCCCGCTAAGGTACCGCAGCACACGGAGGCGCCAAGTGACCAAGTCGAAGGGCAAGCGCTGGCGGGTCATCCCCGGCACGCGGACGCCCGCTCCCGCGCCGCTCGCGCCGAAGGCCCCGAAGGCTCCGAAGTTCGCCGCCACCCCCGCTCCGCTGGTCGACCCCGACACCGACCGCGCCATCCGCGCCGCCGAGCAGGAGGCCGACCGCGCCTTCGTTGCCACCATGAAGGGCATCGCCCCGCCGGAGTCGTTCGCCGCCAGCCTGAACTCCCTCTTCGAGGTCGTCGGCCCCGTGATCGCCGCCGGACGCCGCGAGCGCGCCATCGACCTTACGCGCCAGGTCGCCACCATCCGCGAGCAGGCCCGCGAGTTCGAGCGCGAGGGCCGCTTCAACCACGCCGACAAGGCGCTCGCCCGCGCCGCCAAGCTGGAGCGAGACGTCACCGCCGGGAGGTTCTAGCCCGTGTGGACCAGCACGCCGCGCCCCGCGCCCTGCCGCTGGTGCCCCTGCAAGGGGCCGACCGCGCCGCTCCCGTTCTGCTACTGCGCCTGCCACCGCTAGGAGTGGCCCCGCCCCGCAGGATGGGCTATAATCTAGCGTAGGTACCTCGTAAGGGTACCGCAGCACACGGAGGACTATCATGCCAGCACCGCGCACCCCGCTCGCCCTCCTGCCCGAGATGCAGCTCCGCTACGAGGGCCCGCTGTTCAGCGTGACGCCGAGCGCAGACGGTCGCGAGGTCACCATCGCCGCTCGCCCCGACACCGCCCTCGCCCACGCGCCCGCCACCGTCCACGGGTACCTCAAGCCCCACCTGTTCGCGCTCCTGCGGATGGGGTACGCAGCCCGCTCCGAGATCACCGTAGCCGCCGGGCGCCCCTGGATCCGCGCCCTGGTCGTCCGCGAGGCGGGCCGCTAGCGATGAGGATGGACTACAGCCGCGAGACCCCCGTCGTCCTGGAGTGCCGCAACTGCCACTGCCCGACGCAGATCGTCCGCGTCGACGGGCTCAACCGCGCCTACCTGTGGTGCCTGACCTGCCTCTGGTGGGACTGGCCCCGCAACGCCCGCCTTCCCGCGCCGAAGGAGGTCCGTCCGTGACTACCGAGCTGTCCGTCGCCATCTCGCTTACCGAGCGCGAGGCCGCCGCCTTCGCGGGCCTGGACGCGGTCCACCGCGGCTACGCTCAGCTGGCCGCCCGGCAGGCCCTCCGCGCCTACCTGGCGGGCCTGGGCCTGCTGCCGCCCGACACCGCGCTGGCCGTCGGCGACCACGTCACCCTGACCTTCCCCGGCGCTAGCGCACCGGTGGAGCTGCCGGCCGTGGTCACCCGCGTCGACCACCCGCTGGACCGCGCCGAGCGCGGCGGGCTGGTTACTCTGCCCGGCCCGTACACCACTTTCCGCTACACCCTGCCTGACGACCGCAGCAGCGAGATCCCGCTGCTGAACTCCACGCTCAGCACATTCGTCAAGGAGGTCTAGCATGGACTTCTCCGCGGGGCGCTGCCTGATCCTGGTGATCCCGCCCGTCGGCGTGGTGCGCCGGGCGGTCGTGGTCCGGGCGAGCCACACGCGGCCCCTCGGCGACCGCCCCGCCCACCCCGGCCCGTTCACCACCGTCCGCATCACCGCCGGCGCTGGCTGGTCCTACGAGGTGACGCTGCTGGACACTGCGCTCGCGGCGATGGCGCTCCGCGAGGAGGCCGCCTGATGGCCCGCTTCCGCTGCCCCCACGGCCATCCGGGGCCCTTCCAGCTCAACGTCGAGGTGGCCTGCGGCTGGGTCGCCCGCGTGGATACTCTCGGCGAGATCCGCGTCGGCAGCCTGGAGTACGTCGAGCCGAGCGGTGCGGTGTGGGTGCTGTCCTGCCGCGCGCCCGATTGCGACTGGGCGACTGAGCCGACCAGCCGGTTCTCCGTAACCCCGTACCCGCTGGCTCTCGCGGAGGGCGTGTGGGACCTCGTGACCGACCTCGTCACCGACCTGCGGCCTCGCCGCAGGGGCACGCGCCAAGGAGGCACTCGTGAGCGCTGACAACGTATCCGTCCCCATCGTGGTCCCCGCGCCGGTTCTGGAAGGGCTGGAGGCGGTGCGCGCGTCCGGCAAAACCAACATGTTCGACCGCCACGCCGTCGCCCGTCTGGCGATGGACGCCGGCTACTACGCCACCGCCTTGTGGGTCACCGAACACCGCGCCACCTACGCTGCCGGCATCTTTGCCGGCTTTGTCGCAGAAGGAGCCACGCCATGAGCAAGCGCCCCGCCATCCCCACCATCGATGAAGTCGCCGACGTCACCTGCACCATGCTGCGCCAGTGCCACAACTTGGAGCCGATGCTCCACGTTTGCCGCCCCGACCGCGACGAGCTAGTGCTGCTAGCCGACCTGCCCGACACCGCCGACGGGCGTGAGGCCGCCGCCGCCGCCGTCGGCGCGACTGTCGGCGTGAGCGGCCCGATCCGGGCGGTCTACCTGATCCTGGAAGCCTGGGCGGTGGAGAAGACGCAGGAGGAGTACGCCCGTGGCGGCTACGTGCAGCCCCGCCACGACCCCGCACGCCGTGACATCCTGCTGATCTACGGCTGGTACCCCGACGGCCGCCCCATCGAGCGTCGCCAGTTTGCCGTCGCGAAGGACGGTGACAAGGTGACCGGCCTGACCGAGGAGCGCGCCGCCCGCCGCAGCCACGAGGCGCACAACACGCTGCTGGACGGCTTCGTCGCCGGCTACCAGGCCGCCCGCGCTGCCAAGCCCGCGCGTGAGAACTGAGGGAGGCTCCCTGTGGCCGAGAGCCTGTGGTGCGTCCGCTGCGCGCGGGCTATCATCCCCGAGACGGTCTACCGCGACGCGTCGCAGAACTACCCCTACCACGGCAGCTGCCGCGGGCGGGTGCTCGACCTGGAGGGCAGCGACGCGCGCCTTCTGCTCGCCACCGTCCACCTGCACGCGCTGGACCGGGCACTAGCCGAGGCGCGCTACCACGCCGAAGAGCTGCAGGAGCCTGCCATGAACGCTCTGGGGCTGAAGCTGGCGGCCTGTCAGCAGGCTGCCGCGCGCTGGCGCCGCCGCCACGGGCTCGACTGATGAGCCGCGGCGTCGCCAACCCGGCGCAGCCCTTCCGCTGGGCGCTCACCGGCCGGCGGCAGACCTGGCACGCGCTGCTGCCTACTACCGCCGGCACCTATTATGCCGCGCTCTGCGGCTACCGGCCCGGCACCGGCTGGGGCCCGCTGCTGGCCACGCCCCCGCGCCTGCCCCGCCAGCACGCCTGCCTGACCTGCCGCACCTTCGCCCTCCGCCAGGGCAGCCCCGCCTACTGAGAGGAGGCCGCCTGTGTCTGCCCGCCTCGCGCTCCGCTGGGTCCAGCCCGCCCACGGGCGCACCCAGCACCAGGCCTACGCCACCACGACGACCACGCTCTGCGGCCAGCCCATCGCCGCCGACGCCGTCTGGAGCAACCGCGCCCGCGCCCCCTGCGCCGAGTGTCAGGCCCGCGACCCCGAGCGCGCTAGCTACATCGACTACCTGCTGGAATACATCGAGGGCGCTCGCGCCTGCCGCCCCCGCTACTTCAAGACTCACGAGCAGGTGGAGACCTCACCGCGCTTCTTCGACCGCGCCGAGCCGCTGCTCGCCGCCGAGCTGACCCACGGCGACATGGAGATCCGCACCGACCTCACGCCCCGCGACGTGCGCTGGCCGATGGATATGCGCGTGATCACCCGCAGCGACGACGAGGACCTGCCGGACGACGCCCCGCCCGAGGACCACACCGACCTCTGTTTCCTCCGCTTGCGCGGCCTGGACGCCCGCGCCGCCCGCGGCCGGCTGGGCGTGGCCTTGCCCTACCCCATCGAGTTCACCAGCGCCTTCCCCAAGAGCGGCGAGTCCTTCCGGATCCTGTTCGGCCTGGCCGCGCCCGGCCACTGGCGCGACGTAGGCCGCCGCGGTGGCGGGATGACCGTCCGTAGCGTCAGTGCCGACGAGGACCTGATCTACAGCCCGCGCTTCCAGATCTACCTGGGCCTCTGGGCGCTCCGCCCCCGGCAGTGGCGCGTCTACTTCGCCCTCGACGAGCACCCCGGCATCGAGCTGCCGACGGACCCGGTCGGCGCTCGCGCGGCCTTCCGCCTGCGCGACCTGCCCGCGGGCCAGGGCCGCCGCGCCGCGCTGCGCCACTGGGTCACGGAGCACTGGCGCCAGAGCCGCGACGACGCCGCCGAGGAGCGCCTGGTGCGCGAGCACCTGCGCGGCGAGCGCCGCTTCGCCTGGCACGGCCTGCACTGCGAGATCACCCCGTCGCTCGACGACCAGGCGCGGGCCGCGACCGCCGCGGCCGACCGCGCCACCGCGCGCCGCGACGGCACCGACCGTCGCCCGAGGAGGCCCTGATGCCCGAGCGCCACAGCAGCCGCGCCCGCCAGGCCGCTCAACACACCATCACCTGCTCGGCCGAGGACGTCGACCCGTCGCACTATTACGTCGGTCCCGACCTGCCCAGCGACTGGGAGGAGATCTACCAGGCCGCCGAGGACGTGTATGCGTCGGCGATGCGGCACGACCCGCAGCCCCGCCAGCCCGTCACGATCTCCTGGGACGCCTTCGCTGCGCTGCGCCGCGCGCTGGGCGAGCTGTGAGTCCCCGCCGGCGCCCCCGCCTGAAGATCCTCGGGTTCCAGCAGACGCCCGTCTACGGCCCGGCCATCGAGCGCGGCAACGGCACACTCCTGGCAGAGCACGGTCCGCCTACCGGCGAGGTGGTTCTGACCGTCTGGGTCTCGGGCCTGGCGGTCGACGTGACGGCACTCCAGCACGTGCTCAGCCGCCTCGCCGGCCTGCCCGTCCGATGACTGACGAGGAGCCGCGCCCGCCCCGCCTCTGGCGGCAGCTCGCTCTGCCGGATGACCCCGCGGACTGGTTCAGCGAGTCGCTGCCGGACTGTTGGCAGTGCGCCGACTGCGGCTATCAGGGTTCCCTGCTGCTCCTCCAGGCGCACATCGGGTTGATGCCCCGCGGCGCGTGCTACGATAGCGGCTAGCCGCAGCCCGTATCCGGAGGCTCGCGATGGCCGACGCGCCGCCGCTCAGCGACATCCGCATCGTCGGCTACCGCCTCGTGCCTCCGGACCAGCTTCTGGCTAACCCCGCCAACGCGCGCCGCCACCCGAACGTCCAGCGCGAGTCCGTGCGCGCCAGCCTGCGCCAGCTCGGCTGGATCGCGCCCGTCCTCCAGTCCGTCCGCAGCGGCGCTCTGCTCGACGGCCACCTGCGCGTGGAGGAGGCCCTCTCGGCGGCCGTCCCCCTGATCCCCGTCTGCGACGTAGACGTCACGCCGGAGCAGGAGGCGCTCGCCCTCGCCGTCTACGACCCGATCACCAACATGGCCGCCTACGACGCGGAAGCTACCCAGCACCTGCTGGCCTCGGTCCGCACCGACGAGGCGGCCCTGCAAGATATTCTCCTCGACCTGGCCCAGCGGGCGACACCGTCCGCGCGCCCGCCCAAGCCGGTTGTCACGCACTGGAGCGTGATCGTGGACTGCGCCGACGAGACCGGCCAGCGGACACTGCTGCGCCGCCTGGCCCAGGAGGGACTGCGATGTCGAGCCCTGAACAGCTAGCTGACGATGTGCTGCGCGGCGAGGACCTGAGCCATACCTGGGTCGCCGACGGAGAAGACGCCACCGAGGACGCCGCCGCGCTTCCGCTGGAGTGGGTCGCCGTCGCTGCCCTCCAGGACCACCCCCAGAACTACCGCCGCCACCCGCCCGACCAGATCGCCCACATCAAGGAGTCCCTGCGCCTGCACGGCCTCTACCGGAATATCGTCGTCGCCGAGGACGACACTATTCTGGCCGGCCACGGCGTCGTCCGCGCCATCCGCGAGCTGGGCTGGGCGCGCGTGCCCGTCGTCCGCCGCGCCCTCCCGCCCGACCACCCCCTCGCCCTCAAGCTGCTCGCCGGCGACAACGAGATCAGCCACCTCGCCGAGGTCGAGGACCGCAAGCTGACCGAGATGCTTCGCGGTCTCAAGGAGGCCGAGGGCGTGGGCCTGCTGGGCACCGGCTACGACGAGATGATGCTTGCCAACCTGTTGTTCGTCACTCGCCCGGAGAGCGAGATCGCCGACCGCGACGAGGCCGCCCACTGGGTCGGCATGCCGGAGTACGAGCCGGGCGAGCGCCCGCCCCAGCTTATGATCAGCTTCGCTACTGAAGCCGAGAAGATCGCCTTCCTCGTGCAGATCGGCGTGACGAACTACCGCGGCCGCGGCGGGCGTGTCTGGACCTGCTGGTACCCCGACCGTGCCCAGGACGACACGTCGTCGCTTGAGTTCGTGGGGTGACCGCCGTGGCGCTGCCGGTGCTGCGGCGCGACGTGTCGCGGCGACCCGCCGCGGAAGCGAGCGTCCTCGACCTCGGGCTCCGCGCTGCCTGGCTGCGCTTCTTGCGGAGCTGCGCGGATCTGGGCACCGTCGACTGCCAGATCGTCGCAGCCAGCGCGCGGGAGGCCGTCGCGCGCATCCGCCACCGCGCGCCCTCCGCGTTACTGCCCGGCCCGAGCCGGCAGTTGGAGGCCGTCTGGTACGCCAGCATTGCGGCCGGGACGCCCGATTACGGCGTCTATGTCACCGACGCCTACCTGGGCGACCTCTGGGCCTGCTGGGCCTGCGGCTCGCGGGGCTACCTGCGCGAGCTGGCCGCACCGCGCGGGCTGCCGCCGGCGGGGTTCCGTCACCACCTCGGGCCCGCCCGCGTCATCGTAGACCTCGGGTGCGGCACGGGCCTGACCACGGCCGCTCTCTACGAGCTGTTTCCCGCTAGCGTCGTCGTCGGGACGAACCTGCCCGGTACCGTCCAGTGGGCGCTCGCTGCGCAGGCCGCCGCGCAGTACGGGTTTCGGCTGGCGGCCACTCTCGAGACCTGCCCCGCGCCGGCGGACCTGGTGTTCGCTTCCGAGTACTTCGAGCACTGGGAAGCTCCGCTGGACCACCTGGCAGACGTGCTCGCGACGTTGCGCCCGCGCGCCCTGCTGACCGCTAACACGTTTCAGAGCCCCGGCATCGGCCACTTTCCCCGCTATCGCGTGGCCGGCGTCGCGGCATCCGGCCGCGCGACGGCGATCGCCTTCGCCGCGCACCTGCGCGCCGCCGGCTACACGCGCGTGCCGACCCGGTTCTGGAACCAGCGCCCGACGTACTGGCGCCGCTCTCTCGCGCCCGAGGAGTCTTGAGTGGAAGCGCCGACCCTGCCCCGCTACCCCGTCTACATCCCGTCGGTCGGCCGCGCCGCGGCGGACATGAGCCTCACGGCTAACTGCCTGACCCGCGACAGCATCCCCTTCTTCCTGGTGGTCCATCCGGAGGAGGCTGACGCCTACGCAGCGCGGTTCGCCCGCGCGCAGATCCTGGAACTGCCCTTCCCCAAGTGCGGCTACGCCGTGCCCGCGCGCAACTGGATCAAGGCCCACTCGCTCGCAAACGGCGACGCGCGTCACTGGCAGCTCGATGACAACATGCGAATGTTCCGCCGCCGCTACCGCGGCAAGCGCATCCCCGTCAAGGCGGGCATCGCCCTGCGCGCTACCGAAGACTTCGTCGACCGCTACACCAACGTCGCCCTGGCCGCCATCCAGTACACGATGTTCGTGATCGCCAAGATGCCGGCCTTCTACGTCAATGCCCACGTCTACTCCTGCGTCGCCCCCGAGACGCCCGTCCTCTGCGCGGATCTGGTCTGGCGCGCGGCCGGGGAGCTGGCGGTGGGGCAGGAGATCGTGGCCTTCGACGCGGAGCCCGCCCCGGCCGGTCGGGGCGTCAACGCGCGCAGCTACCGCACCGCGACGGTCCAGGCGAACCTGCCCGCGACGAAGCCCTCGTATCGCCTGTGGACCGATGACGGTCCGCCGATCCAGGCTAGCGCCGAACACCCGTGGCTCGTCTGGCGCGCTCCGTTGCGCCAGCGCCACTGGGGCGATGGGATGCCGGGAGACCCGCACGGGCGCGAGGAGCTGGGCTGGGTGCCGACCGCTGACCTGCGTGTCGGCGACCGCCTTGCCTTCCTCGGTGCGCCCTGGGAGCGGGACGAGTCTCACGAGGCTGGCTGGATCAGCGGGCTGTACGACGGCGAGGGCTCCTGCACGGTGCGCCAGCCGCCGGACGGGCGCGGCATCCAGCTCGGCATCGCGCAGGGCGACGGCCCGGTCCTCGACCGCCTGGTGACCGGACTGCGCGCGCGCGGGTATGGCGTCGGCGTCTCTGGCGCGGGCGGGTCGGGCTCGCAGGTCGTACGGACCGCGCGAATCGGCGACGGGTTCCGGGGCGCGCTCCGCTTTGCGGGCGAGTTCGGCCCGACTCGCCTGCTGGCCAAGGCTGCCCAGCTCTGGGAGGGGCGCGGCGTTCGCCAGGGCCAGTCGTACTCGCTGGCGACGATTACCGAGATCGTGCCGCTGGGCGACCAGCTCGTCGCCTCGATCCAGACCTCGACGGGGACATTCATTACAGCCGGCTACCTCACTCACAACTGCACGCTGGTCAACAACAGCATCCCCCACGCCTGGCGCGGGCGCTATAACGACGACACGGACATCACGCTCCAGGTGCTCGCGGACGGCTGGTGCACCGTCGTGCTGAACGCCTTCATGGTCGACAAGATGCGGACGCTGACGATGAAAGGCGGCATGAACGGGGTCTACCAGGGCGACGGCCGCCTGGAGATGGCGCGCTCTCTGGAGCGCGTCTGGCCGGGGGTGGTGACCACGATCCGCCGCTTCAAGCGCCCGCAGCACTGGATCCGGAATCAGTGGCAGCACTTCGACACGCCGCTCCAGTACCGCCCGGACTTCGATCCCACCGCGCTGCCGAAGGTCGACGAGCTGGGGATGGAGCTGCGCGCCGTCCGCGAGGTGCAGAGCGCCCGCCTGCGCGGGCTGCTGGCCGACCGCGAGCCGCCCTCGTGACCGCTGCCCTCCGCTACCCCATCTACATTCCGAGCAAGGAACGCGCGGGTGTGGCTCCCCTGCCCGACCTGCTCGCTGCCGCCGGCGTGCCCTACCGCCTGGCCGTGGACCCGCCGGACGTCGAGGCTTACACGGCCCGCTACGGCGCCGCGGCGGTGTTTCCGCTCCCCCCAGCCGGCGTCGGCTCCATCTTTGCCGCGCGCGACGCGATCCGGGCCGATGCGGCGGCCGGGCCGGCCACTCGCCACTGGCAGCTCGACGACGATATCCGCCAGTTCCTCGCCTGGACCGACGGCCGGCGGCAGCCCTGCGACCCCATCTACGCGCTCGGCGCCGTCGAGGCGTTCGCGGACCGCCACACCAATATCGGAGTGGCCGGCCCGGCGTTCAGCCTGTGGGCCTTCCGCCCCCGCCACGCGCTCCGCGTCAACGGCCCCGTCGTCTGCGCGCTGTTGATTGACAACGCGCTCCCCTGCCGCTTCCGCGGCCCCTGCTCCGAGGACCTGGACTTCAACCTCCAGGCTCTTGCCGCCGGCCACTGCACCGTCGTTCTCCAGACTGTCCAGTTCGTCATCGTGGGGACCATGACCCAGCCTGGCGGTATGCGCCCCGTCTACAGCCGGAGCGACGGCCGCTTGCGCCTCGTGCGGGATCTAGAGCGCCGCTGGCCCGGCGTCGTGACGACGCGCCGCGTCTACGGCGAGCCGCGGCCCCATATCGCCTGGCGGAAGTTCGACACGCCGCTACGCCCCTGCTCGGACGCCTAGGCGTCACGCGCCTCGTTGCCAGCGGCGCTATGGTATGATAACCCGCAAGCCCGCGCCTAGCCGCGCCCCGGAGGCCGCGTGAGCGTCGATACTGCTCCCCACTCCCTACACGCAGAAAAAGCGCCCGAGCAGTCGCCTCAGGATCAGTACACCATCCAGCAGTGCGGTGAGGCCCTCACCGACTCGCTCGGCAACGTCGCCGCCGCCGCCCGCGCCCTCCACTGCGACCGCTCCACCCTCTACGACTACATCCACCGCTACCCCGCTCTCGCCCGCATCACTACCGACGCCCGCGAGGCCCTCATCGACCACGCCGAGTCCGCCCTGCGCGCCGCCGTCCTGGAGAAGCAGGGCTGGGCCGTGTGTTTTACGCTGAAGACGCTCGGCCGCGACCGCGGCTACATCGAGCGCGTCGAGCAGGCCCACACCGGCCCCACCGGCAGCGGCCCCGTGGAGTTCACGATCAACCTCGCCGGCCCCCGCTCGGCGGCCCTGCGCGCCGCCCACGCGGACGACCCCCGCGAGCTGCCGCCGGAGGCGTAAGCCGTGGTCCTCACCGCCCCGCCGTCGGACGACCCGCTCCGCTTCGCCTACCAGCGCCCCTGGGTCTACCCCAAGCAGGAACTAGCGATCTGGAGCGAGGCCCGCTACGCCTGCATCGAGGCCTCGACTAAAAGCGGCAAGGCCCAGCCCCTCGATGCGGCGGTCTGGACCCCGGACGGCCCGCGTCCGATGGGGACTATGGTGCTAGGCCAGCGTGTCCTGACCCCTACCGGCCAGGCCACGCTAGTCGGTATCTACCCGCAGGGGGACCGCGCGATCTACCGCGTCAGCTTCTCTAACGGCGCGGCTACCGAGTGCACGGACGATCACCTCTGGGAGGTCCACGGCCTGCGCCCCGGCCAGCCCGCCGTGCTGACGACTGCTCAGCTCCGGGCGATTCCCGCGCGCCGGCGTCGGAAGCTCTGGGTACCCGTAGCAGAGCCGGTGGAGATGACGCCGCGCCCCGTGCCGATGGACCCCTACTTGCTCGGGGTCCTGCTCGGGGACGGTGGCCTGACCACCGATACTATCCGGTTTGCTACCACGGACCCCGAGATCGTGGACTCTGTCGCGGCTGCTACGGAGCCCTGGTATGAGGTGCGGCACGACGACCGCTGCAACTACCGGGTCGCCACCCGCGTTTCCTACCAGCGCATCCCCCGCGCCGAGCGCCTAGGGGCGGTCCTCCGCGACCTCGACGTGTGGGGCCGCTACGCGCACGAGAAGCACGTCCCCGCGCTCTACCGCTACAACAGCACGGACGTGCGCCTCGCAGTTCTGCAGGGGCTCCTCGATACCGATGGCTGGGTCGACGCGCGCGGCCAGCCCGAGTTCAGCACCAGCTCGCCTACGCTGGCGACCCACGTAGTCGAGCTAGTCGAGAGCCTGGGGGGCCTCGCGCGCATCCGTGAGCAGCCGACCCCCGGCCGCTTAGCCCATCGCGTCCGCGTCACCCACCCCGACGCACCGTCCCTCTTCCGCCTGGCCCGGAAGCGCGCGCGCGCGCGCCCGAAGGTCAAGCACATGCGCCGCACCATCCGGGCGATCACCCTGGTCGCCACGCGCCCGGCGCAGTGCATCCAGCTCGACGATCCCCGCGGCCTCTACCTGACCGACCGCTTTATCGCTACCCATAACACCGTCGGCTGCCTCCTCTGGTTCGCCGAGCAGGCCATGCAGGGCGGCCCCGGCCGCAACTACTGGTGGGTCGCTCCCATCTTCGCCCAGTCGAAGATCGCCTACCGCCGCCTGAAGTTCGGCCTGCCCGCCGACCTCTACCACGCCAACGACGGCGAGATGACGCTCACCCTGCCGAACGGCGCCGTCCTCTGGTTCAAGAGCGGTGAGAAACCAGACTCGCTATATGGCGAGGACGTGTATGCCGCCGTCATAGATGAAGCGTCGCGCGTCCGGGAAGAGTCCTGGCACGCGGTCCGTTCCACCCTTACCGCTACTCAGGGGCCCATCCGCATCATCGGCAACGTGAAGGGCCGCAAGAACTGGGCGTTTCGCCTCGCCCGCCGCGCCGAGGCCGGCGAGCAGAACATGTCCTACCAGAAGATCACTGCTCACGACGCCGCCGCGGCTGGCGTGCTGGATCCCGAGGAGGTGGCCGACGCCGAGCGCCTGCTGCCCCCGGACGTCTACAAGGAGCTGTACCTGGCCGAGGCCAGCGAGGACCAGGGCAACCCCTTCGGCTATGCCGCCATCGCCGCCTGCGTCGGCCCGCTCAGCAGTGCGCTCCCCGTCGTCTGGGGCTGGGACGTGGCCCGCAGCCACGACTTCACCGTCGGCATCGCGCTCGACGCGGAGGGCGCCGTCTGCCACTTCGAGCGCTTCCAGATGCCCTGGCCCGAGACGATCGACACCATCGAGCGCGTCACCCAGGACGTGCCCGCCTGGGTCGACGCCACCGGCATCGGCGATGCCCCGACGCAGGAGCTACAGCGCCGCCGCAGCAACTTCAACGCCTTCCTCTTCACCGGCTCCAGCAAGCAGGCGCTGATGGAGGGGCTCGCTATCGCCATCCAGAGTCGTCGCGTCCGCTACCCCGCGGGCCAGATCAAGACCGAGCTGGACGACTTCGAGTACGTCTATACCCGCACCGGAGTCCGCTACTCCGCGCCAGAGGGCGCGTTCGACGACGCGGTGTGTGCCCTGGCCTTAGCCAACCTTCATCGGCAACAGGCCCTGGAGGGCGGCTGGAGGCTGCTGTGACCCCCGCCGACTTTGCCGCGGCCGTGGTACGCGAGCTGGATGCGCTGCTGCCGGCGTGGTGCCGCCAGTTCTTCCGCCCCGTTGTGCGCCACTTTGCAAACTACCGCCAGGCGGAGCCGGTCTACGTCGTCGGCCTGCGCGCTACGCACGCGATCGAGGTCCCGGTTGGCGGCGTGCTGGCCGCCGCGCAGGCCGTTGCGCTGGAGGACGGCTTTACGCCCGGCCCCTATGGCATCTGGACCACGAATCCCGGCGCCGTCGCCTACCCCGTGGACCCAGACCTGCTCGCTAGTCTTTCCGAAGAGCACGCGGCGCGGTTCGTCACCCATACCGCCCACGCGCTACTCGGCGTGGCCTGGCTCAGCGGCATCCTGCCGCCGCACCGGCCGCAGCCCGCACCGCCGGGGCCGGTGCGGCGGGCGGACTAGGTCTCGAGGGCGGGGAGCGGGAACTGCGTCCCGCAATGGGGGCACTGCACGATTGCGGCTTCTGTGTCCGGCTGGGCATCGTGCTGGCGCTGCATGCCGGCAAACTTCCCAACCGCCCCGCGCCCCTTCACGCCCTGCGAGCCCTTCGGCACTGGGCTAAAGCTGCGAACGACCTGGGCTACCTGCGGGGGACTCGGCGCGGCGGGAGCGCTCTGGCGCACCGCGGCAGCATACACTGCCCTGGCGACCTCTGGCTCACGCGCCACCGGCGCCAACGCGCGAGCGGTCGTGGTGGGCAGCGTCCCCGGCTCCAGCGCCAGGATGCGCTCCATCCGTGCTGCCTGCACTTGCTGGTAGAACCAGGCTTGCTTTTGCTGGAAGCGGTCCAGGCAGTAGGCGCGCCAGCTCTCGTAGCCTAGTGCCTCCCAGCCGCGACCCTCGTACAGCTCAAGGAGTGTTTCGCGGAGGTTGGTGAGCTGCTCCCCAGCTACGGTCATGTGATCTACCACCGCCTTCGTCAGACGCTCAGCAGCCTTCTTGCTGAGTATAGTCGTCGCCACCGCGGTCATTCCCAGCCTCCCTTATACGCGTAGAAACCGTGGCCAGGTTATACGCGTATAAGGGGACGAGCGCTACCCGGCTTGCTGCTGTGCGCCCCATCGCGCATGCTAGCGTGTGGAGGTGGCGCTGATGGCCGACGGCCTGCTCGACCGCCTGGGGGCTAGCCTGCGCGCGCTGGTCAGCCTCTACGGCCCCCGCGCCGACAGAGCAGCGTTCGGACTTTTAACCGGCATCCTGCCCGGCGGGCGCGGCGAGCTGTCTCCCCGCGGCACCAACGAGTACCTGAAAGCCTACTCCGAGTCGCCCTGGCTACGCGCCGTGGTCCAGAAGATCGCCCACGTCGTCGCGACTACCGAGTGGCAGCTCTACGTCGCCAAGGCGCCCCCGGCCGCCCCCGGCGTGACCGGCAAGGTCTATCAGGACCGCGCCTTCCAGCGCGACAGCGACTGGCGCCGCCGTGCCTACCGCCGCAAGGAGCTGGCCAGCACCGGCGACCTTCAGCAGCTCGACACTCACCCCATGCTCGACCTGCTGAACAGTACGAACACCTTCCTCACCGGGCTGATGACCCGCCAGCTCACGCAGATCTACCTGGACCTCGTCGGCGAGGCGTTCTGGGTCAAGGAGCGCAAGACCAAGACCGGCCCGCCCATCGCCGTCTGGCCGATCCCGCCCACCTGGGTCTTCGCCACTCCCACGCCCATCCGTCCCTACTTCGAGGTGCGCTACCGCGGCTGGCAGGTGGAGATCCCCGACACCGAGGTCCTCTGGATGGCCGACCCGAACCCGCTGAACCCCTACGGGCGCGGCGCTGGCATGACCCACGCGCTTGGCGACGAGCTGGACACCGACGAGTACGCCGCGCGCCACACCAAGCTCTGGTTCCAGAACCGCGCCCGGCCGGACGTGCTGATCACCATGGAGGGCGCCAACCCCGCCGAGGTCGCGCGCCTGGAGCAGGACTGGCTGTCTAAGAGCCAGGGCTTCTGGCGGGCGTTCAAGCCGTACTTCCTCAGCGGCAAGGGCAACGTCCAGATCAAGGAGCTGAACCAGACTTTCCAGGACATGCAGCTTATCGAGCTGCGCAAGTTCGAGCGCGACATGGTGATGCAGGTCTACGGGGTTAGCCCCGAGATCATGGGCGTGCTCGCTAACTCGAATAGGGCAACGATCACCGCGGCGGACTACATGTTCGCGCGCTGGGTGGTCACGCCGCGCCTGGAGTTTCAGCGGGCGATCCTCCAGGAGCGCCTGGCGCCGGAGTTCGACGAGCGCCTGATCGTCGACTACGCTAGCCCCATCCAGCGCGACGAAGACCACGAGCTGGCCGTCGCCACCGCCGCGCCCTACGTGCTGACCGTGGACGAGTGGCGCGAGATGCTGCACCTGCCCGCCCTGCCCAAGAAGCAGGGCCAGGTCCACATGGTGCCCAGCACGCTGACCGCGGTGGAGGACATCAGCAGCCACGCGCCGCCGCCGCCGACCATGTTCCCGGCTTCGCCGGGGGGCAGGCTGCCCCCCGGCCAGAAGCCGGGGCTGCTCCCGCCCGGCGAGGCGCCGCCCGCGGACGGCCAGGCGCCCCCCGGCCAGAAGCCGCCCAAGGCCGCGAGCTGGTCTACGCCCGCCGGCACGCTCGCCGCCCAGGCCCAGTGGCGCGGCGTGGCCGGCATGCTCCAGAAGGCCCAGGGCCACGACGGCTTCATGGTTGCCCTGTGGGTGCCTGCCGCCAGCGCCGGCCTGCTCGCCCTGCCCGGCGCCGAGCCGCCCGACCAGCTCCACTGCACGCTGGCCTTCTGCGGCCCCTACCGCCAGGTGCCCGTCGTCCAGCTCGGCGACACGCTGGCGGCGCTGGACGCGCTCGCCGCGGACTGGGCGCCGCTGGACGGCGCGATCGGCGGCTACGGCCAGTTCACCGGCACGGCCGGCCCCGGCGTGGAGGGGGCGCAGGACGTGTTCTACGCCTCGCTCGACGTGCCCGGCCTGGTCGAGCTGCGCCAGGCGGTCGTGACCGTGCTGGTCGCCCACGGCATCCCGCCGCTGGCGAACCACGGCTTCACGCCCCACGTCACGCTGGCCTACCTGCCGCAGGGCACCGCGGCGCCGTCGCCGTCGGTGCAGAACCTGCCGCTCCACTTCGACGCCCTCACGCTGGCGCTCGGCGACACGCACCTGTCGGTCCCGCTCACCGGGCCGCTCTCGGGCGCCATCGTGCCCCTACCGCTACCGCACCCGCAACTCGCCCCAGAGACCCGCGCCGGGCCGTACAGCGTCAAGGAGGCCCATCCCACGATCCCGCCCGCGGAGATCCAGGCGGCGCGAGACTGGTGGCGGCAGGCCGTCGCCCCGACCGCCGGCATTGCCGCGGGCCTGCTAGACGCCGCGCCCGTGGGCGCCCCGCCGGCGGGGCGCCGGACGAACGGCTACGCGGTCACCCGCTTTAACCCGGTGCACGATCCGCATAGCGGTGAGTTCGCTAGCGGTGAAGGCGACGACGGCGGAGCTGCGTCGCCGCGCCCGGCGCTGACCGGTCTCGCGCGGCGCATGGTCGAGGTTGACGTAGCCGGTGACACGCTCCGCGACCTATTCAGCAGCGACCCGGATGCGTCTGCCAATATCGCCGATAACTACAACCTCAACACCGTGACCGATCGCATGCGGGAGCAGGCCGCGCGCCAGGTCCAGGCGCTCAGCCAATGGACGCTTCAGCAGCGCGGCGTGCCGGACCCCGCGACCGTCTGGCGCGCGGGCGAAGTGGGCGCCGAGATTGTCAGTGCCTCGTTGGAGGAGGGCGGCGCGCGGTCCTTCGCTCGCCGTACCGGGATGGACCAAAGCCGCGTCACTGGCTACACTATCCCTCGTGCCGCCATCCTGGTTGACGTGAATGGGGTGAAGGGCAGCCGTCAGCCGTACCCCGGCGAGGCTGAGGTACTGGTCCGCGGCGAGACACTCCGTGCCCCGCCGGCGGGGCGCCGGACGAACGGCCACGCCGTCACTCGCTACTCCGCAGACCAGCCGCGCGAGCCGGCTGGCAGCAGTGCGGGCGGAGAGTGGGCCGGCGCAGCCGGTGGCTTGCCCGCGTTAGCGCCCGCCCCCAGCGACGCCTCGGGGAACTTGCTCCACCCGGCCTACGCCTACATTGCCGCAACCGGCTACGCCGACCGTGACAGCGACATTCAGAGTATTCGCGAGGAGCGCGTCCGCGATGCGACGGCGGCTGACCTGGCCGCTCGCGTGCAGGCCCAGCTCGGCGCGGCGAGTCCCTTCCCCGACGCCGCCGCGGCCTCTGCCTGGCTCCGGCCCCTCCTCGTGGACTGGGGGAATAGCGCGCGCTCGTCCTCAGTCTTGGCCCTCCACGAGGCTGTGCGCCAGAAGTTCGACCTGCCGACCGAGGCAATGCGAGGTATTGACCCGGTCCCGCCGAGCCCGGAGCAGCGCGCCCTGGTCGACGCGATCTACGCGAACACGCAGGCGCACCTGGCTGCGGCGGGCATCACCGAACTGACGCTTGCTCGCGGAGCGCGGGTGCGAGATACCTACCTGCCGTCCGGCTTCCAGTCCGACGCGGATCCCCGCCACGGCGCGCAGCACGTCGATGCTCCCGCGCTGCTCGCCCCCCTGTCCTCCTGGACCGGCAGCGCGCAGATGGCTGGGCAGTTCACTAGCTTCCTGGCGCAGGCGCCCCGCGACGCGTCGATCCCGCGCACGCGCGTCCAGCTCACCGCGACGGTCCCCGCAGCCCGGATCTTCAGCACCGGACGCACGGGGCTGGGTGAACTGCGCGGCACCGAGTTCGTGCTGGTCGGGGGACAGAGCGCGGTGCGCTGGCACGCTTTCGAGTCGGGGGCCGGCTTCGTCTATCGCGCTGCCGCTCTCGCGAGCGGCTTGTCGCCGGTGGACGAGGATGCAGTCAGCGCCGACTGGCTGCGTGTCGCCCTGGACCACCCGGGGCTGGTCGCCCGCGCCTTTAATCCCGACCAGCCCCGCGACGACCACGGCCAGTGGACCAGCGACGGCGGCGTAGCGACTCTGCCAACGCCCTCCGGCAGCGGCCCCTCCCCGACGCAGATGGCCAGCGAGCTGCAGGGCCACGATAGCCTCGCCAAGTACACCCGCCCGGACGGCACGCTGGAGCCCGCGCGCCAGGCCCTCCACGACGCGATCGTCGCCCGCGCTCTCGTCGGCGTCCCCAGCCAGGCCCACCCCACCGCCTACCT